TGGATGCTTTTCTTCCCATAGTTTAATGCTCCTTTTGATTTGATGAGAACAGTATACTACAGAAAAGAAATATAGTCCATTTATTTAAAAACTTTTGTAGTAGATTGTGGCGATGAACATGTTTGGAGAATTGGTTTTGAATCAGAATTCGAACTATTAGACGAATTGACAGCAGCGGAAGCAACTAAGATTTTAGGCGAAATTTGTTGCGAACATAAATGCCTTAATGGATGTCCTATTGGTAAAGTAAAAGGGAAGATAACGTGTCAAGATTTCCGAAAAGATAAACCTGAACAAGTTATTGAAATCCTTAAACAGTGGAAGAAAGACCATGAGAAAAAAGAAATAGAGACTGAAATCGTAGACCTTATTCGAGTTATGAAAGAAGTATATGATGACGAAACATGTATATATGCTTATGAAATTGACGTAAATAAGGAAGACATTAACGAGAAAATGAAAGAGTTGGTAAAAAAGTATTCTAACGAACAAAACGGAAAAATTTACGCCAAATATGAGCGTATTTGTAGAGTAATACGAGCATGAAATGTCGATTTCAATTGAGTGATGATATAACAGTGTAGTTTAAATAGTTATCTACCATGTGAGCCTAATAGCAGCATCTCAAGGATAGAACAGCCATCAACAGAAAGGATTAAAAATAAATGTGTGATTTTTGCAATAAAATATACAATGAAGATGAATTGAACAGTCAATATTGCCGTGAAGTATGTGATTGTATTACATATGATGAAAATAACAATAATTATAACTTTTGGCACGAGTGTGATGATGATTATTACACTGGCAATATTATGGAAATTAAGTACTGTCCTGTATGTGGAAGGAAATTATGAAAATTATTGTAGATGAGATGCCAAGATGTGCAAGTGAATGTCCTTTATCAAGAATGGAATGTGGTAGCGATTGGTTTTGTAGCAAATATAGATCTGAGTGTAATGTAGATATGTGTGATTTGCTGAAGCCAATTACAGATTACGTTTTCGAGGACTATATTGCAGAGAATATTGTTAAGAGAATTCCATTGACAGATATTGGAAAGCGTTGAAATCACTCTTTCATTTGGAAAATTTAAGGAGATAATAATATGATTGGTATGCACGAAGATTATAATTATCACGATATTTTCAAAGAATATGCAGAAAATATTTCGGGAAAATGGTTTAAAGAAAACTATCTTCAGATTGTTGGAACTAAAACTGTAGATGATTATATGTATGTAAAAGGATTTGATGGTGGATTTCCACATGCAAGTGCTTATGTAAAAATTGACATGAAAGAGAATAAGATTGTTAATTATTATGATGCACATAACTGTCCTGCTAAAGTAAAGGATGGGATATATGAATAAGGTAATTTTATTAGTGTTTTGTCATTTGGTTGGTGATTATGTTTTACAAAATGATTTTATTGCAAAGACCAAAGGAAGTAATTGGTATCATTTGTTCGTACATTGTGCGTTGTATTGTTTACCATTTTACCTTGCCTTTGGATTAACCTGGCAGCTTGGAGTTGTTTTTTTGACACACTGTATTATTGATCCGCTAAAGGCGAGATATCAAAAAATATCATATGTAACTGATCAAGTTTTGCATTATTTGGTATCATTCGTTTATTTTTTGTAAAAACAGGAACGAGGTGAGTAAAGCTATGAAACCTGATAGATTTACAATTACAACTAAAAAATTAGATTTTATGAAACTAAATGAAAAGATTCACACTTATAAACTTGAGAACGGATATAAACCATATTTGTTTATGAATGAAGATACAATTGACGAATTAGTAAACATAATTGGACTTTCTTGTGACGGATTAGCAGGTGTTCAGTCAAATGGTTTGTGCGGAATGTATTGTGCGATGAAGACTTTTTGTGATAATACAATGCAATTTGGTGAAGTAGAAATGAGGTGAGAACATGAGAATTTTGACAAAAGAACAATTGTTAAAAGAGCCTAGTGGAACCGTATATGCAGAGTATGTATCTGAATTTATAAATGAAAATTTGCATATTAAAGTTGGAAATAATTGCAATTTAAATATAATTCCAACACATAATTATAGCACAGAAAAAGATGTAAACAGACAAACTAATTGGTCTACTGATGATTTGAATATTATTGCAGACTATGACAAGAATCAATTATTTGCAGTATTCAATAAATCAGAAGTAATGAAAATGATAAATTGTTTATCATGGGCTTTATCTGGATGTGATGGTTATTTTGATATGGATGAAGTGTATTGTGAAAATGGAGTAGTATATAGAGATCCAGAATGGATGCCATACGATTGAGAGGTGAAAATTATGCATTATAAAACACCGTATATAACATGTTTTATTGATAAGTATACAGTTCCAATCAATCATGATATCGATTTAGACAGCATAAAAATTTACAAAAGAAACAAAGATAGAACATTAGGTGAAATGGTTTATAACTTTAAAATAGATTGTAATTCTACGCCAGCAACAATTTTTGTTGAAGATTCTTTTGGACAAGAATATTTTTTAAAATATTGTTATTTGACAGAATGTACGTCATTCAAAAAAAAATAAAATTAAACTTATAATAGCAAATGGTTATGCAGTTCTTCGTTATGAAGATTTCATTAGAGAAGGGCATAGAATTGATTATGATGATTGGATTAATCTCCTGAAATATCTCGGATATGAAGTAGAATATAAAGAGATTTCTGATGAAGAGATGGAGGAAATGATAAGAGGCGAAATTATTGATTAAGATCGTTCTTGTTTGAGTGAATGTCTAGAAGATTTCTGTTTTAAAGAATGGATGTGAATTATGAAAATAACAAAAACAGCAAAAGAATGTTTGGTAGAAGATCAGATAAGAAAAGCTGCATTAGTAGGATGCGATAAATGTCCGTGTTGCGGAGAAGATAAAAGTGCAATATCTTATTACAAAAATGGTATAACAAATAAAGGAATAATTTCTGGTACTTGTAAAAATTGGTATGGGAAGAAACATGAAACAGACAGAGGAATATTATATTATTTATTTAAGCCAGAAAAGTATAGGTATTATCAAATAGATTGCTTTTCTTGTTTGACATGTGGAGCAGAATGGGAAAGCGATCCATATACTTATGACAAATAAGGAGAAAATAAAAGATGGATAATAAAACAATTGTAGAAGTATTATCTCGTTTGATTGGATATACAGAACCGACAGGAGATTCAGCTATTGATAAAATAAGGGCTGATAATAATTCTGCACTGATTTATGTAACATATCAATGTATTGAAACATTGATTGAAAATGCTGAGAATAGAAATAGCGGTTTTGCTTCAGTAGAAAGAATTGGAAAATATTCATATGATGCATTAAATAATATTGTAGATATGATTACAGACTCAGGAATGAAAGGGGAATAATAATGACATTTGAGACAAGCAAAAGATTAGATAATTGGTGCAAAAGACATCAAAAAAATGGTTGTGTGTCACATGCAACAGCCGGTGAACAGTTTGTATATAAATTCTTGCCAAGTGGTATTGTAGAATGCCAGACCGTCAAATGCTTATGCTGTGGCAAAGAATTCACGGATTATGTGGAGTAAGAAGGAAAATAAAAATGGACAGAAGTTTTATTGGTAATCTTAATGAGGTAGAAATACGACACGCAAAAAAGGGTTGTATGTGTAAGGTATGTGACAGAGAACTAAATGATGATATTGTCGTCTACATGGGCAACTATATCATATATGCATTCCTTGTTGGAGGAAGATTAACGCATTAGTCGAAGAAGAGTTAGATAATCTAGGAGGTAAAAATATTGGCGGTAAGCAATGATTCTTATTATAAACCAGACGAAGCCTTGCATGAATTACAGATGCAGGAAACTATTATGAAAGCATTGGTTGATGTACAAGTAGTGTTGCGAATTCTAGTGGACAAAGAAATTGTAACTCGTGAAGAGGTGCAAAAATATAGGAATGAAGTAGGCAATAGTCCAAAGTATAAGCCCGTACTAGATGATATTCAGAGACAGAAAAGAGGATTCCAGGCTGCAAAAGATAATCCACAAGAATATCTGAAAGCTATCTTCAATGCAAAGATGAATGGAGATATCAAATAGTAATTTTAAAATAACTTCTTAGAGCGTTTCTGCTCGAAATTTCCAATTGGACAAGAGAATAATATATTAGATGGTTGCAAACATCTAGTTATGAAATTGAATTTTCATTAGATTAAAGCAAGGAGTATGAGATTTGAACATTGAAGAATTGGTTGAATATGAAGTAAAGATTGATAATAAAAATAGTGGAACCACAAAGAAATGTCCGATGTGCGGAAAGCCTATGGTTAGAGAATGTGTATTAGAGAATGATAAGTTTGTATATAAGGAAAGATGTTGCAATCTTTTCTGTAGAAGATATACTCCATATTTTAATGGAGAATAAAAAGATAAATACGGTGAAAAGAACTGAAAGCCTGAGATGGTGAAAAGGTAAAGGTGAAGGCTGGAATTAAAGCGTCAGTCAACCGATGAACGTATGAGTTGAACCTGTATATACAGAATATAATACTCAGGAACATACCGCAATCCTACATATGAGGAATAAGAATGCTCTCATGAAGTACAGAAATGAATGTGCTTCTAATCATGAAATTAATTTTTCATTTGATTTTTTAAAATTCACTTGAAAATCAATGAAAAATTAAATAGGAAAGGATAAAACATAGTCTCATGAGTAAGCTGCGCAGCACTTGTGGTACATAACATGTGTGATATGCATTTATTGCATGAAGAACAATATAAGATTGCAATAATAGATGCTGATTTAATTGGTAAGAAAAATCATAGATTTCCTAACTTGGCATGTATGAAGATCTCCGGTTATTGGAAGGATAAAAATGCTAATGTTGAATTAAAGACGGATTATGAAAATCTTGAGTATTATGACAAAGTTTACATATCAAAAGTTTTTACAGACACACCAATAGATGAAAGTATTTTAAAGTTAGAAAACGTTGAGTATGGTGGAACTGGTTTTTATTATGACAAAGCCCCAAGACTTTCAGAAGAAATAGAACATCATATGCCTGATTATCATTTATATGATGATTGGGTAAATGAACAGTTGGAGAATGGTGTATCTAAGACAAACCTAAAATATTATACAGATTATAGTATTGGTTTTACAACAAGAGGATGCTTTAGACAATGTGAATTTTGTGTAAATAAAAATTATAAAAAGTAGAATGTCATAGTCCATTATCAGAATTTGTTGATCCAACAAGAAAGAAGATTTGTCTATTGGATGACAATATTCTTGGGAGTCCGTGTTGGAAAGAAATATTTACAGAACTTCAAGCGACTAAAAAACCGTTTCAATACAAACAAGGTATGGACGAGAGATTGCTTACAGATGAAAAATGCGAAGTGTTATTTAACAGTAAATATGATGGAGATTATATATTCGCATTTGATAATGTAGCAGATTATGATTTGATACATAAGAAGTTACGATTGTTAAGAAAATATACCGAGAAAGCTCCAAAGTTTTATGTATTTTGTGGATTTGACAGAAATGATAAATGGGACGATGAGTTTTGGAAACAAGATATTTTTGATATGTTCAAGAGAATTGAATTACTTATGAGATATCGTTGTCTTCCTTATATAATGCGATTCAACAGATATATAGAATCACCTTATCAAGGAGTGTATAAGACAGTTGCAGCTTGGTGCAATCAACCAAGTTTCTTCAAAAAGAAAAGTTTGAGAGAATTCGGTATTGAAAGTTTAAAAGAACAAAAAGCAAGAAATAGATATATTACGGAATTTGAAAAAGAATTTCCTGAGTTTCAAAAGTATATGGACATGAAATGGAAGTAGAGAATAAATAAACATATGAAATTTTGGTTTCATTTATCTTTACTATTATAATCAAAATAAGGTAATACACTGAGGAATCGACTATGGAAGAAATTATTGAAAAATTAAAAGAATGGGTCAATAAAAACTATGATCCATATGCATGTGGATTTACACCACAGCGTTCAGAAGGAAATTATTATGATTGTTTCTTTGATGGAGAATCTTGTGGCACATCGTATGCTGCATATGAAGTAGGACAAATCTTAGGTTTGGAGCTTGCTCCACCAGAAGATGACGGAGAGAATAATGAATATTAATTATTGCATGAATGAGCGTGTATGTGGTGGGATTACCATAGTAGACCCAAAATCAAAGAAAAAAATAGGTTTCTTTGATGACATACAAGAGATCAATATAACACGAAATACAGTCGAACAATGTCATGATTATATAAGATATAAACCAATCATTACAAAAGATGAAAGAATTCTTTCGTTTTCAGCAAATACATCAAAGATTAATCCAACAATTCTTGGTGCTGATTTTTCTAAGACGCCAGATCAAGTTAATATTTTGTATGTCAAGAAAATCCAAGCAAGAAAACATCATAAGAAGAGAATTAATAAAAAATGGCTTAAACGTTATGGGTATAAAGAGCAGTTATTCAATTTAGGACGATGGAATTGTAAATCAACTGATCAATTTGGTGAAGAATATAAATTTACAAGAAAGGTAATAGACGATGCTAATTCCGACAGTACCAGCAAAAGAATTTGAAAAATTCGGATTTAAAAAATGTAAAGGAATGCCAAAAGATACAGAGTGTTATTATCTTTGTGTAGCACGAGGGTCTAAGATGCTATTTGCTAGTAATATATATTTTGGAGTAAATGATTGGATAAAGGACGATCAAAGAATTCATAAAAATGCCAATTGCAGATATAGCGATAAAAGAGATTATCTTGATATTGTTTATGAATTAATTAAAGAAGGTATGTTAAAAAGCAGTTTTTATAAGAGGTAAAATCTATGAAAAACAAATTACTAATATTTTTGTGTGTCAGTATTTTACTATCATTTTCAGGATGTAGAGTAGAATCAGCACAAGCAAATGTAAAAACGAACGATACTGTAACAGTAAAATCTCTTGGAACCGATAATTTAATTAACATTGGTGGATATTTATATTATGATAGTACAACAAAAATCGTGTATTTTTGGAACGGATCAATTGGATATGGTCGAGCTTCAACAACACCATCACCATATTTTGCGCCAAATGGTCTTCCATATAAGTATGAACCAGAAACAAATACATTTGTAGAAATCACAGAATAGTCGAGAGGAAAGAAAATATGAGAGATCCAAATAGATTATATAATTTTTATAATGAAGTAACAAGATTACACATGACATATAGACCAGATTGGAGAATTGGTCAATTTTGGGATATTTTTAAAAAATGGCTGGATGGATGTAAACATATTGATATTTATTATCTGGAAGACAATGAATTGCTTGAATATTTAAAAGAAATGTGTGGGGAGAAATCGGTAAATGGATAAGATCAAACGAATGAAAGAACTGATTCATGATCTGAATAGGGCATCAGATTCTTATTATGGATCAGGAACAACACTTATGAGTGACGCCGAATTTGATTCAAAGTTACTTGAATTAAAGCAATTGGAAGAAGAAGCAAATACAGTATTTCCGAACAGCCCAGTCAATAGAGTTGGTGGAGCAGTACTAAAATCACTTATCAAAGTAAAACATGAGACTCCTATGTTAAGTCTTGACAAATGCCACTCTGTAGAAGAAATCAAAAAATTTGCAGCAGGACACGATATTGTAGCTTCTATTAAACTTGATGGTATTAGTTGTAGATTGATTTACCAAGATGGTGAATTAATCGGGGCGGAATCTCGTGGCAATGGTACAGAAGGAAATGATATTTTACAGCATGTAAAACAGTTTATGAATGTTCCACTACGTATTAATAAAAAGGGCAAATATGTTATCGATGGTGAAGCTTTAATCAAGCTTGATGACTTTGAAGAGATCAATAAAAACGGAGAATATAAAAATAGCCGTAATCTTACTGCAGGAACACTTTCAAGTTTGGATACATCGGTCGTCAAAGACAGAAAACTAAGTTGGTATGCCTGGGAAGTGGTAGAAGAAGTTGATCCTATTCTAGCAATTAGCAATAACGATTATGAAGCACATGATAGTTTTTATTTCAGATTACTTGAAGCAGGGAAGCTAGGGTTTAGTATTGTTCCGTGTGAAGTATTAGGTTTAAAGTATTATCAAAATGAAGAGCTACAATGTAAAATTGATAATTTTATTAGTCTTGCTGCAGAAAAGCACCTTCCACAAGATGGGGTTGTATTTAAATTTGAAGATGTAGAATACGGTAAGTCTCTTGGTAGTACAGAACACCACAACAGGAATGGTATCGCATTTAAAGTAAAAAACGATTCCGTAGAAACTACATTGAAAGATATCGAATTCACAATGGGTAAGACGGGTATTCTAACACCGACTGCAGTATTTGAACCTGTGGAAACTGAAGGGAGTACTGTAGAGAGAGCTTCTTTACATAATATTTCTGTCATGCGAGAACTAATGCCTCGTCCATTCAGAGGACAAAGAATTGGCGTATTTAAAGCCAATCTTATAATTCCCCAATTGCGTTGGGCAGAAGAGTTCATTTCAGATGGATTTGAAAAGGATATGGAAAAATCTTTTATTCATATTCCTGATAAATGTCCAGTATGCGGCGAACCAACTAAAATCATTAAAGAAAACGATTCAGAAGTTCTATGGTGTACAAACCCTGAATGTAAGGGCAAATTACTTGGCAAACTAACTCATGCAGTTAGTAGAAACACACTGAATATTGATGGTTTATCTGAAGCGACAATTCAAAAATTCATTTCTCTAGGATGGTTAAATTCTATCCAAGACATCTATTATCTCACCAAGTACGAAAAACAAATGAAAAATCTTGATGGTTTCGGTTCGAAATCAGTTTCCAAACTATTTGATTCAATTGAAAAGAGCAGAAATACCACACTGGATAGATTTTTATATGCATTATCAATTCCTCTTGTTGGCAAAACAGCAAGTAAAGTTATTGCCGAGGCGGAAGATTATCAATTCGAAAGTTTTGTACGAGATATGACGCATCCAGGTGCAAAATTCTTTTCTCATATTCCTGGCATTGGAGATTCTATTATTAATTCACTTGATGAATATTTCAATAGAGAATGTAGTAACGTGTGGGAACTTGGTAAAGAATTTACATTCGAAACGCCAAAGAAAGTATCTCTCAAAACAAGTAGCGGAAAAGATTTGACGGGACAAACATTTGTTGTTACCGGTAGTTTGAAACATTTCGAGAATCGAGATGCACTCAAAGAGAAGATTGAATCTCTAGGTGGAAAAGTATCTGGATCGATTTCGAAGAAGGTTACTGCATTGATCAATAATGATGTTAATTCTACGTCAAGTAAAAATACGAAAGCAAAGAGCCTTGGTGTAAAAATTATGAGTGAAGATGAATTCCTAGAATACATCAGCTAAGAAAGAAGGTGAAAAATATGAATGATCATAAAATTAGAATCTGTCTTAGAACAGTAAACAACGCTAGTCTATTCGTTGCCAAGTGTGGAGAATATAAAGATTGGGATATCAATTATATTCACGGAAGACTTGTTCTTGATGCTAAATCTCTGATGGGCGTACTAAGCGTTGCGATTGACGCACCTGCGTATGTAGAGATTTTAACAGATGATGAAAAAGTGCTTGATAATTTTAAAAATGATATGACATTATGGGAGGTATAAAAATGGGAACAATTACAATTTTACCAGAAACACCAAAAGATCCACTTGCACTAATTGGCAGAAGGGCTGGGATCTGCTGGAATGCTGATATTATCAATGAAGAAAAAAATATCAAACGAGGCATTGACTGTATTAAATCAGGACATGGAAGAACACTTGAATTTGTAGATGTTCATATGATTATTGATGGATTTTCTGCGAGGGTTATGCGCGAATATTATCGTCATGTCGGCGGTATGACACCATATTTACAGGCATCTACTAGATATATCAATTATAAAGACTTTGATATTATTGTACCAAAATCAGTCAAAAAAGATACAGATGCTTTGGTTGAATTTAACGCAACTACTCGTCAGCTTAGAGATTCACTCGTCAAGCTTCAAAATATGGGGATACCAAATGAGGATGCAGCAAATCTTCTTCCACTTGGTATGACGACAAAATGTGTAGAAAAACGTAATCTTAGAAATCTGATGGATATGAGCCATGTAAGAAAATGTAGTCGTGCATATTGGGAATTTAGACAAGAACTATTTCCTACCATTGAGAATGCATTAAAAGATTATTCTGAACAGTGGGTATGGATTGTTGATGAACTATTTAAACCAAAATGTGAGGTAATGGGATATTGCGATGAAACAAAATCATGTGGAAGAAAACCAAAACGAGAGGAGTGATTCCTTTTGCACACACTATATTGTATCCTTGGTAGAACTTCTTCTGGCAAGTCCTCTATTACCAAAGAAGCTGCTAAGAAATTAAATATGACGGTTCTTAAGTCTTATACAACCAGATCGATGCGACCAGGCGAAACAGTTGATAATTCAGATCATATTTTTATTTCACCTAATGACGTTGAAAAATATAAACCAAACATGGTGGCATATACAGATCGAGTTGGATATTGCAGTTTTGCAACAAAAGAGCAAATCTTAAATTCTAATTTCTATATCATTGATCCAGTCGGATTATATACTCTTAAACTCAAAACAAGAGATATAGATGTCCGTCTAGTATCTATCTATGTTACAACCCCATATACAACTGCAGAAGAACGTGCAAAGAAACGTGGTGACTATGATTCATGGAAACAGAACTATGCTGCAGAAAATGATTCGTTCAGCAATTTTGAAAAATCTAATCTAATTGATTATCGTATTCTCAATGACAGGTCATTGGAAACTTCTGTAGAAAAAATGATAAACATTATTCGAAAGGATTGGAATAAAAGCAATGTATAGACCAGATATTAAAACGATCTATATTGACTTCGATAATACGCTAGTGGACACGATCAAAACGATTGTGTCCCTATACAACGAAGACTTTGAATATTATAAGAAATTCCATCATGTTAATTGGTGGGAGATTGATTCATATGATTTTAAGGAATTAACCTGTACATCTAAGGAATACATTAATACATACTTTAACACACCACGATTCTTTTATGAACTGGAATTTATGCCAGATGCACATGAAATTATTGATGAACTTGGAAAAGTATATCAGGTAAAAATTGTTAGCATGGGTTATTCTCCAAACTTAAAACAAAAAGAACAGTGAATTAATCAGTATCTTTTCTATCCAGAATTTATTGGTGTAAATATGAAAAAATACAAAGATAAATCACATATAGATATGAGCGATGGCATTCTTATTGATGATTCGGTACATATGTTAGAAACAAGTAATGCTCAAGAAAAATATTGTTTTGGGGATATTTATAGTTGGAATAAAGATTGGGCTGGAAAGAGGTTAATGAATTGGACGGATATTGCACATTTACTATTATGAAAGGAAGAAAATTAGACATTGTATATTGGAACAAGCGGCGAGCTATGCCGTACACTAAAACAAATGGGAGATGATTTTATTACTGTAGAAATCGAAGGACAAGACAGAGAATATATCATTGAAGCTGTAACAAGACAATCAAATTACAGTGAATCGCCTTGTAGCCATATCTGTATTAAATGCAGAGATGGTGGTCAAGGATATATCAAAAGGTAGGAGGTAACTAATAATGAGTGTACTTTATGTGGTACTTGGAGCAGTTCTTGGGATTGGGTTTTGCACAACTGTAATGTCGTTGTGTAAAATTTCCAAGAGTGCTGATGAAGAATTGGAGCAAATGAATAACTGCTGCAATTACACTTGGAAGAAAGAAGAAATTCATGAGGAGGTGGAGAAATGAGAGTAGTAAAGAAAGATGGAACAATTGAAGAATATCAAGAGCAAAAAATCATTGATGCTTGCAATAAAGCTGCAAGAAGAGCAATGGTTGAACTAAGTAATCAAGATTATGAAAAAATCCTGAATGATGTTTGGGAAGAAATCGAAGAAAACTACGATGATGATACAAGCATCGAAATTTATGATATGCATAATATCGTCGAAGCTGTATTGGAAGAAGACTACCCAAAAGTAGCCAAAATGTATAAAGAATATCGGAATTACAAAAAAGATTTTGTACATATGATGGATAAAGTATATGAGCGTAGCCAGTCCATCCGCTACATCGGAGACAAGAGCAATGCCAACACAGACAGCGCCCTTGTTGCAACGAAGCGAAGCCTGATTTTCAACGAGCTGAATAGTGAATTATATAAAAAATTCTTTTTAACATATGCAGAAAAACAAGCAGCAAAAGATGGATATATTTATATCCATGATAGGTCTGCTCGACTCGATACGATTAATTGTTGCCTTTTTAACGTAGGGGATGTTATGAAAAACGGTTTTGAAATGGGTAACATTTGGTATAATGAGCCAAACTATTTGGATACGGCTTTTGATGTTATGGGAGATATTATTTTATCAACAGCAGCGCAACAATATGGTGGTTTTACCGTTCCAGAAGCAGATAAGATTCTTGAACCATATGCAGAAAAATCATATAGAAAATATTTTGATGAATTTAAAGACATATCTTTTTGTGTAGATTCAGAATTCGATAATGATTTACTCAATGATATAGCAGATAAATATGCAACCAATAAAGTACATCGTGACTTTGAACAAGGTTGGCAAGGAATTGAATATAAATTGAACTCGGTTTCTTCGAGTCGAGGGGATTATCCATTCGTTACGATAACTATTGGTCTTGCTACGTCTAAATTCGGCAAAATGGCTGCAATTACGCTTCTTAATGTACATAAGGACGGACAGGGTAAAAAAGGATTTAAACGTCCTGTATTGTTCCCTAAAATCGTATTTCTATATGACAAAGAATTGCATGGTGATGGATCGGATAAATATCCGAGTGCAGATGTGTTTAATGCAGGAATTGATTGCAGCGCAAAAACTATGTATCCGGATTGGTTATCTTTAACTGGCGATGGATATGTAGCAGAAATGTATAAAAAATATAAAAAAGTGGTTAGTCCTATGGGGTGTAGGGCTTTTCTTAGTCCATGGTATGAACGTGGTGGTATGCATCCAGCAGATGAAAATGATACACCAATTTTTAAAGGAAGATTTAATCTTGGGGTTGTTTCCTTGCATCTTCCAATGATTCTTGCAAAAGCTCGTAGAGAGTCAAAAGATTTTTATGAAGTATTAGATTACTATCTTGAACTTGTTCGTGGATTACATAAAAGAACCTATGATTACATTGGAGAGCTTCATGCCAGTGTTAATCCGGTTGCTTTCTGTGAAGGTGGTTTTTTAGGTGGACATCTAAATCCAGATGATAAAATTAAATCTATTCTTCCTCCAATGACAATGAGTTATGGTATCACTGCACTGAATGAACTTCAGAGGCTTTATAATGGAAAATCTATTAGAGAAGATGGGCAATTTGCCTTAGAGGTCATGCAGTATATCAATGATTACACAAACAGAATCAAGGAAGAAGACCATATTTTATATGCAATTTACGGTACGCCCGCAGAGTCACTTTGTGGTTTGCAGGTAGAGCAATTCCGTAAAATTTATGGGATTATTGAAAACGTATCCGACAAAGAATATGTAAGCAATAGTTTCCATTGCCATGTATCAGAAGATATGAATCCGATTGAAAAACAAGATAAGGAAGGAAGATTCTGGAATCTGTTTAACGGTGGGAAAATTCAATACTGTAGATATAATCTTGGCTATAACAAACAGGCAATTAGAACACTTGTACTTAGAGCAATGGATAAAGGGTTCTATGAAGGTGTAAATCTTGCAATGTGTTATTGTGAAGATTGTGGATACCAGCAAGTAGAAATGGATACTTGTCCAAAATGTGGAAGTAAAATGATTACAAAGATCGACAGAATGAACGGGTACTTAGGATTTACAAGAGTTCACGGTCAAACTCGCTATAACGAAGCAAAGAATGCAGAAATCAAGGACAGGGTAAGCATGTAATCATTAAATATTATATGGGCTGGATGTATTATTTCCAGCCCTGTTAGGAGAAATATGAATTATCACAATATTACATATCCAGACCAAAATAATGGAGACGGACTAAGAGTTGTTGTGTGGGTGTCTGGATGTAGCCATCATTGTTCAGAATGCCAAAATCCTCAAACCTGGAATCCACACGGTGGCATTGAATTTAATAATGATGCAGAACAAGAAGTTATGGATCAAATATCAAAAGACTATATTAGTGGCATTACTTGGAGTGGTGGAGATCCAATGTTTGAATCTAATATTGAAACTGTATTAGATATTACACAAAAAATCAAAAAACAATATCCGAATAAAACGATATGGTTATACACAGGCTACAAATTTGAACAATTAATCTGGCCTGTTATAACTGGTGATTTTAATCCAGAAAGAGATAAACGTCTGAAACAAACAAGAAAACTAATCTCTTTATGTGATGTCATTGTTGACGGTCGGTATAAAAAAGAACTACGTGATGTCTCTTTACATTGGTGTGGGTCATCCAATCAACGAGTAATTGATGTGCAAAAAACTCTTGCTCAAAATAAAATTATTTTATACGAGGATAACAAATGACACAACAACTACATAAAAATGACATTTTATACTACGCCAGAATTATGCCAACATTGGGCTTATACGATGTATACGAGCTTAAAATTCGTACTATTAATGAAGAAAACAGATGGTTCTGTGGCATGGAAAAACGTACTAAAATAGCATATCTTTTCAGCTATGATAATATTGGCAAGACGATCTTCTTTGATCGAAAAGAAGCTCTTAAAACAGTTAAACAAGCTGAAAAGAATAAAATCCCAGTTAGCAACGAAACACTGTACGAAGAATACTAGGAGGTGATATTACGCCAAGTCCACTAATGAAATACAAAGGAACATATCGTCTAATGGCTAATCTAGATCATGATACAAATGATTTTCCACGAGACGATAAAGGAAATCTTGATACAGATGATATCTATATCAAATGTCAATATGGTAATCAAATCTATTATTATGGCAGAAATGATCTTGTAGCTTACATTCCATCAATTGGAAGGGGTCACAACATTCTCAGAACAATTGCGTTAGATAAACTTCAAATTGAAGATAAAATCCCATACGAAGAACTTTATCCTCAACTATTGTCAGAAGGAACAGTAAAACATATCATGGAAAATGATGAAGAAATTGAATTTCATTTTCATCCAAAAGACCTTTCTTATATTGCAACACTTCTTAAGGCATTCACATATGGAGCAGATATTTCACCATTCTCAACTAGAAATCTCCCAAAACAAAAATATGAAATACCAGAATCTGATCTTGAACAGTATAAACAGGTTGTAAAAGATGTCCCAAAAGATAAATTTCTTATCATATCTCGTGCTACATCCAATTATATCTTTGAGCATATGCAGAAAATGAAACAATATAAGCCTGAGCCAATTAAAAAACTGATGCGTAAAAAAATGCTTAAGGGTAAGGAATTTATCCATTCTGAGAAACAATGGGATGATTTTCTCAAATATCTAAGCAAGGAGGTATCTGTATGCTTGACTTAAACAATTATGAATTAGTAATAGATCTCTCAAATAATAAGCTCAGAAAGAATGGATTCGCCTTTGGTTGTTATCGAAGGAGTGTATATAAAGATACGATTGAGTTTCGTCTATATATTGATATTGAGGAACAGGACGTATTCTATCAAGTGTTCGACTCAGATCATAATCAGCTCTATATTCCTTATTACAACAGAGAATATGGTAATAACAAGATTGTAAAAGAGATTGATAGAAAAATTAATCGTATTATGAAAACTATGGTGAACCAAAAAATCCTAAAGAAAACAAAAGAAGAGGAGAATAATACTATGGATACAGAAACAATTAAAATTAAATACTTTGCAGACATTGAACCGATTGCACCAATTCAGAATGGTGATTGGATTGATTTAAGAGCTGCAGAAGATGTTCACATCAAAAAAGGTGAATTTAGACTTATTTCTCTTGGTGTTGGAATGAAACTTCCTGATGGATATGAAGCTCATATTGTACCACGTAGCAGTACATATAAGAATTTTAAAATTATCCAAAGTAACCACCAAGCGGTCATTGACAACATGTTCTGTGGGCCACAGGACTGTTGGAGATATCCAGCTATTGCTATGGAAGATACAGTTATCCATAAAAACGATCGTATCTGTCAGTTCCGTATCATGAAGAAACAGCCAGAAATTCATTTCGAAACTGTTAAAGAACTAAGCGGCAAAAGTCGTGGCGGCTTTGGAAGTACAGGTAAAAACTAATATGGACGACGATCTACAATACAGAGAAGAAAACTGGGCATGGGATGCTCAATGTGCAGCAGTGGATGAGAGAATATTAACTTGTCCACGCTGCGGATCAATTATGCTTCCTCAGTTCCAAAAATATGAATATATGGGAGCTGGATGGGAAGAATGGTATGAATGTACCAATGCCTCATGTGGGTATTGTTGCAAAATATAAATTATGCAAAGGAGAACAAAACAATGAAACTACAAAAACAAATCATTCTTGATAACGTTGATAAAGTAAAAGCGTTTGTTATGACAGTCAGCAAATATCCTGGAGATGCAACACTTGTATCTGGAAGATATGTTGTTGACGCCAAATCAATTATGGGTATCTTTTCACTAGCTCTAAATAAACCAGTGGAATTTACCTATGAAGGTGAACTAACAGCAGAGCTTGCTAAAGAAGTACAAGTATATGAAAGTCAGGAGGTCTAAACCATTGAATAATTTTAAGAAAAAACTAGCAACTACTGTAACTCTACTAACCGTTTTACTCACCCCAACATTGGCTAATGCAGAGACTAAATATGTTGAACCTACCATCGGTCTTAATTATCGTGTTGGAAATTCCACTAACACAAAGAAAATCGGAGCTTTACCGTATGGATCTTCTGTAGAGGTTTTAGAAATTACAGATAACAACTGGGCAAAAGTAAAGATTGATGATCAGATGTTCTATATGTCCAACGAATATCTTTCTGATGTACCTCTAGTTCCTGAACCCATTCTACAATCCCAATCAATTGAGTCATCACCAGTAACGACATCGTATTCTGGATATAGTCTCGGTACATATCGAATTACTCACTATTGTGGATGCGTAAGCTGCAATGGTTCTTGGGCTGGCAGTCCAACAGCATCTGGCGCGTATCCAGTATCAGGAAGAACTGTTGCCATGGCAAATTTGCCTTTTGGAACTAAAGTAGAAATCAATGGGCAGATTTATACAGTAGAAGACAGAGGAGTGCCAAGTGGATGCGTTGATATTTATGTTGACAGCCATTCAGAAGCTCTTAACTCTGGCATGTATTATGCAGAAGTTAGAGTAGTAGGATAGTTGACATGGAGAAAATCTGAAGTTATAATATCCCCATACAAGGTTTTCTCTATGTCAAAGGGCAATCCAGTTGATCCTCAAAAGGGCAAAGCCGCTGATCCTCTAGCCGTTCGCTAACAGATCACCGACCGCCCCTTACCCCGATTAACAGCCCAGACAGCAGCCGGAGTAATTGAAAAATAACAAAATGAAGACCTTGTAACCATAGAAATGTGGTTATGAGGTCTTTTTTTACGTTAATAACAAATTATTCACAGATAAAAAGGCTTAAATACTGGGTTTTTGGGATTGACAATTTTGAAATTTCCCAATGAAACTCTGATTTCATCTGCTTTTATCTATCCCATATCCATTTCTCACCTGCCCTCTTCAAACATAGACCAAACCTTCCAGTCGGAAAAGTTTACACGAAAATATATGTCAAAATATCTATTAAATATTCTATAGTCATATCAGCGGCAGAACCAACAGTTTTGCCCTTTTTAGGCTCAAGGAGGTTACCTTGAAACATAGTATATTTTTTACTCCATTTTTGGGGATGTGTAATTATAAATATTAAAAAGTCTGGAAACCCGCATAAACACTGGATTTTTTCTTTCCCAGATTTTCCCAAAAACAACAGGATTTGGGTACTTATTCTTACACACGCCCAAAAACAAGCATTTTTGGGTACTTTTCGAAACACACATAATTCATTTTTGGGTAACTTTTTCGACACATAAAATCAAAGGAGGTACACTATGTACAAGAAAAACTACAAAGGACGCTGTGAGAAAAAAGCTCTCTCCAAATGTGACACAATTTGCCGATGCTATAGCACCATTCAATCCGTCTATGCAGACAAGCTCCAAACAGATCCATCTGTTCAATCCTTTCAATGTAACACGCCACTCGAAGATGAAGACTACACAACAGACTTCCTTATTACACGACAGGATGGCACGCAATATGTCCGAGAGTGTGTAGAACGAAGTCATCTGACCAGGCCTAAGCCACTTACAATTAAACTTCTGGACACATCACGTTCCTACTGGCTTGCCCATAACGTTCAAGATTGGGGGATTGTAACAGATGCAGAAAGCTGATATAGCCTATATCAATAACACGTTCTACAGAATTTTAAAGACATCAGATAACCAAACCCTTGTAATTGACTGTCTCCATCCGAAAATGCCATTCTGGACGAATAGAACGCAATATACCCCATTACCAGAGAAGCAATTATATGATGCACTCAACATCGCCCCACCAGATGTGAAAGACCTTACATCTGATCAGATGCGCATTGCACATGAGCGGTACACACTGATTGCACCGATCCTATACCACTTAGGAGAAAGCACAGCAACTGCAAACATCATCTCTTCCATCTCAGAAGAGCATAACATCAGTAAGCAGACTATCCGCCGCTATCTGTATCAATATCTAATCTTTCAGATCATCACTGTACTTGCACCAAAAGTTCATACGAAAGAAAAGGTACTGACTAAAGACGAGAAAAACATGAGATGGGCATTGAATAAGTTCTTCTATACACGCAGACAAAACAGTCTTGTTACAGCATATGAGATGATGTTAAAAGAAAAGTATTGTGACAGCATGGGACAGTTACTATCCGATCATCCATCCTTTTATCAGTTCCGATACTTTTACCGGAAAACTAAGAAGCTCCAAACTTATTATATTTCCAGAGATGGACTGTCAAATTACCAGAGGAACAATCGTCCCTTGCTAGGAGATGGTATTCGTGAATTTGCAACCAATATCGGTACTGGTATGTTTGATTCCACCGTATGTGATATTTACCTTATTAACGAAACCGGTACCTTAAAAGGTCGTCCGATCCTAACCACTTGCATTGATGCTTACAGCAGTATGTGTTATGGCTATGTTCTCTCATGGAATAACGATACAAAGAGTTTATGCCATCTGCTCCAAAATATCCTTACCGATAAAACAGAATGGTGTAGAAAGTTTGGTATCTCATTAGAAAAATCCCAGTGGAACGTGCAAGAGTTACCGGGCATCTTTGTAACTGATATGGGACGGGAATACACATCAGAATCCTTTGCACAGATTACAGAAACAGGCGTGACCATGGTAAATCTTCCACCATACAGACCAGAGCTGAAAGGTGCTGTAGAGAAATTCTTTGACATCATCCAATCCATGTATAAACCACTTCTCAAGGGTAAAGGTGTGATTGACCCGGACTTCCAGGAACGGGGTGCAAGAGATTACAGACTGGATGCTTGCTTAACGATGTTTGATTTTGAGAAGATCATCTTACGCTGTATCATTTATTACAACAGCCAACGGCTCATAGAACGATTCCCTTATACACAATCTATGATTCATGATGGAGTAAAGCCATATGCAGCCAGTATATGGGAATGGGGAAGACGACAACCAGGCGCAAATTTAATTTCGTTCCCGCATGATACCGCGAAAATAATCCTATATCTTCTCCCACGTACCATTGGGACATTCACTAGGCGTGGTCTAGTGGTAAATGGGATGCGGTATAAACGGTATGATTGCGCCGAAAGATTCCTGCAAGGTGGAGATGTTAAGGTTGCTTACGATCCAGATGATGTATCTGTAGTATGGACGGTAGAGAAGGGCGATTTCATGCCGTTTGAATTGGTTGAAAGCAGATATAAGAATAGAAAATTGGATGAAGTGGAACAGATCAAAGAACAGAGCAAGTCAACACTACGTTCCGAACAAATTAATGCAAGACAGGCGAAAATTAATTTGATGAATGAGATCGAGTTGATTGCTAGGGGAGGAGTTAAAAGATGAACGGTAAATTACTTTCACAATTGCCTGATTTTTTATGTAAAAACGAATTAGTAGAACGACTGAAGATATTACCAAACTATAATATAAACATTGCCAATGAAACAATGCCAACTCGTCTTCTGGCGTTATCAGAATTATATGATATTTATATTCCATCACAATTATCTGTTGATGTATATAATAAATTGTATATGGCATTACTCAGATCGATTAAGAAAAAAGAAAATGATATGATGGTAAAACAGCAAAGAATCGAAAATACAACAAACACCATACAAACGTATAATGGTATTATAGGTGGTGCTGATTCGTTTACAATCATTGGAGTTTCTGGCATAGGGAAGAGTAGTGCTATTACCAGAGCGATCTCATTGATTTTCGGAAATCATTTTATCGAAACAACAGACCCATATCAACGAATTGCTCCTTTTATACTTGTGCAATGCCCATTTGACTCTTCTGTAAAAAGTCTATTGTTAGAAATCGTTCGTATTCTTGATGCTACATTGGATGGAGATTATTTACAGATAGCACAACGATATACGACGGATAGACTAATCGGTTTTGTTAGCCAAATATGTTTAAATCATGTTGGGGTACTTATTGTTGATGAGATTCAAAATGTAGTTAATAATAAAAACGGTGATAAACTTATTGGGGCATTAACACAGATTATAAATAGTAGCGGAATTAGTGTATGCATGGTTGGAACACCAGAATGTCTACATTGGTTTGAAAGTGCACCACATCTGGAACGAAGGACAATAGGCTTGCGATATTTACAAACTGATTATGATGATGATTTTATACATTTTTGCAAAAATCTATTAAAATTTCAATATGTACAACAATACACAGAACCATCAGAAAAATTTATAAATTGGTTGTATGCTCATTCAAACGGAGTGACGTCAACTGTTGTATCATTGTTTTATAGAGCACAGGAATTAGCCATTATGAGTAACACAGAGAAATTAAGTATTGATATTTTTAATGCGTCATACAATGGGCTGATGTCTATGCAAGTAGAAAAAGTGCAAAAGAAAAATAGTCAAACGGTCAATAAATCACATAAAGAAATAACAATTCATCATTCGAATGGTGTTAATATTGCTGACTTATACAATTATTCACAATCTAATAACTATGATCTCTTAACTCTTATTAAAAATACTTTTACTGTTGAAGAGGTGGAAATATGTTAAATTATTTTCCTAAAATATATGACTATGAATTGTTCTATAGCATATATTCAAGATTGAAACAAGATATAAATGTACAGAGTAATCAATCTTTTAAAGAAATCGTGTTTAAACGACCGAATGAATACATCGAAATATTTTATATAAACGAACCAAGTGATGTACTACGTTCTTTTATGTCGAAAAATTATATTATTAATGACTTATACTATAACCATACTATGTTTTTTTACTGGTCTGTATTTCTAAACGAATCGGATAAAGAAAATGCGTTGAGAAAGCTCATATCAAACGACAAAAGTTTTTTAGAATACCTTTCCCCAAGACCAAAACATAAACATCAAAAAATATTTCTAAAATATTGTCCATTATGTGCAAAAGAAAATCGAGAGCAATATCACGAAACATATTGGAATGCTTTCCATCAAATTCCAGAAATTAATGTTTGTGTAATTCATGGATGTAAACTCAAAGATTCATCGGTTCATGTTAACAATTCAAGAATAATAAATTTTCTAACGGCTGAAAATTGCATTAATGATGATTATTCATATGATATGGGAACCATCGGTGAAATCAAGGCTGCAAAATACCTATATCAATTAGTAGTAAGAAAACAGAGTCTTAAGAACGGTATTACGATGTTTGACGTATTTTACAGGAAGTTAATTCAAAATAAATATATCAATCAGCTTTCATGGCTCCAACACAAGTCTGTATTTTTAGATAATTTTAAACAATATTTATCTGATAATAACATAAAGGAGGCTTGTCAAATAAAAGCAATGAGTAGTATATTCTTAAATAAAGCGAATCCACTTAGAACAATTCATATATTGTTATTTTTAGATATACAAATATCTGATATTTTTGTATGCAAAACGGCGAAACAAATTGATTCGGAATTAATTGAAAGAATTCGATCAGAGTATACAAAAGATAATGGTATAAACAAACTTGCGAAACAATATCATATTTTACCTTGTAATGTAAGTAAAATAATTAATGGTCAATATGAAGTTGAAAAACAAAAATTAATAAGCCAAAATTATGCGTATAGTAGCAGTAGGAATATACCGCCTAAAGGAAAGAGGTATTCTGAATTAGATAAAAAGTATTATCCTAAAATTGAATATTATATTGGCTTATATTTTAAGAATTCTGACAAAGTTAGAAGATTAACTGTAGGAGGATTTAATGTTTTCATGCAACAAATTTGTCAAGACATCAGAAGAAATGATTTTTATTATATGCCACAATGCTATAAGTATATTAAAACAAAAGAAAAACCAATAGAGGATTATTGGGTCGATAAAATAAAATATATTGTCGATCAAATTGACAGCGATTATATTTCATATAGCGAATTGAAGGGTATGGTACACATAATAGAAAAAAATATGATAAAAGCCATGGATATACTACAATACAGATATCCTGAAACGTACCTAAAAATACAGAAAAATAATAAAAAAGCGTAAAAAAAATGGGGAATACCAAATTAATGATATTCCCCATAAGATTGTGTTGCATTACTTAACACACTATGATATACTATTTTTGCACTGATGAAACGGTTGTTTCATATGATGGTGAAAAAAGAAAAATTTCTTTTCTGGCTGCCTGATGAGGGTGGCTTTTCTTATTTCACGCATGTATTTATTATAATCTAACACAGCATTCAATTGCTATCCATCCTGCACCAGATTTCAATTTACCCCATGTATATCCATCAGCAGTTTTTGTTTCTGTGATAGTATATGTTCCAATAGGGCAAGAACCAATAGCAATTCTAGCGCTTAGACCAGCAGAAGCACGAACTCTGATGCCATTTTCCTTAACTGCAATTTGAAATTCTTTATTTACAACAGTGCTATGCTTATCCAAAACACCGACATAGGTACAAAAATCTTTGTCAATGCAAATCCAACCTGCACCTGATTTTAGCTTACCCCAGTATGTATTTTTGATTTCAGTGATATTATAAGTTCCTTTGTCACGAATGCTTCCAGTTGCGCTTGCCTTGCTGGATGCATCGCTTCTAATTGTTAAAGCATCACAATTAACTTTATATTTTCCTACTTTGTATACAGGTGTAGCTGGCTTTACGGTTGGTTTAGGCACTGGTTTATTTGCAGTGGCTACTACACCAACATACGTACAATATTCATCCGAAACATTGATCCAGCCAGCTCCAGATTTTAGTTTACCCCAACAATTATTCTTAATCTCTGTTATAGTATACTGGCCACGATCTCGAATAGTATTGACAACTTTTGAATTAACAGTGGCATCCGATCTGATATGAAGATTACAATTTACCTTATACATACCAACTTTATATGTTTTTGTTTGTGCTGGTGTGGACGGTGCAACAGTAGGAGTAGAAGTAGAACCTAGCTTTGCTTTAAATTCGCTCCATGTCCAAGAAGTTTTATATTTATTGTTAGTAACATATGGAGCAGGACAATATTTGTTAACAACATCATAATGTCTAAGTACATGATCCGCACCTACACCAAGTTGTCCCATCAAATATTTTACTAATTGTACGCAAGCATTTTGCGTTGCTTCTGTAAAATACCATGTTGGATCTTCTGCATATTTTCCAGATCCATCACACTTAGGACACATCTCGATTCCGATACAGTTACTATTCCTTGCATATGGATGTTTTTGAGTATAGTATCCTGCAGTGCCTACTTGCCAAAGGATAGCATTATGGTCTGCTGCTTTATAAATCGTACCATCCCAATAAATATAGTAATGCGCGCCACATCCATCTGAATTAATTTTATTATTTTGCCCTGCTACTCCAAGATAATGAACTACAATATATTGTTTTTGATTTCCCCATTGTGGGACATAAGGTCTGCTTGCATTTGTAACGTCAATAATATTCATATTCGAATTCTCCCTTCCGAGTTTATCAAAACGAGTTAAATCCCATCGTTCGATCAAACTACAAATTTTATCTACATATTTAACATCTGTTGCATATCCACCATTTTTGATGATCTGTGTTGCTGTTTTGTAGTCTTTGCAACCAGATAAACCCGCATATCTTTTTACTTTTCCATTCATCGCTCCATTGAGATAATAGGAATGGTCTTTGATACTAGTCAGGATATCTGCATACTTTCGAAAATCAGCAGTTACAACATAAACTTTCCCATCTTTGGTTTGCTCATTTGTTTTCTTCGTATATTTACTCTTTCCATCCCAAGCAGAAGTCCATGTGTTACCAGAGAGACTTGTTTTCATTCCGAATAAATTATTTGCATTCTTTGCCAATTCTGTTGTTCCGTATCCAGATTCCAAGCAAGCCTGGGCAGTAGTAACTGATGCTAAAATTCCACTTGTCTTCATATCTTCGGCGGCAAGCTTACCTATTTTTTCAACGAATTCTTTTTCTGTCACAAAATCACCTCCAACATAAAAAATGGGAGATACCAATATAGATACCTCCCATCAAATTATTTAAATGTAAGAACTGTTTTTCCGAAAATCTTATAATAAGGTTTTTCAGATTGTTTATGATCAAAGATTGCCCATTCTACCCAGTCTAAAAATGGAATAAAAATCGCAGACAAAAACATCCATATAAAACAAAACGGCAGACATACTTGTCCACTAATGTTAAATGGCATGTTTCTGTAATCCCATATAGTATAATTCTGATTAAGAGTAATCCCGACTGCATATTCACCTGCCGTGATAGCAATAGTACAGATTAAAATTTGCAGCAAGTAATCCATTTCGAATGAAAATAAGTCATTTAATCCATCAATAAAAAATAAACCCGCAAAACCTGCGAGTAAGAACATAGACCAATGTGATGTATGAGATTTTTTAAATAAGATTTCCATTCCATAATAGACTGTTCCAGAAAGGAGAAAAATAAAGATATGACATAGAATTTTAGAAAATATACGATTTAATTTCCTCATCATGCAACGTCCGTTTTAGTGAGAGACTCAAGTTTCTTTTCAACTGCTGCAAGCAGAGCGTCTTTTGAATCAGTCACCGTCTTGATAATATCTGTATATTTCTCATCCGTAATTTCCATACCATATGTAATCTTTTTAATAGACTCAATATCTTTCGCATCTTTAATCATTGCATTTAACACATTGCAATATGTTGTATGATATGTTTTATTAGCACTTAAAGACATATAAATTTTTAAAATGTCCGTAGGTTGATATAAAGCACAAAGTTCGCCATTTGCATGATAAGGAAGTGGAAGAGTAAAATCCGTCAATTCAGCCGTCATAACAAGATCTTTCATATTACTCTGATCTTCAATAGTATACGAAAAGTGTTGCTTTCCTAGACTCGTTTCGATAGCTAATCCACTTTCAATAGCAGCAGTACATTGTTTGCCGATTTGGTCCTTATAATAATCACGAAACTCTTCAAGGCTCATGCTATTGGTATTTACGATACCAACAACAGATTTGATGTTTTCAACTTCTTCACGAATAGACGGTTTTGCTAATTTTACAATAATCACATCTGTAGTTCTGTATTTTGCTACATCCTGATATATCGCATCATGATGAATAACTGTTTCTGTAATTGTATCCGTTTCTTCATTTTTGTCTGTTACTGTTTCATCATATGCTTCTTGTACCAAACGTGGCTCATATTCTGTAACTACATCCGTAGTACATATGATAGAAGATACTTTTTGATAAATGTTAAAAGAATCAAGAAGTTTATTGTCTTCGTCAACAATATCTATATAATCAATAATTTCTGTTCCAAAAAATTGTTTTATGTCGGCATAGTCTTGGTCTATAAATTGAATTGTACTTTCGTCTTCACCAATAAGATATACATACATATTTTTTGTTGTGCCATTCGGCAATCTTAAAATTTGCGTATTCATATGTTCTCCTTTTATTAAGTTATGCAATAACTGAAGTTATCATAATAGAGACATTAACATTCTTTTCTGTTATAATGGTAGTAAAATATTTTCAAATATCTGATTTTACATATAAACAAAGGAGTTATAATATGATTTCTATACCAGTTATTGCATCGTTTGATACCAACGGGAAGATTATCCCATTATATTTTCGTTACAAAGATTATGGAGCAATTCCAGTGAATTTGATTTCACAAAATAAATATATTTCTCATATTTGCTTTGTATGTAAATGTGAAATCGAAGATCAATCATATCAAATCCAATTAATGTATTATTGGAACGAAATGAAATGGTATCTAAATAAACCACAATAACTATGCAGTCCTTTTCCACATGTAACATGTTACGTATGGCTGCAAGTTATTTAATGTCGTACTTCCAGCTGTATTAGTATTATTTAAACGCACAGCACCAGTATTGACAGTTCCTTTCCAGCTCATGTTCCCAACATTGGATTTTACTCCTGATCCAAACAAACCACCGTTCGCTCCAGCAGACAAATACATATGATCAGAATCTGCTCCAACAGACTCTATATGATTATGTGATACATTAACAGTTTTTGCACCACCTGTTTTCTCTACTGTACTAAAATCAGTGTCAGAAGAATTGACACCGACAGGTACTCGTCCAGATCCCCATGCAACCCAAGTTCCAAATCCTAAATATGTAGAAGGATTAGCAGAATTGGATGACATTAATATATGTCCTACTGGATATAATTTCTGTACAGCACTATTAATCAATGTATTTATATCTGTTCCGTTCACTGTCAACCCTTTATTTGCTTTTATTTTCCAATCAAATTCAGCAATAGCCTCAGCTTCAGCAACTTTTCCAAAAGCTATACCTAATCCGTTTTTAAAGAAAGAGAATACCTTTGAAACGGAATTACCAGTTGTTTGAGAAATTACTGTTTTGAATTTATCTGTGACAACTAATTGAATATCATAACCAGAAGATGTTTCTGCTTGGAAAATATATGAACCACCAGAAACTGAATATTTATTTTGATAAGAAGATAGGGTGGCAGAAGTGTAAGAAGAAACGCTTTTCTTTTTATATTTTATCTGAAACGTTGTTGTGTTTTTACTATTCAGACTTGTTGCAGTGGCTGAGAATATAACTTGTAAATATGAGCCGTTTGATGTTGCATTTCCAGAAGAATCCGTTCGTCTTGCCGATAAAGCTGTAATTGTTGGATTGCTATATGCGAGAACTGTAATTGATTGAGAAGCCGCTGTTGTTGATTTTCCTCTGCTATCCGTAGCAGAAACGGATATTGTCCAAGTACCGGATGTTGGAAGAGATATATTAACACTACTTCCATAATATGTATACGTAGTTCCACTAATGGTGGCTTTAACTGTGATTGTTTTGATAGTCGCAGAATTATTTGCTGTGGCTGTAGTGGCTATATGTAATTCAGAGTTGTTTTGTACATATCCACCATATGTACCAGAATATCCTTTATTATCGTTTAATGCAAATGATACTGTTGGTGCAGCAGATAATGGAACATAAGCAGTAATAGAGGAGTAGGAGTTTCCTATCTCCGTACTTCCGTTAAATGTCTGAATACATAAGCCGATATACACACTATTATCATTTGGTATACTCGAACAAATAGACATTGGAAGAGTAAAGGAGCCAGAAGTTGCTACATTCTTAACCGCTTCAACCCAACTTCCATTTTCTTTAACTTTATACCAAAGAGAATGTGTAAATGAAGAATTGTTTCTATTAATATTAATCGTTACTGTACCGCCAATTGTATTTCCACTTACGGTTCCAAAAGTTGATTTCCTTTTAATCTGTGAAAAAGTAATAGTGGAACTACCAGAACATGTGATACTTGAAGTCTCAACAGCTGCTTGAATTTTTACCGAAATAGATTTATTTCCATTTGCATCGTGTGTAAATGTTTTAGAACCTGACGCGATATTTCCTGCATAACGAGCTACACGATCTGTTTTGCTTACGACATTACTTCCATCAATTGTTAGAATTAAAGTTCTTTCAGCATACCAAGATACACCACCTGCACACGATAACGTCCAGTTTAAAGTTGTTGTGTTTTTGACTTGATCCTGGCTTGTAGAATATGTAAAGGTATAATAACGACCTTCACCATAAGCGTTTGTAGAAAATGATCCCATTTATCAACCTCCCGTTCCGACAAACTGACAATTCATATTTCCAGCTGAATCAAGAGTAAAAGAATATCCTAACATTCTAAGCTGATGGGTAATAATAACATCAGGAATGTTAAGCTCACCATATTGAATGTACATAAGTGGCTGTCCATTTCCTAACATCTGATATTTTTCATTATCTATAACAACCTGGTATGGATTATTTTTCTTTCCTATTTTTAAACCATTTGCATCAAATTGAAAATAATTTTCCTGATTCGATTTCAAATTATTGACTGTACTGTTCAGCCCGTCATATGTATCTTTTTGTACATAAAATCCGAACTGGTTATCCGTTTGTTCAAATCTTGTTTTTGTTTCTGTTTTATAGTCTCCAAAATCATCACTTGTAACATAAGATTTTAAAGCTTCTGAAATCATTCCATCTGCTTCGACCCTCATTTCAGCCTTTGCTTCGTTTACATCATTTTTTTGTGCAAACAAACTTATTTTTTGCGTAGTCTGTTCGATCCATGTAGATTGCGCTCCAATTGCATCGTTTAAATCGTCTAAGCATAAAGACCAAGCAGTTGGGAGGTTTCCCATTTCAAGTTGCATATTGTAGAACCAATAATCACCTGAAGGAAATGTGATTTCGATATATTTATGTGTAGTAGTATTGATATTTTTGCATACTCTATTAAATTGTTGAAAAGAAGTAGTGACTGAAAAGTTTTCTGTTAATGTCCCAATACTTAGTTGAACAGTAGATGCAGCTTTCGCCTTGATTTTCATCTGGAATGTATAATCTCCTGAATTCCGAAGAACATCATTTAAACGTAGTGTGCTTTTTTCATTACAGCTGAGATGTCCACAAGTTACTTTTTCGCCATTTAGACCAGTAACAGATTCTTGAATTAAAGTATAAATAGTAATCACCTCCTTAGTGATTGAAAATGGTCAATATTATCTTTCACGGGTTTCAAAAAACCCAGTGTTTTCAAGGAAAATTGAGGAACAAAAATAGGATGAAAGCAGAATTTCATCTGGTGGATTAAATAGTAAAACAATATATGTGAACAATGTCACTGATCTAAACAATCCGCCGAACTACGCCATATTAGATACAAAAGTTAATCCAATAGGATTACCAAGTGAACTTAGGTCAAACGGATGTCTTGTTATCCAACATAATTTAGGTAAAGGTAATTACGCCGCTCAATTAGCATTTTCTTTTGGATCTGACAAGATTGCTATCAGAAGAAAAAAAAATACTAACAGTTGGACTGAATGGAAATATTTTACAGCTCAATAAAATAGTAAGAGATTGTGTTTACAACAAATTTATGGTGAAGGAAAATATAAAGATTGTAATGATTTACCTATCGGAGAATCTGCTATTGCATTTTCTTCTGCTTTAAACAAACCAGACTCTAATATTTATTTTATATTTTGCGTTGGATCTATAGAAGACAAAATTAAAACACAATATGCCATAAAATATGTTCTTACATGGAATGTTAGAACAAGAATATATGATTTTAATAATGGTACGTGGAGCAATTGGAATTAAATAGTAAGACATTAAGATTAGGCACATTTATGGTAACTGGTGCTTGTCTTATATATGCACACGGATTATATTGGGGTGATTATAATGGTTTATATATTTGTAACCCTATAGCTAAGGAAAAGTGTACAATCGATACAATTCTAAGGTGTCCTCATTTAAACATGCTTTCAATTAATCCAAATACAAAACAAATAACGTTTAGTTTTGATAACTATGGTGGTGTGTTAGATATTTTTTTATTTTAAATAGTAAGAAAGTCTTTAATAATTTATTGATATATAGAACTTCTGGAGCCGATATAAAGTCGGTAACTATTTCTATAAATAAAGAAGAATGTAACGACATATCATATGCTCCATTCGCGTTATTCGGAGGTTCAACATTTTCAACAGGTACTATTGGGAAAATAGATAATACATTAAAAACAGGTAATGTCACAATAAAGTGTAACGATAATGGTTCTATACAAAATGTAAAGTTTTCAAATTTTCCACAGTATGTAAATGCTGTTATCATTATCTATTATGAAAACATAAAAAATGCAATCGTGAAAGAAGAATAAAATAGTAACCTGCCAGGAATAGAGTTTTTAACAAGAACCATCACTGCGAAATCCGAAAAAGTATACGATTTGCAAATTAATGTTACGGAATACATTATCTTCTCAATTTGGTCAGAAGATCGAATGGGGTGGAAGTATACTGTAACTCGTGGAGTGAGTGGAATAGAAGCTACTCAAAATTGGGCCATTTGTTTTTTCGAAAATCCGACAGGTAATTTTACTTTCAAAGTTGCAGTTTTGAAGATTAAATAGTAATCCATCAATAAATGCAATACATACAGTAAAACAAGGGATATTAAATAGTAACGGGGAGCTAAAATTCTCATCACCATTTAATTCGTTCTGTATTTTTTCTTATCATGATAACGAAGGCCTCCCAGGAGGGGTTGCTATATTTACAACTGCTTTTAGTCCAAATGTAATTAAACATGCATCTCATAATGGTGGCCTTTTCGTAATTGAAGGGACTACAAATGAGGGATACACCATAAAAACCAATACACCTAATGGAAAATACAGAATTATAATCTCTAAAAACTACGATTAAATAGTAAAACTGTTATCGGAACGACTTCCGAAAACGGAGTGAAAGAAATAGAATTAGTTTCTCTTTCATGTGGATTACTATCTTTTTCTCATCCATATGATGGATGTGCTTTATATTTATTTTCAACATTTTATGATACATCGGCTGGACATATTTCTCCAATAAAAGAAAATTCAAGGATAAATTCTGTAACGTTGAATGGCAGTAAACTCATTATGAATACTAGCATTAACTTTACATTCTGTTGTTATGTATATACGTATAGATAAAATAGTAATACATTTTTGCTCTCTTCACCAACCAAAAAATTGGATGGAATTGACTTAAATGAAGTCACTGTCGGCATTTATGCGATAACAGCAAAATGTTTAAATGCTCCACCGGTATTATCTAAAGGAACGCTGATTGTATCTACTCCAGAAAATGCCGATTATATACGTCAAATATATATTGGTGGTTACAGTAATGACATATACAGCAGGGTAAGATATTATAACAATTCAACTTCAAAATTTGAATGGGGCGAATGGAAAACTATTATTTCTAACAAATCAACCCATCTGACCCAAATTCTTTAATTTCTAATGGAGTTTATGCATGTGGTAGTATATCATTGATCAAAAATTTACCATCCTCAATGACAACACCTGGTATTTTGATCGTTTTTTCAAATCAACCATATATTGGACAAATTATTTTTAGTAATGTTTTTTTTATACAAGATTTTCAACGACCTCTGGTAATGAATGGTATGACTGGATGAAAATTAAATAGTAAGACAAGAATCAAACTAATAGACGTTAATATGACAATAAATGACAAAACAGCAACGATCAAATATAATATATCGGACACGGCTATTGGTTTATTATTGATTTCCGGTAATATTGGAGGTGGTGTATTTTTTTCGATTGTCATCAATTATGGAACAAAATATTCTATAAAACTACTTTCTTTCGTTGCATCAAATACCGATACGTCAAGTATTGTTATTAATTCAGATTTAGGTAAAATTACTTTTAACGGAAACTCCAAATTGGAGCTCTATTACGAAGTGCATGGATTATTACTTGGTTGAAATAATTCTATAGACTGCGGATTTAATATAAATACAAGAATAAAAACATGCAATCTACAAAATTGCAAAATATCAATATATACATACACGACAAATAGACCGTCCAATGGGCGATCGAAAAAATAAAGGTATTTTATTAGCTTGCTTACAAAAAATTAAGCTATATTTTTCATAAAATTCGATTTAACACGTTCTTGTTGAACCATTACATATTGCATCGTTGTATCTGGCTTGGCGTGTCCTGCATAGACCTGAATCTCTTGTAATGGCATACCACGTTTTCCTGCATCCGTAAGTAACGTCCTTCGAAATTTATGAGCATGTACGTGAATATTTGTCTTTTTACCTAACGCTGCCAACATAGACTGAATTGCCTGAACTCCAAGTCGCTTATGTGGAGATTTTGAGGACACAAATAAAGCTTCATTTGTATCTTTTCTTTCATCAAGATATTTTTTAAGATGATAAATGCAGCGATCTGTCAAATAAACAGTACGTTCTTTCTTGCCCTTTTCTCCATAAACAATTAATTCTTTTCTTTGCCAATCAATATCCGAGCGATTAACGCTAACTGCCTCTCCAATACGAGTAGCAGTACAATATAAAAATTCCATAATTGCAATATCTCTCTGAGAGTTTGCACTGCAACGAAGTTCTTCCATCTCTGCTGCTGAAAATGTTTTTTTTAGTTTAGTAGGTACTCTCATTTTCTTGAGTTTTCGCATAGGATTTGATTGTATATATCCTTCATCCGCAGCCCATGTAAAAAATGAATTAAGATACCTACGTATGTTATCAAGATATACAATAGAAGTATGATGCGTTTCTTGAAAAAATGCCAAATAATATCTAATATCATTCGTAGTTATGTTATTTATTTTCTTGTTGATCTGCGTGAAAAACTGAATAATGCAGCGACTGTAACCTTTAATAGTTCTTTCAGAGCAATTTTCAACACGCTTTGCGGCACAATACATCCGAAGGATCTTCTCCCATGTACGCTCTGATGTTACTAACTGAGTATGTTCTTCTTGTACCTCGATTCCGTGGAATGCAATAACCATAGTGCTTTCTAATTCCGAAAGCTGTTCATGCGTTAAGCTATCCTGTAATTTTTCAAGTATTTGCTCGAGAATATTTTCTAATTTTGTCAATATTGACCTACCTCCTTGGGAAATTTTAGCAATTTCTATTACCACATTCCCATATTCTCTCATCAAATACTTGAAAAAATACAAACCAATTAAATCCGCAGTTGAATGCTTTAAAGTATTACTATTTTATAGAGAACCAATCACTTTAACGTTTCTATCCATAGTAATTAGTTTACACTTCCCCCATATTGTAAGATTTACTGACACGGTATTATCATGAGAATTTAAAGATGGAACAGTACCTGCGCTATTTACAATATTCGCAACGCCCGACATCCTCCCAAATGCAAAAATACTTATGTACCTGTTATAGTCTATATATAATATTCCTGTCATATGAGCATCTTGTTGAAATTGAAAGGATATCGTTTGTGCCTTGTCACGAGTTTCGCCTGAGTAAATATATATCTTACTATTTAATTCATTAATAGCCCCCACTACATTCTTACTTGATGTTTGTAACTCATTAATTACGGCGGATGTCAATTTCTTAACTATCCAGTTCCACACACCTCCGAACTTCACATTCTTAACTTTCGATGCAGCAGCATCGTATTCTACCAAAAGATCATTATCTTCTGGTGCAGATTTTTGATCAAAACTACCTAACATTTTATCACTTGCCATAAGTGTATTACCTCCTTATAAAAGTTACTCCTCAAATCAATGAGGAGTAATAAAATTAATAATATGCAACTAAATAATCGCCATTTTCAGCTACTATGCGATTACCACTTTCGTCACGTAGACTGGCAACCATAAAATATAAATCGTAAATAAGATCATTGGAATTGCGAATTGTATTTGCAGCTCCAACTTTCATGTTTGAAATAATATTTTTATTTGAATTTGCGGTACTAAGAGCAAGATTTGCATTACCCGCAGCATCAGTAATCGTCTTTCGAAAATCTGTTGCTTTTTGAACAACATCAGTTGTGCCAGCAGAACTTCCAACCAACGTCTCGACGGCTTTTGCATCAACTTTAAGATTAACAATATCATTTCCTTGGTTTGCAACCTTAGTTTCAATGCTATTAGCCTTTTGGGTGACTGTTGAAATATTTCCTGCATTATCTTTTACACTCTTCTGAATTTCTCCTAAAGCGGCTTTGAGAGTAGATTCCGTCTTTCCATCAGCAAGAGTGACCTTAATCTTATCTGCACTAGCAGCAATTGAGTTGCTGATCTGTGTATTCATACCTGCAGTTGTGGTATAATTATTTTTAAGATTAGCTTCAATTGTTCCGGCCTTGGTTGTTACTTGCGTAACCTTTTCTATAAGACCTGTTTTTGTGCCATCGACAGATCCATTAATAGTTGTTTCAATATCAGATACTTTTGTTGAAATACCGTCGATATTGACTTTTTGTTCTGTTTGGCGATTGCGAATGTCCTTAACTGTTGTGTTATCATAATTATTAATAGCATTAGTTATATCTTTTTGCTCTGCTTTTAATGTAATAGCTTTTGTATTGTTATCAACTTTTAATTCTACAGATGCAAAAGTATCCGTAAATGTCTGAATCACAGAATCATAGCCTTCAGCATCCTGAATAACAGGCACGGTCTGAGAATCTAACTGTTCAGTTATGCCGCCAGCACGATACATTACACACTTAATTTGTTGTAATTTAAGGGTGCTTGGAGTGTATGACACACTCGTTTCGTCTTTGGAAGACGTGTATTTTGTTGACCAAGATAATCCATTTAAAGACTCTTGGATAATAAACCTACATGCATATGTGGCACGAGTTTTACTTCCGACTTGTTTATAGGCCGTAAATGTGATTTTGTTCGGTGAAAGAGAATCAGTCAAGAAATAACCAGAGAGAAATCTTCCTTGTTCATCAACAATTCGATTTCCAGATTCGTCAGTAATAGAACATACATCAAGAGTGCATTTTTTGATTACTGCAACAGATGGTTCGATTTCATAAAGAACAGCATCTTCACCCTGAATTAACGACCAGATGTAATCAGAAGCATTATTACTTTCTGTTGCGGTGGTTTTGTTATAGGCAAGACCAATATATTTTTTGCCATCTGGATATTCAGACATGCCATTACCTTTGGCGTCATCAGCATATTTAACCCAGATATATACCGTATCACCTTTATCACCCTTAACACTAATTCCATCTGTACCTTTGATCAGCGACCAAGTATAATCAGAATAGTTACTGCTTTCAGTTATAGATGTTTTATTAACAGCAATACCCATGTACGTCTTTCCAGCCGGACTGTCTGACATACCAGAAGTAGGAGAGTCAGCGTATTTTAGCCATGTATATAATGTCTTTCCGTCAGCACCTTTGATCAAACTCCATGTATATTTACTTGGATTCGTGCTATCATCTTCGATGTTATCCGTATACTGTCCAATATAAGATTTCCCAGTACCGATTGTCGTATCGAATCCTGTCTTTCCATCAGCAGAGTTAGCATAAGCAATATGAATATAACCACCATCACCTTTAGCGCCTTTTTCTCCAATATATTTAGCCCACACATACGCACTAGCATTTGTTGGAGCAACAGCTGTTGTAGTAGTAGCTGTTCCGATATAGCCCGTTGTTGTGGATGGAATAGCTGTCATCCCAGTTCCTTTAGCGTCCGTTGCATATCTAATCCATACATAGGAAGACACGCCATCGAAATAGTCAACGCCTTTTACTGGGGTTTTTCCATCTTTACCGTCTGCGCCTTTAATTAGTGACCAGGAATAATCCGCAGCATTAGTACTCTCTTTTGATGTGGATTTATTCCATGCCATACCCATGTAAGTTTTACCTTCGGGAGCATCTGACATATTTGTACCTTTTGCGTCATCTGCATATTTAATCCATACATATAGCGTTTTTCCGTCATCGCCTTTTATACTTGCACCGTCATCTCCGCGAAATTTTGACCATTGATAATCAGAATAGTTTGAACTAGGTGTTTGAGAAATCTGATTATACGCAATACCAATATATGTTTTATTGGTTGGATCAGATGATATTCCACTGGTCGGAGTATCTGCATAACGAATCCACGTATAGTATGTAGGCGCTGGAATACCTTGCGATCCATCTTTACCAGCGAGAGATTTAATCCATGTGAATTTTTTAGAAATTTTCTTTCCTGAAACGATACATGTAAAAACAATCGTTCCTGTTAGAAGAGATTTGTTACCAAGTGTTTTACCTTTTGCTACATTCAAGGTGATTTTACCTGGTGCAGTAGAAGTAGCAGCAGTATTTTCCGCGAGAGTAATTCCATCTGGTAATTCACCAACAGTCACGGTACATACTGCCTGTTTAATTCCCTCATAACCATAGAATGGAATTTCGATAAGAAAACTAGTCGCAGTTATTCCGTCAGATGTACATGGGATATTTTGGGTTTCGTTAGATAAAACAACAGTATAACCATTTCCTAATCGATCTACTTTGTCCGATAAATCTCCAAGCTCTTTAGATGTCGCAGATACGGTTGATTTGATCGTGTTATAAGATTTTCCGAAACTATCATCGCCGTCCCAAAGATGTGATACATCAAACACTTTAGATCCGTCAGGCATAGTCCAGTCACGCATAGTTGTCTTGTCTATCTTAGATTCTGTAATTTGACCGTCGGCAATCATGTCTGTTTTAATAAAATCATCTGGTACGATACCTTCATGCAACCCTTGCGAATCTAAGAGTACAGATCCTTTGGAATCTGATATGATTAATCCGTAATTTCCGTTTTTATCTTCTCCAAGCTGAACTACCACATTACCATCTTCATCATAGATTGAGAATGTATTATCTTGAATTCTGAGCGTACCATTTTCAGATAAAATCTTGATTTTATTTGTATAAATGTCGCCAGCTTTAAGTTCGTTAACAGTGATATATTTAGCAATAAGATCCTTGATCATCGCTTCGCTCATCGTGGCATTTTCAGTTGTAAGATTAATTACGATACCTGTCTCCGTAGATGAAGCACCAATGATAGCAGATTTAATAGTAGCAGCGAGAGCAGAAAGCTCTTTGAAATCAGCACTATCGGCTACAATTCTTCCTGCTGTAATAAGTTTGGCTTGTAGATATTCGAAATATCCATTTTCACCGTATAGGTCTGTTACTTTAATGATTTTTGCATTGAGTTCTTCTAGCGAAATAGAACTGCCAGACAACATACCAGCAAATTCATTATTGATTATTTGAGAAACGCCATTTTTAAATGCACCATTTGAAATGAGTTTTTGGATGAGACCTGCAGTGAGAGTAATGCCTTCATTATTTAGAAAATTATTAGACGAACCAGATGCGGAAGATTTACTTGCATTTGATGGTGTGTTTAGGACGTATGATAAGTCATTTCTACTACTACGTCCTTGTATCATATTAGAAAATGTTATTTGAATACTATTATCTGCTATAAGCGGATTATATTGTATTTCAACTACACGAAGTTTTACTACCTTATTATCTACGGTCAACCATAGATAGTCACCCTGATTTATATTTTTTATATAATCTTCATAATCAGCCAAGGCTAAGAAATTATCAAGAGATGTGGTAAATTGATATTGGGGATGAGATGCTATGTACAAATCGTCAATAGCAGTATCTAGAAGCTTAAGTTGCTCATCAATAGCAGATACTTGGTCGTCTGAATCTGTTAAAAACATATTCTCATTTGAGTAATCTCCGTCATAATACACTTTTGACAACTCAGTAAGATCACGCTCTGTAAATCGTAATTTTTGTGTATCGCAATATATTCTTCTACCGGCTTCATCCGTTATATAATTCCCAGCCTCATCGAGAATATATCCCGAATTATCAGCAGCAACAACACCACTCCATGTTTCCTTTGAAATCTGTTTTACTAGATCTGTACGAGTTTTGTTATAACTATTTAATATCTCGTTTGCTGCATCAATTTCAGATTGTCGCTGATCATATGCCTCTTGACATCCTCCAACATAATTTGAATCTAATTGGTTTTGAGCATCAAGATATTTTGCGTACATTGTGTCGTGAACATCTTTAGTATGAGATGAATCCTCTGTATATGGTTGATCATATCCGCCTTTTTTACAAATTTCGATAGTGTTTTTATATTCTTGCAATTTGACTTTCAATTCATCCAAACCATATAATTTCCAATTTGTTTTGTAAGAATCCACATAATCGGCATTATCATCATCTGTTGGTAGTTGACGATTATCCATTTCAATCTGAATGGATGGAAGAATAACATTTTTAATCTGATAATAGTCATTAGCATCAGAAGAATTTTTTAATGCATTCTCATCGAAATTTCCATCGTCATCAACGTAAAATTGTTCATATCCTGTAAGTTGTGCCTGGTAATTAGCCTGAGCTTCTTTCAATTCATCATCTGTAAAAGTACTCCAATCCGTAGAACAATCATCCAATGGAACGCGATCAAATAGCTCTGTTACGACTTTCATTTGTTCATTATATTGACGAGTTGCTTCTATATATAATAGACGAGCTTCTTCATAGTCTTCTTTCCACAGTTTATATTTAATAATTAAAAGAGGAGAGAAGTATTTTTCGTTTAAGTAATAATCAATATTTTCAATATAATTTGAACCAAAATTGACATAAGTAATGCCAAGATCATCTGCACCTTGTACATAATATCGTGTAAATAAAGTGCTATCATCAACTGTTATTTCTTGAGATTGTTGCAGGTTTCGAAAATTAATATTTACGTTTGTGCTCTTGCCATAATTCTCAGGATGATAAGCGCTTATTTTCATATGCAAAAAGTCGAATACAAATACACACTGAAAATATTTAGCTATATCTTGTGTAAAGAAAGAATACAAGTCCTGACTCTCAACATCAAACGCACCAATTTCGTTAGATAGAAGAGTAGTAGTTTCAACATATTTTCCATCTTTATATGTTCGATATGTTTTTGGGGTTGAATCAATTTCCCCAACAGACCAGCCTTTCATGCCAGCGGCTTTTAGGGCTAAATCAATCAAACTAAGTTGCGGATTTTTAGGATTGTGAAATTTAATTTGTTCTTTAGCAAATTCTACATCATCTATTTTCTCCACATTATTATCTGCTAACATCTCGTAGGAATCTGTTGTTCCCTGGTTGATTTTAAAATTCTTGAGATCGTGTTGTTGCATCTCGATTTCTGCGGATTGACATGTGATTGTTTTGATTTGCTTCATACCATCGTCAGTAATTTTCGGATGTTCCATGATGAACCAACCAACATTTTCGACATAAACACGCATAAGCCATCCAACAAGATCATATACATTGGAATGAACTAATTTAGAAAGACCTTTTCCATCTTGAATAAGAATATTTTCATTCAAGTCAAACGTCAATTCAAATGTATTATTAAATTTTGACGTGAGCTGAAACGTACTTTCTTCGATTCCATTAATAGCACATAGAATTTTACCATTTGGTGTTCCTAAATATACATGCCCCTGGATCGGCTCATTATAACGATTAAAAACTATATTCACGTTTATTCACCAACCTTTCGAGACTCAATATGTTTAACTTTAAAATCACAATTACCATAAAATAGAAGAGAATTGTTCCCGTTCAAAAGCTGTAGCCAATACATATAAGCTACATCAGTAATACCTAATTTATCGTAAGTTACCATTCTTCCTAATTCATCGTTAATAGTAAGTTTCTGACAGTCAAGATATACTTTTAAATCTTTGGATACAGACATCCGCATTAATCCATTTTCAATTATGTAATATACTTTGGAATCAGTACGGTAAAATACTGTGTGATAAGTTTCGTTACCATAGACATCAACCAATTTAAAATTTGCGAGCGTATTATTACAATGCCAATCGATATCTTTTGTAGAATCTGAAATCGTGAATTCTACGGTACAAGCGTTTGATTTTGCATATGTGTTTACCAGTGATACTAATTGGCTTTGATAATTCGTATTAGAAGAGGAGAGTGTACCTGTTTGATTAATTGTCGCATCAGACATATTACAGATATATATTTCTCCATTTGCCTTTGGAATAATGTCAATTGAAGGATACACATAACTATTCAATTCGTCACTATTGTTTGCGATTAAAATATTTTTATATGTGGTACATGACACACTTGTTACGAGGTTATCAGTATAACCAAAGGGCGTTGTACATTTAAAATATAGTTTTAATCCAAATGTTTGAGCATTAACAGAGTAAGATTCAATATTATTAAACCAACCAAAATAACGAACTGTATCATCCGCCGAATCGCCTGTTCCTGAAAATGTTAACCATTCTGGAAAGTGAGAAGAAGTTAGCCATCTAGTAATTTCACGACGTTCTGATTTAGTAATTACTGCTTCATTTTGATTCGTGAATTTACATGGGTCTTTTATAATATTAAGTTCGAATTCAAGTGTATCGTTCCATTTGTCGTAGAAATAATTCGGTTCTACTTTATGTCGATTGGAATCACCCGTTTCCATATCCCTATCCATTGCCATATTCACATCTGCATCACCATCAAAATCCACAGATACGTATTTCACACTTAAATCACTCAGTTTCTTTCCCATAAACGTAAAATCTTTAAATTCTTTTGCCATTTTCTCACCTCCAAAATTTTGTTATAGTTATAGAAATAGGAGAGCACCTTTGACAGTACCCTCCCATAGTTTGTCATCTTGATGGTCTAATACCAACTTTTCTTGCATCTTTCACGATCTGTTTACTTGTATACTGATAAGACTTCTCCAGAATTTCCTGCAATCCAGGAAGAGCATCCCTGTCAACATTACCTTCAACTGTGAGTAATGAATCATAATGATTTGTTACCGTCACATTTCCGACATTGCTGATGTTCTGAGGAATATTCGTCTGTACCAGATTTGGCGTAGTACTTACATTCATACCGAATTCTTTAGGATCAATTGCACTTAATGCAGCTAAATTACTTACGAAATCGGCTGGCAGAATAGAATCTCCATCTTGAACAGGTGTAAGGACAGCACCATCTTTCTTGCGATAGATTAATTCTGAAACGCCATGATGTTTGGTGTCTTTATTTTCGTTTGTCCATACAAGCTGATCGCCATGAATACGATCCGTACCCTTTTCATAACCACTAATCTGGCTAAGACGTACCCATCCAAGATCACTATAATTAGGATCATGCGCACTCTTGATATGGATCTTAAAATCACCAGTAGTACGTCCATTGCCGCCATATTCCCTAGCTGTATAAGAATCAATAACAACAGCACCAGGCTGACCGGAAAATCTACTACCTTTTGGAGACATACCCCAAGAGTCATTGTAGTAAGATCCTGTGAACGTTACGACATCGCCAACACGAGGAATTCCATCGCCACCAGTTTTTGCTGGTTGTGGTTTCGGCTGTGGCTTTGGTGGTTTTGGTTTTGCATTGACCTTAATTGATACCTTTGCAGACAATCCACTTCCATCAGTAGTGGTAGCAGTAATCGTACAAGAGCCAGGTTTCTTTGCTTTTACCGTACCATTGGATACAGTAGCAATTGATTCATTACTTGATTTCCAAGCAAGAGTCTTATTAGCTGCATCGTTCGGTCTGATTGTAGCAGTAATACTTGTGGATTTACCCTCTTCCAGTGTAGTAGAAGTAGGAGACACCTTTAGTTCCGCAACCTTACGATTCGTTGTATCTTCCGGTTTGACTAATTGATCCGCAAGATCACTGTTTACTTTTGAATTACTGTTGATTGGATCAGTTTTTGTACCAGATGCGGTACTGGATGGATTTTTATTTGCACTGGACTGAGACTGTGATGCATTGGAATTTTGATTCTTAACACCTGTCTCTGTGCCTAGATCGGACTGAGCAGTATTAAAATCCGTACTACCTACCCAGCCAGTATTTTTGATGATAGAATTGATTTTACCGTATGCTTCTTGATAAGAGGACACGGCTTTGTCAAGCATAGAATTGATGATCTCAAGCTGTTTGTCGGCATTATGACTGATTTCGTACTCGGTATCATCAAGAGAAGTTTTCAGATCTTCACTGAGCTTATCGTAACCTTGAGACTGCATATCGTTTGAATGGTCACGTTTCGTCTGGTCAAGATCATCTTGTGCTTCTGAAAGTTGTTGCTTCAATTTCTTAACTTGAGATTGAGCTTCGAGGTTATTTCATTTTCTTTTCATCCACTCGCTACGTGGACAAGAGCATAACTGCTCCCCATACTTTCGTATGGCATGGGACTATATCTTCTATTTGAATTTTATTTGAGGGATTGTAATTAAGATTTGAGGTATAAGAAAAGAGCAGTAGGGTTACTGCTCCTGTGGTTGTTCTGTAGTTTCTGTATTATTTAACGTTTCAATATATAACTTTGCCCATTCTTCCATATCCTTAAAATCAATACATCTTTTTGAAACGGTACTGTTAGGATCTGTATATTTTAAATGATACAACTGCAATGCTTTTGTTCCTAAATCCATTTTATTGATTACTTTTAATTCTTTATCAAGCAAATTAATATATTGACTTTTTGCTTTCTCTGATTTAAATGTACGATATGTCCCTATATTCTTTTTAACAAATGCACTTGTACATTCTTTTGGAATTGGGAACATGTAATTAAGATTAACAACCGCTATTAATCTTGTTGTATTATCTGGATCAAATATTTTGTAAAAATCTTTTTGTTGTGTCAAGCGTTTATGTTTTTCCCGTGGATGTGATACCTGTGTAATATAATACAAACCATTTATTTCAAACAGCACACCGAAAAATGGCTTGTATTTATCTGTGCCATAATTGGTCATAGGAATTCTTCCTTCGTGACTTCTAAGATAATCTGTATACTTTTCGTCTACATTAATCCACTTCATATTTTCTCCTAATAGTAATAAAGGAGCTGTAACCAGCTCCGCTATTAATACGATTTTTTACATGCTTCGTAACATCTATTAATACGATTTTTTACATGCTTCGTAACATCTATTAATACGATTTTATGGCTTCGTAACCACTAATTATAAGAAAACTTCCGTTTCCTTGATTCTATTATATGCAATACTGGGGAAAAAATCTATTCACAAAATTCACAAACATGCGAACGGTGGTTCGTATAACTTCCACAAACTTGCATAAACTTCTCTATTGTTCTATTTCGTTGTCTTTTCTTCTACTTACTTCTCTTATACATGTGTTCGAGAGATTCTTTACTCGTATCTACACTGTGTTCTATCTATTCATCACTAATTATAGAAAAGAACACACCTCAAAATTATAATATCACTTAATATTCAAATAGTCTATATTTTTCAAACCGCCAATCGCTTGCGGTCTTACATTAAGGCATTACGCCACCCAATATGGGCTAGTCTCTGAACGTCTTCCATATCATTTCTGACTTAGGAAGTTCGCTGCGTCTGAGTGACTTGCACACCCGGTTATCCCTAGTTTAATTATTTTTATGGTTTCTATCCAATCATGGACTGTGAGTTTACAACTCTACCGCATTCACACCTACCGTTTCCGGTTACGTTGTAGCCAATTAAACCTTATGGGGACTCCCCGCAATTAAATAGATTTTACAGGAGCAAATATTTCACCCCTTCTAAAGCCATGATTTGTGCTTTAATAGCATTTATGTCATTGCTCTTTTTAGAAATAGTTTTATCATAGTCGTAATAATCAGCCTTTTTCTGTAAAGCTTCTTTACGCTTCGAAATTATTTTATCAAGATAATCAACCTCTGTACTCATAGCATTCTTATACAGATCAACCAGACTGTCCTGATATGATTTCACATCTGCAATCGAACTCTGAATACCTTCACGGTAATCTTTTGACTTGTCATTATATTCCGTTAAGGAAATAACCCCATTGTCATAAGACTCTTTTAGTTTTTGCAGACCCGTGGTATAATCTGCAATCTTTTGTTTTGCCGTACCAATACTCTGCTGTAAGAGAGCAACTTGTGCCAATCCATCTTCCGTGATACGTCCTTGCTTATCAAGGAATGCATCATCGTTCAGAAGGTCACGGAAACTTTTCAGCTCATCTTCAAGGTCACTGTACTTCTGGATAGCATCGTCAAGTGGCTTAAAACGTAGCTCATAGATACTATCTTGAAGAGATTCATTGTCCGTAATCAGTTCCAGAGTATTTTCTTTTAGCGTTTGAATCTTTTCTGCATAATCTTGATACGATTTAGAATTGACATCAAGAACCGCCTGTTTCTTCCGGTATATTTCCATCTGCTTTAGATTCTGCTGTACCTGAGCGTTATTATTATCTATACGGTCAGTGTATAAATTCTCTGGCACATCACGATTCTGAGATTGCAGGTAAGAAATATATTTCTCCGTAATATCCGAATTACGTTTGATTCCGTCAATTACATTCTGGATAGTATCAATTTTAATCTGATCCAATTTATCCCGTAGTTCAAGAAGGCTGGTAGAAGCATCATAAATCTTAGCTGTGAAATCTTGAATATTTTTCATAGCAGATTGATAAGCTTCGGAACCTTTCTTTAATAAACCACTGGACAGCTGGGAATTGATTTCCTTCTGATATTCATTGAGTTTCTGCGTAAGCTGATTGTAAGTATCTTCCTGTGCTTTGATGGATTTATTGATATTGGCATAATTGTCTGGATTGTCAATCGCCACACCCAGAGCATCATTCAAGGATATTTTGGAATCGGCTACGTCTTTGATTTTATCATTGATGTCTACGATCGCATCATAAGTATCAGTTATGATTTCCAGACGTTTTTCAGCGAGTTCGGTAATTTTATCTTCGAGCTTTAACGCATTGTCTCTTGCAGATAAGTAAGATTCATAATAGCTTTGGAAGTCACTAATTTTCTTTTTCAGATCTTCATCTGTGATGGTATCTATATTAATACTACCATTCATGATCTGGTTCTTATAAGCATCAGACAAACTAATGCTATTAGCTTTTGCCAGATAAGCATCTGCTGCACGTTGGTTATGAACCATTTCATTCGTTGCTTTACCGATTGCATCTGCCGCGGCTGCTTGTTTATTTGCAAGACCTACTGCACGTTCGATTGCATTAGTTGCAAGCTCTGTCATACGGGACAGACGGGAGAGCATAATTTTGATAAAATCAACTACTTCTTCTGTTGTTGACTTTGCATCAGAAGAGGATGAAGAGCCACCAGAATTTCCACCGGAAGATGATCGAGTTGAACCACCGGAAGATGTTCCACTGTTTCTACGACTACTGCCACCAGAAGATGAGTTATGGCTGGCATTATTCTGTTTCTTTTTGTCTTCCCATGTGGAAGAATCTGCTTTTGTTCCAGAACTTCCAACATTAAATCTTCCCGATCCGCCAGAGAACGCACTACCTAAAGAATAACTACCACCTGCAAGTTGTGCATGAGAGCCGGTAACATAACCATGCTCAAGTAACTGCTCCGTCTGATCACCGTTAAATACAACATCATCTTTCTTCAGATTAGCAAAAGTAGGATCGCCGCCATTTAAGATAAATGCTTTACCATCACGAACTATTGCTTCTGGTTTTAACTCATTTACAAGCGCATGTGGTTCATTGTGAGCAAGCCCCCAATTACGGCTTGCAGTACCTGACGCATGAGCAGTTCCTATAGCGTGTGCCGTACCATTTACTCTTGGAGCCGTACCATTAGTCTTAATATTGTAAGTCAGACTTCTTGTTTTATTACCTGGTAGATTTTCAAGTCCAGAAACAACCACACCGTAAGTAACCGTAGCATTTTTGTCTTCCGGATCATAACTGTCAATCGCACTATGGTCAACTTTGTATTTGACCGTAGCGTCCTTATCTTTCGGCGTATAATTTACAATCGCCTCTTCGTTTACACCAGCTTTTACAAGTAATTCTGGCGTAATTCCAGAAATCTTTGCAGAGACGTCGGCAAGAGCATTCGGATCAAGATTTACCCCTATTCCTACATCAATCGGATGAGTAGCAATATTAGAAAGTTTCGACTGAAAATCAGTATCGTCAAGACCTAACTTTGCTGTCGTATCAGCATCAAGATTCTGTAGCTGTCCTGCCAACTGTTGTACTTTCTGCTGTGCATCTGTGGTATCAATGTCGATGCCCTGTGTTTTCATCGTATTCTGTGCGTTCAGAATCTCTACAGCATTCTGATATTCCTGTAATTTTCCAATCGCATTGCCCAGTTCTCCGTCAACCTGCGAAGTATCAACCTGTAGAATAGCTGGTGTATTTTCAAGATTTTGCTTCGTAGCGTACAGGGATTGTAAACTGTTGACAGCATCTTGTGTATCGGCATTAACAGGAATCGTGCCGTCTTCGTTTCTGAATTGCTCCAACTGACTCTTCAGATCAGAGATCTTCAGATCAACAGAGCTTGCATCTGCATCAATGATAATATCTGTATGTCCAGCCTCTTGCTGTTTCTGTACCAGATAATCAAGAATATTATTGGCTTGCTCCAAACGTTCTGTTCGAACTTCTGGTTCCAGATCAGCATCATTGATCTGCTGAATATATTCCTTAACCTTGTCAATATCATCTGTGATTTCACTGAATGAATCTGTGTCCAAATTGATGCTATCAAGAGAAGTTTCACCCATTCCATCAAGAGCTTCTTTTGCAGACTGAGCTTCAGTTTTTAGTTGTTCCAGAGATTTAACCGGCTGATCGAGGTCGATGTCAAAGCCAAAATCGTGCAGTTTTCTGAGTACTGATTGTACCGCTTCCACATCAATTCCTAATGCATCCGCAATCTCTTGATCGTTTCCGACTCCGAAATTAATCTCCCATGAACCATCTTCATTCATGTGCGCCCATTCAGAATTAAGGTTGGATATGTCCTGCAAGAATGCCTGACATCCTTCCTGTCCTTCTGTAAAATAACGTTCCATCTTCGGATAGGATTCTTCATAGGCAGCCACAATTTCATCCACACTGGCATTGGTCAGATCCTTATTTGACATCAGATCAACAAACTCTCGGAATTTGTTTTCTCCCACAAGTCCTTTGTCGTAGAGATCTTTGATGGATTCCATGTTACCCTGGATGGAATCATACATATCACCTTCTTCGCCGCCGGACATTGCATCCTGCCATTGCTGATAAGCAGAAGTAGCAGTTTGATACTGATATGCCAGATCTTCCAGAGAAGAGATATTGTCTAGAATGCCCTGCCGTTGTGATTCTAGGCCGCTGATATCTTGACCTTTTACCATTGCATCTGCAATCTGCTCCTCAATCTGTCTAAGAGCTTCCTGTTGATCTGCAAAGCCGGAAAGATAATCCGCTCGGTTCATCTGTGATTGTTGTGCCTGTAGTTTTGCCAATTCTTCACGGTTGATATGATATCCGTCTGCCGTTTTCTCCAGAGCAAGCTCTGCATCATCTCCGAACATCTCTTTAAATGCTTTGACATTATCAGCAGAAATACCTGCTCCCGAAACAGATTCAGACATAATCGTCTTGAGCGTTTCCAGATTTGCTTGTGCTTGCTGAATGGTAGTATTGACTTCTGAGAAGGAATTATCCACTTGATCCATAGATACTGTTGCCGTCATTCCCATATCCGTTAAGAGATCAACAACTTTTGCCACACTTTCAGCAGAATCATCGGAAACAATTCCGAGATCCATTGCTTCGTTTACTGCCATGCGTAGAGCATCTTTACCAGCAACAACATCACTTGTATCAAGATTGATACTCTTGAGGTCAATATCAGTGTAGTTCTTCAGCTCTTTCAGCTTAGAAAGTACAGTATTGTTTAATTTATCTGCACCTCTACCGGATAAGCGTTCTTTGAACTCATAAGTTTTTTCGGATGCTGTATCAATACCATCTGCAATCTCATCAAACAGTTCCTTGTATTTTTTACCGGAATCTCTACTGACAATATTATCTACGGATGCTTTTACTCCATCTAATGCAGTCTTTGCTGCTTCGACCTTAGATGTATCTCCACTTTGCAAAGCTTCGTTATATTTGTCCACTGCATCCGCATATTGCTGGTATACTGTGGCTGGTTTATTGTTACCGTAACCTTCTGCAAGCATGGAATTTTTCAGATACTCTTGATATACTTCTTGATGCTTGTCCAAAATATCCTTATAAGAAGATTCGGCATCTTCCGCGGAACTGATAATGTTGTCAAAGTAATCAGTATTTTTGCCCTCGTCCTCAAACTGCCGTTTCAGCTCTTTAACAGTAGAAAGGAAGGAGTTTAATTTTTCGTCTGCTCCTGTTACTGTTTCATTTTCAAAGCCAAGCTGGAATTGACCTGTGCTTGTACTTGTGTACTGTTTTAGTCCAGCTTTTTCTGCCGCTTTCTGGATTTCTTCGATCTGGGCTTTGCTATTTTGGTAACGCTTCAGCGCATCTTTATATACGTCTGAATCTTTATAATCGGCTTTTTCTGGTGCATTACCAAGCAAAGATAAAGTAGGTGTATTACCAAAGAATGACTCATAATCATCTTTGGTCATTTTCTTTTTAGCTTTTTCGTAATTCTTTTCATTATCTGAATCATTCAACCAGCTTTTAGCATTTTCAACTTTGAGTTGTTGCATCTTCTCGATCTGATCATCTAGCTTGCCATTTACCAGATCGATTCCATCCGCCTGTTCTCCATAAGAATCTGATAATTGACTCTGAATATCAAGTAACTGACTTTTCGCGTTATAAGCTTCTTGCTCTGTAAGAGTACCAGAATCAAGAGAATCCCGTAATTCCTGTGCTTTACTAATATTGTCATCAATAGACTTATTACGTTCCTCTATCTCTTCTATGGAGTCTTTCGTGTGCTGAATGGATTCCTGGACAGATTGATTGTAGCCTTGCCATGCCGCAACGCCTACAGTAACCGCTGTGGTTAAAAGGAAAATTGGGTTTGTAAATGTAGCAAGAAGACCTTTAAAATAGTTTGATAAACCAGAAAATGCGGATTTTGTAGTTTCTACTTTGGGTACTAATTCAACGATTGAGTCACCTAAATCTTGGTTATTATCAATGAGATCTTTAACAAACTCATTATATGCCGCGCTGCCTTTTTCACCTGAATTAACTATCTTCGTAGCAATGTCGGAATCTTGATATTTTTTTAAGACTTCAGAATTACTACTCATCAATGCGTCAACTAAATCGCTTGCATTATTTATATTTAATTCTATAGCCTTACTAAATGTAAGATTGCCTGCCGCAGCTTTTTGATATAAACCAGCGTCATTTGCAAGAGATAATGCTTGTTTTGTCAACGCATCATTTAATCCCATTACAGATGCTTTAGTTTTAATTTGCTCTGTAGAAAATTCACTAATTCCATTTTTTCCAACTTTAAAAGACTCGTTAAAAGACTGTTGTAGTGTACTGCTTAATGTGTCAAATGTTGAGTTTTTTCCATATTTATTTCTCAGTAAGTTTAATTCTCCAAAACTACCAAATAAATCACCTAAATTTTTTAACTGCAAATAAAATTATTGTATAATGTTGGATTTATATAATAATTATGATATAATGTAATTAATTTAATGTGCATTGGAGGATGTAATATGGGATTTCAAAATTTGATATATTGTCCCGATTGTGATAGAGAAGTGAGCATCTATGCTGAAACTTGTCCTCATTGTGGGCGACCAATCAAAAAATATCTAGAAGAAAATAATATTAATGATTTTACTAGAGGTTTTATCTGTCCGAGATGTGGGGTTCATGAAATTAATTATGCTGGTCATTGTAGAAGAGTTAACTGTGAATATTGTCACGTTCCATTTATACAAACTAAATATGAAATGGTAGATTTGTTAAATCATCACGGGCGTGACAAAGAAAGCATTCTTAATGACCTAAAAGATCTTAATGTGGAAGATCAATTTGATGAGAATGCATATAATAAAAGACGTCATGAAGAAGAAGAGTGGTTAAAACAATATAGAGAAAAGAACAACTATCAAAATCCACAATCCACCAACCAACCCCATTGTCCAATATGCCAGTCCACAAATATCGAGAAAATCGGCATGTTCAAACGTATGCTGTCTACAAATATGTTTGGCATTGCATCAAAGAAAATTGGTAAACAATTTCACTGTAAGAATTGTGGATATGATTTCTAAAGAGAAGAGGTAGTTTAATATGAGCACAGATGATAAAAACAATAAACCAGCTATATCTAAAGTAATTACACCGAAACCTAAACCAGATCTCCCTTATCAAAAAGAATGGGATGAACTGATGAAAGTAAAAGCAACAGTAAGTAGAAGAGGAATATTTTCAAAAGAGGAAGAAGATACTAAAAAGTAATTACCACAACCACCATTCACCCTTGACAGTGGCTTTAATAGACATAAGATCATCCCACTCCTTTTGATAGGGTCTTTCTTTTTTCGATGATTGCGTATTGCCGATTTTAGCTTGAATATTGTTAAGTGCTTTTTGGATTTTGGAAATTTCTTCCTGTATAATATTTAATTCTTTTTGAATTGATTCTTCCATAAGGAGTCCTTTCTATGGATAAAGTATTATTTGCAAAATATATTTATGAACAAGTAAATCAACAAAGAGATAGATTGGCGCTTAGAAATAGTTTTCTGTTAACCATCTATACTGCTATAACAAGCGCTACTATTGGCGGGGTATTTCGATTCATAAATAATATACATAAATATAGTAAATGTAGCATTAATATCATGGTAATACTGTTTATTTTATCGCTTACATCAAGTATATTTTCCGCGTATTTTTATTTCACATTTATGTTGAATAATAAACAGGAATACATTAAAATTGACGTACTTTCAGAACTTATAATAAAAGATCTCGAAGATGAATTTGCTCGTCACAAGGTTATTAATCGTAATTTAACAGATCAACAAATTATTATTATAACAAATAATCTTTTTGATATAGCTCAAATAAATGATAAACGTAATCATGAAATGGAAGTATGCCAAATTAAAATGTTATATTGTTTTGCGATTTCTGCATCTTTAAGTATTATTGCTTACTGTATTATGCTATAGCCATTGCCCAACTTGCGGTTCTACTAATATAATCAAAATTTCAGCAGCTAAGAAAGCTGTAGGCGCTGGATTATTCGGATTATTCAGTAAAACCGCTAAGAGTCAGTTTGAATGTAAGAATTGTGGTTATAAGTGGTAATAAGAAGAATGTTATACTGTCTCGTACATCTTCGAGTATATGTCTACTGTATGTTCTTGGATTTGGTTGATACGTTCCAATCGTTCTTCTACAGAAGAAGTTTCAACGTGTTTAGGAATACCAGACTTATATTCTTGTTGTAATTGGTATTGAAGTTTTTTAATTTCTTCCTTTAGATCATTATTCTCCAACGATGTTTTAGGATAACTAGGAAAGAAATTTACAACAGAAATTTTATCCATTATAATTTATCACCTCCAGAAAGGATTGTAGAAGAGTTGTAAAACATTTAAAAGACACAGGAAAATTAATCCTGTGTCTTTTTATGAGCTATACTGCCCAATTATATTTTGGTCGAGTACCCCATCTTTTAAGCTGTTCTTTCATTAATCTTCCGTTAACGATAAAAGGGAGGACTCCTTGTTGTTCGGCAAAATTATCTATCGCGTATGAAGAGGTATATTTTCTGCTTTGAATAAATTCTTTATATGCTGTCGGATCAAGCAAGAAATCTTTTGCCATTTCATCCGCTTTTTCCTCAATCTTACCAGAAACTGAATCAAAATCTACAAATGCATTTTTAGTATCTCCATTCAACACATGAGAAATCTCATGAAATAATGAAAACCAAAAAATATCTGCAAAATGCTGTCTCAATGTTACGCATAAAATCAATGCACCATTTTCTGCTGTCTTAATAAAACCTTGAACCGGCGCACCTTTAAAATTTGGAACTATTCTAAACGCAATGCCGCATTCTGCAAAAATTCGAGTAAGATTTTTTGGTATCTGATCTTCATCCATAAACATTACTTGTTTGATCTCTGGTATTTTTGCTCGTAAAAGTGCTATATTGATTTCATCTGCTATATCAATATTCTCTGTAAGTAATTCACACATTCTTTGCCAAGCAAAAAGAACATACGGATCAGTACTTGTATTTTTCTTTTGCGCACGAAATGCTGCAACGAACTTCATTTTCGGAGTGTCACACAGATTGCTAATACCAAACAACTTTCTTATATCCAAGACCATTGATGCTGGATTAGCATCTTTTTCAATCCATCCGTATTCAATCCATTTAACGACAACTTCTTTTAAATTTTTTAAAACATCAATTTCTTGTGTAGATATACCATTTACTTCTTCAAATTCAAGTAATTCTCTTTCATAATTTTTTTGTAAATTAATCCAGAACTCTGCTTCAATACCCAGTGCGTATTCCAATTTTTTGGCGAATGAAGTAGATATGTTCTTTTGACCATTTATTACTGTACTGACATGTTTTTCTGTTACGCCAGTTCTGATAGCCAATTCCTTTTGAGACATACCTCTGTCTTCTAATATTTCTGCCAAAGTTTCTCCCGGATGAATAATAAAATCACGGGATAATCCAACTGTATTTATTTCCTTTTCCATGATAATCAATCACCCCTTCTATGACAAAAGTATCACATGTTTTTAAAGTTTCTGCGGATCGATCTTCTGCTACAGGTCTAATAATTAATCGATAATTTGCGGAAACAGTTAATGAATAAGAACCTTTTTTATCTCCTTCGAGCGATTCAAATTTACCCAATCGAGATTGCTGAAGAGCAAGAAATGAAGAAAATGAAATCATCTGATTGTATCGTTTTTTGACAGCCTTTGTGAGATCAGTACCAATTTCTCGTTTCATAAGATTTTTAGATCCTTTAACATCGTTCAAATCATCAAATAATTCTTTGACATTTTTATCTTCATATTCAACGTACAGAATGTAATCACCTCCGCATAATACTTACCTAAAAGGTAATTATATTCTATCATATTTTTATCTTTTGTCAATAGCTTTCTGCCGAGAGTAGTATTTTTACCTTATTTTATTCAATATTTTGCTTCATCAATTAATTTTTGAACATCATCTAGCATCTGTTGTATATTAATAACTTTTTCCTGAAGCGATTCTAATGATATTAGAGGAACTGGTTTGCCATCTTTATCGCGGATCACTTCATGATTCTTTTCGTAGTCAACATAAGTGATCGGAGTTGTATGCTTTGAAATTTCTCCGCTATCATATAGTTTATAATTTTTACGATAATATTCCGATGGATCTGCATTTTTTATATTCAATGAATCCGCTTCTTGTGTAATATTTTGTATATTAATAATAATCACCTACTTTCATTTGAACTATTTTTAAAAAAGGAGGATAAAAGATATGTCATGGAAAGGTAGAGTCAGAAGAAGTATGCAGCCATGGCCCTGGTGGGCTATAGCGTTGTTATTCTTTGTTGCATTTTTGTTGAAAATGATATAGAAGTGGAAGAGGAGAGTACTGGAAAGCTGTATCCCCCATACTCTCCTCAATTCAATGTTTACTGGCACATTTCAGCCCACGCACATCCTATAGATGTACTATATTTCGATATGGATATTTTGTATGACTTCCATTTGTCAATCATCTATTTTTACCGTTTTTAGTTTTTCTGTTCTCAAAACGATTAATAGCATCTATGCTAGATTTTACATTACGAGAGAAAAAATCATTTGCTTTTTAGGATCTAAGATAAATGCTTGATCAGAAGATTCATCTTTTACGTCTTTATTTCCAATTATAGTTACACTTGCATCAATAATACCATCAGGATCAGATTTTAATGTTTTAAAAATTAATTCAGATTTAGATTCCAGGCTTTCACATCCTCCATTGATATTGTAATTTTACGATAAATACCTATATAATTTTCCTATTATTTTCCAACAACGCCAGAAATAGGATAGAAGCTGGCGTGTGATGAGAAAGCATCACAACTTTCGCGTACCGTGGAACATGCATTCAACGCATATAAACTATGGCATTATATACGCTGGAGGAAGGGTGTTCTCTCTACTCCTCCTAACTTTCATATGCTTCGCTCGTCATTATAATTTTATCTTTAATTTCATAATTGTTGCTAACGTTTCACATATTACTATACGTAGTCAGGTTGGCTCGTGCGTTCTCGCGGAATTTTCATCCATTTCACTGCATTATTGCAGGATAGCGAATTCGACGAATTAATCCTCTATTTATTTTTTACAAGCACTAATCTCCCTACGTTGAAATATCATTCCATTGCTATGATATTCTCCGCATTGATAAGCCAGTTTACGATAAACTATAGCCAGGATTTTGGCTAACCTATGCTTGATATAAATTTGAAACCACCAAGTGCTGTTAAAGCTGTGCCAAGTGGCCCAAGTGTTTCAGTAATTTTAGTAAGAATTTCTAAGAATTGTGTTCCGCTATCTATGACAGCCTTGAAAGTGTCTGATGATAGAACAGAAGTTGAAAATTCTTGGAATGTAGCCTTGAATCTTTCAAGACTGTAATCGATACCCTTTTGGTAATTAGTTAATTCCTTTTCGGCGGAGCCTTCGGAATCATTCATAGCAGTATTAAGCGCTTGACGAGCAATATCGTACTGGCTCATAAGGGCGCTCATTACATTGCCTTGATTTTTCTTTGATATTCCGGAATATTCGCAAGATATTCCGATAATTATATATTAATACATAAATTTTATGCTATTTTGATTTGATCATTATACATTCCATTCTCGAAATCGGAAACAAATTGATTCCATTGATCTTCAGTATTTACGCATTTACTGTAAATGGAATGATATAACAAATGTATATCTTTTCTTATACAGACACCTAGAGGATATCTACTATGTACAATTTGAAATTTCTCTAATATATCCTCAAGTTCTTCTTGCGTATAGTTCTTGTAATCTTTTATTTCAATATTATATTCTTCAATTGTTTCATTTACGATATTGGCAAATCCATATTTATGATGTATTACGAAATCTTTACTACCAGTTAGGACGCATTTATAATTACAATTCTTCATTGATTCATTTTTCCATGTTTGTAAATGTCCTCGAAGATATTTTGTTAAACCTTCATACCCAGAACCATCTTTATTAAAATGCAATAGACCTAAAGATAATCTTCTAGCTTGAGTTGCCTTATATGTGCGACCCAATTTCTTACACATAATCATATCAGCTTCAGTTTTCCAGTGTAATAAAATATAATTATCTTCTTCCTGGGTCCATGGGTGATAATCAAAAGACTGTAAATTTAATTGTATTGCATGGGTAATGATGGAAGTTCTTGTACGGTTCGGAAAATATAATTGTACATCGTCAACTGACATTCTTGGATATATATCAGATAATAAATTATTTTCTTCATCAGACCAAAATTCACGACTTTTTATACCTAAGCGTTTCGCTTTTGTTAATATTGCTTTGTATGATCTGTTCGGTAGTAATGCTGCTACCTTTTTAATATTTGTTGAATAATATTTTCTAATAATGCCTAGTTCTTCTTCAGACCAGGCAGATTCATTAATCATTTTTATTCCAAGTTTACTTGCCTTTGTCATGATAGTTTGTTTGTTGCTATTTGGAAAATGTTTCATTATAAAATCCCAATCTCCATATGGATAATAATCTTTTAGAAATTGAACATCTTCTTCCGTAAATCTATATGTTGTGTATTTGTACAATCCTAAATCTTTTAATTTGTTTGAAATAGAAGATGGATTGCGATCGTATTTCTTTGCCAATTCAAATGGTCTTAAACCATTTCCGTTATCGTAATCTTTAATAATATTGTCTAATTCTTCTTTTGTAAAAAATCTTTTTGCCATTCAGCATCTCCTTTTATTTTTGAGCATAATAGTTTATTCTCTGTTTCTTTTTCGCATATAAAAATAAAAATCAAGCGCTTCTTTTAAAGTACTTGATTCGTCAAAAATCCAATATTCACGATCATTAATTATTTTACATGTTCTATCAAAACCAAGAGAATATAAATATTTTGCTAATCTCTTATTATTTGTTTGATAAATAACAACTCACCTCAATTTGTATGTATTAATATATAATTTGTCTTATACTCATCGTATAAGAATAGACTATGTTTTCACCTTCACCTTACGTGTTAAGGGCATACTCTTTTGGACGCCATTTGCGATTTGCGCCCTACTTCTATAGAGTTGAGTATTCAGGATTTCCACCTTTATTTTATAATCCATTTGGATATTCCCAACTCCCTCATGGGGAATAGTCGTTGAACGTTCACCCTCGACTTAACTAACATATGGTCTATGTATAACGTTAGGGTGCTTCGCTGCAAACAAGCAATATATCTCTACGTTTTTAAACATTCATAATCTAGTTTCCCGATTATTGTAGTGTAGAGCTTTATGCTGCCCTTGCAATTAAGTATGTTCTTTGATTTATATTTCTATAAATTCCGGCAAGATCATAAAATTCACCGGCAATCAACTCAGTTACACTTCATATTTTTTTTGTTAATATAGCCCTCGCTTAAAGCTATACCAATTATTATTGAGTCAGATAATAATTCTTATACTCGCATATAAGATCAGAGTACTTTTTAACCACATTATTCATCTTAAGAATAATAGCAGTCACACCATTTCAGACTTCATTTAGCGATTAAGCCCTACATTAAGGATTTCTCCCCCCTGACGTTGGGGTACTCGTTTGACACATCCCTATTCGGGACTTTGCGACCAAGCTACCATTTCTAATTTAAAATAATTAGCAAAATTTCTACTTAGGCTTTTGACCATATAGAATCTCTATCGTTGTTTTACTTTCGTTACATTCATATCAGCATGTTTCATCCATATTGTAGTGATAGAGCATTAGGTTTTACTGGTTTTAGATGTGTTCTCTTATGCACATTTCTGTACATACAGGCAAGTGTAGTCTGCCTGCTGGATGTCTGTTAAATCAGACCATTTATTTGCTAACTCATCAAGAATTTGATAAGTAGACTTAAAAGTATCTTTGTCTTTCAGAATATCTACGCCACTAAGTGCAAGCATTTCTTTTCGAAGCTTGGCAGTAGAAGTTACCATTCCTTCAGTGTCAAGACCGGCTTCTTCAAGATCTGTTTCGGCGCTTCTTATGCGCATTGAGATCGTTTTTAGTGCTGTCCCGATTTTTTCCGGATTTTGAATTACACTATTCGCTGCACTGGCAAGCGCAACACCCTGTTCATACGTATTGCCAGCGGCTTTTAGAGATGATGCAGATCTTTCAATTGCTTCAAAAATACCTGCTGTATCAATAGGCTGCGTATTGGCTACCTCATTTGCCACATCTACGATATGTTGTGCTTGATCTGCTTTTAGTTGAAAACCTTTCAATGCACTAATTAGACCAGAAGAGGATGTTTCCTGGGTCATGTTATCTCCGACACGTTGCAGAAGAGTAGTCATGTCAGACAATTCTTTTGCGTCATCAAGAGAAGCTCCGAGACGTTTCCAATCCGCAGTACTACTAATTACATCACTAACTGTAGCACCATATTTCTTTGCACTTTCAGCAGCCTGATCCCAGTATTGACTTAATTGGCTCTCCGATGCATCACTTGCAACTTTTGCTAATTCAATTTGAGCATCATTAATTTCCTTTACATTAGAAACAACCTTTGATGGAATTTCCATAACGACATTCTGTAACATGCCGTAAATTCCAGTGAATTGCGCAATTTGATTAACAGCACGTTTTGTATCTTGCCAAAAACTTGCACCTGTTAATCCATCAGCAGAAATTTTTGCTTTCAAATCCCTAGCTTTAGCGTCAACTTCTAACTTTTGTCCTTCTGTTGTTACATTTTTATAAGCATCACGAACTTCTTCAAGCTGTGCCTTATATTTCTTCCATGCCTTGCTATTGTTATTGATATAAGATTGCATCTCGTTTGATGCACGTAAAGCGACCCCGGGTGCTAGTGTTGCAGTTTCTTCAGCTTTTACCTGTTTTATCGCAGTCTTATATTTTTCTTCTTCCTCAGTCATCTTTTGAAGATTTTTACTAAGACGTTCAACCTCTTCATCACTAAGATCAGAAACATTCGTATCTTTTAACGATTTTTGAAAGTCTTCACGAATCTCTTTGAACTGTTTAAGGCTTTCTCTTGCACGAGTCAGTGACTCAGAAGTTTGCCCCTCATACTTAGAAAGAGTATTTTTATATCCAGCTTCCGTTGCAGAATATGTTCCAGTTTGCAATTCTTTCTGAACTTCTGCTAATTTTTTACGAGCATTAATTTCCTGCTCGATGCCAGAAATAATTTTAGAATTATCATAGTTGACCGCTCTTGTAATTCCGGAATCACTATTAGTATAAGAATCTCGTAGAGTTTTTAATTTTTCTAATTGCGATTTGCTTGCAAAACCGTCGGAATTTTTTACAAGATTATCAATTTTATCAATAGTTCTCTGAAGTGTGGTACCATCTAGATTTTTTGAAAGTGAAGTTCCAAGCGTTTTCGCGGTAGTTTCAACTTCATTAAGCTTTGCATTCAAAATATCAGCATCCGAAGCAATTTGTGTTAAATTTCCAGAAGATCCTTTTGCTAATTCTGCTTTTATACTAGCCTGTTTGTCATGTATGGTATTCACTGTTTTTTCTAAAGATGATAAAACGTCTGCAGAACCATCTTGTCCAGCGTACTGAGATTTAAGCTTTTCAACTTTTGCGTCAAATTGTTTTATAGAACTATCTGATACAAGTGTTTTTACTTGAGCTACTTTTTTATCAATGGCATTTTGAAGCTTCGCTGCATTTGAATCTCCAACGGCGGTATCTTTTTTAGATGTTTTCTCCATAGTGCTATTGACTAGGGTCATGACATTTTTAAATTCTTTACCAGCAGAAGTGCATTCATCAAATTTTGACTTAATTTGATCCATTGATGCGCCAGAAGAAACAAGGTTTGATAATTCTTTTTCCAAACCTGTTATAGTTGTATCAAGCGTTCTTGCTCTTTCAATTGCATCTGTGGATTGTCCAGCATAATTACTTAGTTGTTTCGAACGCTGTCCCTGACGAATAGCAGTATTGTCATCATTTCCATAAGCTTTGATTGTAGCATTTTTCTCATCGACATACGTGTTGTAACCATTAGCTTTTCTACGAAAATGATTAAAAGCTTTTTGCTCCAATTCATTATTGTAAAAACCTTGCTTTTTTGCATCTGCAATATATTTTCGGTTTGCAGACATTTCATTAACTAAATCAGAAATCCGACCTTTAACATACTGTTTATCCTCTGTGGCTACTTTGCCTTTTGCTTCTTTTGTCTTTAATGAATAATATTCTGTTACGTCTTTATTTAACTGAGAATATGCTTTTTGAAGATCAACGACGGTCTGCTTCTCAGATGTTAACTTACCATTCTTGTTATAAGATTGTTGTTTTCCATCAGCATACGTATACGAATGAGAAGTAGATGGACGTCCTTTTTTATCATATATTGTTGATTGTACATACTTATCTGCGTTTTTTGGAGTACTTTGTTCAGTAGCTGTTTTAGTTTTATTTCTTTTTCTAGACGTTTGAGTATGTTTCTTTTGTTCTTTTTCAATCTCATCAGACAGCTTCTTAACCTGTTTAGATGCTTCATCTGTTTTGATATTAATCTCTTTTGGTTCAGTAATTTTCTTCTCAAAATCATCGATTATTTTTTCGCTATTTTTATCCAGTGCAGCTTTTATAACAGCTTCGAGGTTAATTGTATGTTGTTTTGGCATTTTTTCACCACCTTTATAATTCTATATTATCAAGCACTTTATGTACTGAATTATCAATGATTTTATCTAATCTACCATTGACCAGTTCTTGCTCAACATAATCAAATGGTGGAGGAGTAGTATCTACAAGATGCCACTTACCATTACCATGTTCACCCTTTAAATACATCAAATCAAACACACCTTCGTTTGTTAGTTCTTGTCCCCAGAATCCGTGATAATTTGGAACGTTTTCTTCTGTATCTTCAAAAATTATAGATGAACCTTCAGCACTTATATTGCCAGTCATGTTTTCTAATCTACCCTCGCTAAAGTCTCCTTTGTGTGTTGCATAATATTGATTAATTGATTCATTAATAATTTTTCTATATTCTGGTTCTGCATCAGTTGCAATTTGACGTGCCATTGTAGGAACAGATTGTAATACTTTTTTATTGTAATCTTTTAGTAGCTTTTGTAGTTCCTTTGTTATATTACCCATTTTTACCACCACCTCCACATTGATAAATTAAAAAATCTTCTGACATTTGACTGCCAGAAGATTTAATGTATTCTTGCTTTATTTGTTATTTTCCTGTCATTCTTTTCTGTACATCCATTACGGTATCAACCATCACATCTCGAATTGCTTTTGCGTTAAGCATTTTACTTTCATTCATTTTTTTAAGAATATTCATAATCATTCCAATGCTTTCTGGATTTTCAAGAACAGGTTTTGCAGCAATCTGAACATTTCGTCCAATATTTGCTACAGCATTTGCCATTTCTGCAATTTCCGTATACATTTCATGTTTTTCATCCGTACAATGAATCATTTTTTGTAGTTTAAAATCTACAATCTTTTGTACACTTTCCATCACATGGTTTTTGATATTGATATACGTAAAATTAATATCATTTTTCTTATCTGATTTATCTACATTATAGAAAAATTTATTTACATGCGCATGAAGATTTTGATCTTGCATAACACAATCATAGATTACATCGTCTTTTTCAAATTCAACACCGTCAATAAAATAAACAGCAATAGCAGTAATAAGTGCAGCTTCCTTATTCCACGGTGTATACTCACCGCCTTCAAACATATAATCTACAATGAAGTCAATTGCTTTTTTCTCATCTGCAAGTGTAATAACCGGTTTAATTTTTACATATTTTGTAATCATTTATTTTCTCCTTTTTATTCCTGATAAATTTTAACTTCCCAATGATATCCGTCATCTGTATGAATACTATATTTATCAGAATAAGCATCATACTTCACCTGACAAATTTGAGAAGAATTATCTACTATTTTGAAATACAAGTGTGACGGCAAACAATAATTTCTCTTTTTTAAAATATCATCTATTTCACTGGAGTACATTGTTTACCTCTTGAGTTTCTTTTTTCTTACGTTTTCTTTTTGCCCGATTCTTTTTCACGATCTCGTATTCCTGCCATCCTCCGTCGATCTTGGAATAACAAATCCATTTATAGTTAACATCTGGATAGCAGTACCAGAATAGTTTTCTTTTAATCAGTGCAACACTGTCAGGGCATCCCTTAGTGTCAATAACTTCTTCATGTCCATCCTTATAGACAATAAAAAAATCAGCCACATATTTTATTGGCTGAACAGTTTTTCCGTCGTGTTTGAACTTTGGTTGTAGCTCATATGGCTTCTGTAATTCATAATCCACCACATCGCCACTCTCCACTAATGGGCAAAGCACATCGCGATAATATTTCATTTCTAAAATTGAATCAAAAGTTATATTATTATAAGTACGTTTGCTTGTGTCCTTATCTACGTTAAATTTAGATCTAGCGATTGTAATCACTTCCTTTTAAATATTATAATTATTCTTTTATTTTAAGTTTTACTTCATTGATACTATCTGTTACAAAATTTACAGCTTTTTCATATGACATATTCTTTTTCCCTAGAAATCTTCTCCGCTGTTAATTTACATATTACGGATACAAGCGTTAGTATATCTAAGGATTTTTCCAAATCCTAATGTTTTTGCTTTTTCTCCAAATTTTAAGCATATTATAAATCCAAATATATTGTTTCACCTCTCAAACAGACGGTGATTAATCTTTGATTAACAACTTATCATAATCATTTTTCATGTCTTTGTAGATTGACTGCTTTGTTTTTTCGACAATCATACTTATAAATTTGTTGCATAATTTTTTTAACATATAAAGACCTTCTTTCTCTTTTATTGACCGCGAATTTTATTGCGATAATTCGCGGTCATATTATTGAATGAAACTCATCTTTTATTTGATAACTCCGTCTTTGAGCTGTTTATGATAAACTTCTTTGATTACTTCCATACTCTCAGTAACAAGTCCATTTTCTAAATGATTTTCTTGAAGAATCATTTCATATTTTTCGTACATTCTAAAAATATGTTCAAAAGTTTCACGATTATATTTTCGACCACATGTTACAGCAGAAGAGAAGTCTAATATCTCCCAACGAATATCATCAATTTCCTTATCAACATACATCTTTGTCAGGTTTTCAATACATTCTTTCAGCTCTTTATTACTACGATGGAGTTCTTTCTCATCATTTTTTTGACTGATTTCCAAATCTTGGATCTTCTGCTGAGTAAAAAGTAGTAACTCATGTTCTTCTTTTTTCTCACGCATAGCTTTAGTTTCTATTCCAAAGAATTCAAATAAAAACCAATGTAATACTTGAATAATTGCCTGGAATCCTAGCAACGCTACAAAGATTGTTATTCCGAACGCCTTCCAGTCTATGCCAAAAAAATCACGTATAGGTTCCACGTTACACCTACACTTTCTAAGCCTTTGGCTCTGTATAAGTCATAGCATTCTCTGAATCACCAGCACCTGCTGTCGTAGGATCAATTACAATACCTAAAATTGCCAATACTACGAACACTGCATTAACAACGTTAACTAAATTGTCTCCAAACTCGCTCAAGTCAATTGTGAAACCAAATACTGCAGCAATAGTTTGAATAAGTACGATTACCGCTGGAATTAATGAAATCCAGAACATTTTATTTTTTACTCTAACGAGCCAATTAATATTTCTCATAGTTTTACCCTCCATAATTTTGATATGATAGGAGAGTGATAATACACTTTTACGCCCATAACCATGAGCAACCTACGTTAAGTTCCTCAATGTCATGACACAATTTTTTATTTGGTTACATATGTAATCTAATTCTTCTTTTGTTTCTGATCCGCACAAAGTTAAACGGATACCATTATGAATATATTTTTCTTTCATTCCGATGGCAAGTAAGGTATCAGATGATTTCAAACTTCCGGAATTACAAGCAGACCCAGTAGATACAATTACACCATATTCATGAAGTAAGGTCATTAATGCTTCGCCAGATACTCCTTCAAAACACAAAAATAAATTATATGGTAGTCTATTATTATAAGAGCCAACAACAAAAAAATTTGGAACTAATCCTGATAATGTTTGCACGAGATAATTTCGTTTTTCTGATGTACAGTGATCATAATTATAATGCTTTACAACGTATCCTAGAGTTAAGATGCCAAGTGTGTTCTCTGTTCCACCAAAAAGTCCATGTTCTTGTGAACCATATATAATAGGAGACAATTGAATATTATCCTTTTTATATAAAACCCCACACCCTTTTAAAGATCCTAATTTATGCGCAGAAAACCCTGCAATATCAATATCCAATTTCTTGACATCCAGTGGAATTTGACTAATAGATCCAGTACAATCAACATAAATTGTCCCGTTATAAAAATGGACTAAATCAATTATCTTTTTTACATATTGAATTGTTCCTATCTCGCTATTGGCATAGTCAATAACTACAAAACTTCTTTTATTATATATAGCTAACAATTCTTTCAAATCCATAAGATCAATAAATCCATGCGTATCTACTTTTAATGGAATAGCATTTCTAACTGTTTTTACATAATTTAAAATTGATTTATGTGCAATAGGAGAGTACAGAATAACACAGTCATTTTGGTCTTTATATCCTTTGACTGCTAACGCATTAGAAGCCGATCCTCCAGAAGTAAACAAAATATTACTTTCATCTGCATGAATAAAATCAGCAATATTTTTTCTTGATTTATCAATTTTATTCCGAATATTTCTTCCTTCTTGATAAGCACTGGATGGATTATAATAATCGTCTAAAATAGATATGATATAATTTTTTGTCTCTTGGTTCAATGGAGTAGTGGCAGCATTATCTAAATAAACTTTCATAGTTACACCTGCTAATCATAATATTCATTATTGATGTAAAAATTTTTCAATGCTTCAAATAATTCCGGTGTCTTTTTATATTTCCAAAGAGTTTTTCCGGTATCATCGACCTTTACGAATTCATAACGAATACCGTATTCTTTTAGATATTTATATTCGTCAACAAAAGAGGTCGCATATTCTTTGTCAAACTTCATTTTTTCCTTTTATTCCTTCCTGATATATAAGCGTAAAAAATAGGGGTGCGTATAATTGATATATACGTACCCCTATAATTCTCATATATCAATCAACACTATTTTTATTCACTTTAGATTTTGGAACAATCTTTACAGCTTGTTCTCTTTTTTTAGTCGCAGTAACTTTTTTATCATTCTTATTATCAATAATTTCTGATACAAGTTTTTGGATATTTTCCTTGTATGTAGAAACTTTTGATAAATCACACAATGATAGGTCGGTAACTGCCGTTTCTTTGCTTATTGCACCTTGAGCGTAATCGCTTACAGTTTCAAAAACATTTTTGCAATTTTCTGTATCAAATAGATTCATCCACATCGGGAGATTCTTGCTCGTAGGACAATATCCGCAATACTCATAAGCCTTACCACAAGTAAGGCATACTCTGTTATTTGCCATTTGTTTCTCCCTTCTAATTAGAATCAGTCTTCGTCAACCTCATCAGCATCGTAAACGCTATACAGAATCTTGTCATCTCCACAATATTCGATCTCTAGATCGCCTTTGAAATCCATGGTTGCAGTATCAGCACTAACTGGAACAGTGGTTTCCGGAGATACCTGGAATGATGGCATTACGATGTAATCTGCTTTTAGATCATTTTTCTTACATGGATTGTAGTATGTAGCTTTCATAATTGCGTATACAGATGTTGGGAATTTATCTGCTCTATTGTGGATTACGGCACCTGTCTCTACTTCACGATCATAACGAATAAAGAACATTTCTGCGTCTTCATCTAATGGAAGAGTTAGTACAGCACCCTCTTTTGCAATAGAAAATTTATCTGCGGCAGCAGTCGTATCCATAGTATATGTTTTTCCAATAGAACCATCGCCAAAATACTGAGCTACTTTTACAGAACCTTCTACATATCCGGTAATCGTAACGGTTTTAACACCATTTTTAACATGCATCAGTCTTGGCATTTTAACTTTACCACTTTTGGATGCGAAGATTGGCTGAGTTCCAGAAGATGCAGCAACGATATTGGTGTTAACAAAAGCATTTGTTGCAGAAAAAGTACCTGCTTTAGACTTCCAAATCTTCTTTACAAGATTACCATTTTTATCGGTAACATCTGTAGATTCAGCAGTGATTTCAATATTTGCATCACTTAATTGGGTGAGTACATATTGTGGAATACCAGTACCTTTATCTTCTGCATAAAAGTATAGAATCTCTTTATAGATTTTGTCACCTAATTTAAAACTCATTTGTTTTCCCTCCTTAAATTTTTGTATAAAAAAATCATGCAGATCCTTTAAGATCTCGCATGAAATTAAATTCATTTTTTGGAATTTTTGATGTATCAACAAATCCAGAATAACTGCCATTAATGACAGCATGTGTTGATTCATAAATTTGAAGTCTTTGTACACTATCATAGAATTCCACAATTCCAACATTGCGTAGTTCATTCTTTTTATATTTCGATCCAGGGTGATTCAGATAGAAAGAAATCATGGATAATAGACTTGGTGGTTTTAAAGAACTGTCTCTTTTCATCGCCAGCAAATTCTGTTTGTCTCTATTAATGAGATCTCTTTTGAGAGTCTTACTAGAAGTAAATTCCTCTTCTGGCGGAAATGTATGAAACATATATTGAATATATTTACACATTTTAATTCGTGTTGGTTCGTCAATCTTTATGTCTTGAATAGGATTATATAAAATAACACTTTCTTTTCCATCTTTTTCCTCGGTAAAGAAAGAAAAACCATGAAAATCAATGTCACCAAACATCAGTTTTGAATATTCCAAATCAATACTTTTGATTAAAATGGAAAACAATTGCTGATTTGTGATATCATTCCAGTCAATTCCATTGTTCCAAAGTTGTAAACGACATTTTGTTGTATTTGAAATAAATGGATAAATAACAGATTGTATATTTTCTTCTCCGTATGTTATATAGTCTTGAATTGATGGCTGATGAATTGTGATTTTATCATTCACTACATAATCATCTCCAAAATATAGTTGAAGAGGATTAAAATCTAAATATTCTTCTTCTTTATTTTCTTCATTTGCTATCTGTGCTTCAATTGCACTTTGTACAAGATCATTATTCGCAAACCCCATAATTTACCACCTTTTATTACTATAGAAGGATTTACCATTCTCTGTTTTTGTAATATTGTTTGGTGTAATAATTTGATATTGCAAAGTACGCACAAGATAATTATTATCCATCGTTGATTCTTTATCCAAAGATGGAATCGGATTTTCAACCTCAGTTCCAATCCATGCAAATCTATCTCGCAATATTGCAGCAATTAGATCATGTCTTGGTAAACCAGTAAGATCATCTATAACATCTTTTTCATGGATAAATATTGTAAAAGTAAGAAGAAGTGTTTTTACAGAATTATTATATCTTGCTAAGTCACTAAAACTTGTTTGATAACATACATAATTCCTAGAATCTGTTTCTGTTTCTGGGAAAAATATGTATGGACGGATATGGGCATTTTCACCAAAATAACGATCCCACTCACCCAATGGTTCTCCATCTGCATCAACGTTTAAATTTCCATCATCGTCAAATAATTCGGATTCCAACTCTGCATCATGAATTGCATACAGTAATTCTGGACAGTGTAATAATATTTGATATACTTGATTTTTGATACGAATATTATCATCATCTGGATTATGTGTATATGCGCGTAATTTATTAAGCATATCATCTTTTGTATGAAAGGAGTATTCATTTATTTTATTCATTCAGATACCCCCTATACAGTAATTTCAAAATTTTCAGCTACTCGAATAATGTTATTATTTAAAGAAACATCACATGATATTAATAATAATTTCCCTAAATAATTTCGATCGTTGATAAATTTCATTTTAATTTGATTATATTTACAACCAGATTTTGACCACGATACATAATCAGATAATTCATTATTTTCTACGGAGCATTTCCAAGTAAATTCTCCGCCTTTATATTGATCAGATATGTCATTGTGATCCTCGTCTAGTATTTTTATAGTAAACAATTTATAACTGCCACCAACTTTTACATTGGTAGAAGATGCTATAATTTTTTTATTTATACCGGCAATTTCTCCAGGTGTTGATGGTTCGACTGGGATAACAGACGAATCATAATAATCAGCATACATACCAATAATCTTGCCATTTTCGTCACGTTCAATATAATCTCTATGTTCATCCCAAAAATCTTGATAAATTGTAAGTTTTTGGATTCCGACAGGTTTTGTGTTTTCTATTTTTGTTACAGACCATGCCAAAGGATGTTCTGTTGGCGCGCTAATAATAAGACGCATTGTTTTACTAACGTCATCGTTGTACCAAAACTTTTCTGTGATCGGATTTAATGGGAACCAAATTTTATCCTGGTTGTCTGGGTGGGCAAAGTAGTGGTCTCTGTATTTTCCAGTTGTGTACGAATTCTGGTTTCGAAGCACACCCCACATTTTCCGCTTAATTCTGTTTTGACCAGTTTTTTCAATCCATGTCAAATTATAATCACATGGAAGAATTAAATACTTTCGAAATTGGTTTGCAATTTCTCTTCCAACAATTAACCATTTATGATAAATTTTATTATCATCTGGGATATCGACGAATAACCCAATCGGAAAATCGGCTAGATACCGTTCGTGATAATCTGTTTCATAATAATACAAATCATCATTCTCGGAAAAAGAATATTTTTGAGACGGACGAAATTGTAGATAATAAGGAACCTGATCCTTATCTATAGACTGATAAGAATTAATAATAAACTTTGCATCAATTGGAGTTTTGGTTGTATTGTCATAAGTCATATTCTGATTTTTATCTGGCTGATCATCATGGTAAAAATCATATATATAACACTTTTTTGCCTGGATGTCATGATCAAATGTTTGTTCCATAAGAAAATCTGAGTTTTCTTTTGTTATTTCACCAATTGTTTTTGCATCATTTGATCGTATGCTTGATATACGTCTAGCTGTTGATAGGTTTGGCATGACTATTTACCTCCTCTAACATAGCTTTAATATATCCATGAGAATCTAGAATAGCTTTTCTAAATATTCTATAACTATATTTTGGACTATCTATTAGATCGTATGCCGCCTGTAATGTCGAAATTAAAAGCAGCATATCATTTGGATAACCTAATAATGTATTAAGTCCACCGAATTTAAATAGAATATCTTCAAAGTATTTTTTAAAATCATCATCTGAATTAAAAATTCTGTCTGTCACTAGCTTATCTTTATATAAAAGTAATCTATGAATATTTTTGTGCATTAAACATGCTGCGTTTTTTATTTGCTCGTCAGAAAAAGTTCCATATAAATAATCCATATTATGTACCATTATTAATATAAGAGTTATAAAGATAACCATGATCTCTAATAGTCTTACTTAATTCCTTCTGTACATTTTCTAATCTTGTCTGAAGCAATCTGTATGGATTGTTTAGCATTTTTTCTTCTTTTCCACCAACCATCATAATGGTATAATTCAAAGAATCGACTCTTGGACTGAGCCATTCAATTGTAATCCCTAGAACAAATAGTTTACACACATATTCAATATCAGAACTTTCATCTATTGTATTTACAAGATTAAAAGAAACTTCTTGAAATTCATCGTCCAATACAATAGAAGAGAAGAGTCTTCTGATTCTTGCATCTCCAAGTACATTGTGTAGTCTTTCGGTGTAAATCTCATAAAAATCATTAGAGTTTAATGCTAATTCTTTCGGATCATCAATTTTTCCCAATGCCCTTGAAAAGATAGTTTCATAAGGAAGTATCATCTTAACCTCCTTTATTTAACAAATAATTCACTTAGAAGATTAAAATCCGAATCAAAGATTTCACTGAGTTTTCTTACTTTTGCAATACTGTCAAGATGACCATTAGCAATCTCTGTAGCAATCATCTGTTCCAGGATGGTTCTTGTAGCTTCTGGCAGCTCTTTGATTTCCATTTCCATCTGTCTTGTAGGCATATCAAGAATTTTAAGTAAATCATTTCTTGTATACATTTTTTCATATACTCTTTTTACAGTAGGAAAATCTTCCAGTAAATCGTCATCCAGGATAACAAATCTTGGTAAGAATACATGGTCTGAACCTTTTCTAATCAAAGAAACAAGGTCACGATAATTGATCTCGCAATCATATCCATAATCTTTGAATTCATAAACATTTCCAGATTGAGACGTGATGTTTAATCCACCATAACATACTGATCGACACAGAATATAATCTGAATCGGTAAATACCTTTTTCTCTTTTTCGATTTTTTCTTCAATTGGTTTTTCAGCAATAACCGGTTCTTCTACGGTTGTTTTTGTCTCAACTTTAGTAGCTACTTTTCTAGTTGCAGTAGCGGTTTCCTTTTTTGCTCGTGCTGTCGGCATGGCTTTTCCTCCATTAAAAAATAGAAGAGTAGCGGTTAAACTACTCCTCTAATATATTTTTTATTACTTAGATTAGTCAGTAATGGTCCATGAACCAAAGTAACGACCAATTCTTGTAGATACTCCAAGCTCTCTCTGAACTTCGTATTTCATGATATCAGCGATGTTACTATTAGCTGTTCCACGCTCTGTGATTTCCTCGATATGAGTCTCGCCAACGTCAACCATATCAACAAGTTTGTTATCTCCAGACGCAAATACAAAGAGAGTATCGTCCTTGTACATAGACTTAGTTACATCATTTCTTGCAAATCTCTGTGGAATTTCAACAAGTGTGTAACGTCCGTAATTTCCAAGACGACCCATCTTTGCAATATCTTCTTTCTGAGAATCAGCAACCCATTTAACATCGATAAGGTTCTCAAGCTCCTGAAGTGCAACCATTGTTCCCATAATCACTACATCTGCATTATCATTTGCAACAGATACATTTTGAAGAATCTTATTGAATTTCTTTCTGTTTGTTGTGTTGAGAGCACCTGTCTGTACGAACTCAGACTGTGCAGGAAGTTTCTTTGGTGCTTCAAGAATCTCAGCAAAGATAAGCTCTTGAATCTTTACAACAAATGCTTTAGTGATAGCATCTACAAGTTTTGTCCAATCTTCTTGGCCAATAAGATATCTATCAATATCAGCACCAACAGCAGCACCATAAACATCCGTCTCTACAGAATATGTTGTGTTCTCTGGTAATCTCTGAAGCATTGTATCGTGATGTCTCTTGCCCATTCTTGCTACAGAAAGAATTACTTCTTCATGCTCATTAACGAAAAGATTAGCATCTCCATCTTTAAGGTTTTTGTAATTAACAAGTGCGTTGAACCACTCATTTTCTTTAAGTCCTGTAGAAACTGTCCAATCAGTTACTTCTTCAATTACATCGAAATACTGACGAGCATGATCTCTGTAGGCACGTTCTCTTTCTCTATGAGAAGAGTCTTTGGTAAGACCGAAAATTTTGAGAGATACTTCACGAAGTTTGTCTTCTGCCTCTCTCTTAGAAATTCCATCGTCGAGTTCATTTTTATATAAATCGAACATCAGATTTTTTACTTCTTCATAAGAAGTTTTCATTTCATCGAATACATTAAGCACATGTGCGCTAAAATTCATCTTATTCATTGCTTATTCCTCCCTTCTTTATAGTTCTGAAACTTTGTGTTTCTGACTTCCAGCTTCAACAGTTACTTTCTTACCAGCTACAGGTGTTCCGTCAAATGCATCTTCACTAAGCTCATAAACGTCTGTTACTGTAAGCACAAGTCCTCTAACTGTTTTTGTTCTTTCGGCTGTTGCTGCGTTGAAGAAGTTAGAAGTTTTGGTAAATTCACTATTATAGGTTTCTGCAATTTCAGGAACTTCATAAATAAGAATTGCTGGTGCATTTGGATCGACTTTCTTAACCTCTACATACCAGTTTCCGTCAGCAGCTTGCTCAAGAATTTCTCCTTCAAAACCAGCTGGTGCATCTGCAACCTCATATTGGTCAAAGCTTACATATTTTCCTTTGCCGAAAACTGTACCGTTATCCGTATCTTCTTTGATAACCATGTTTAATACACGACCAACTTTGTCAGAAAGGACTTTGGTTGGGAAGCATACATGATGCTGATCAATTTTATATTTAATAGCCATTTGATTTTTCCTCCTTTTGTTTTTTTTACAAAATAAAAAGACCGCTTGTTGCGATCTTTAAAATTAAAAGTTATTTTGTTTATTTATTTTTCTTCTTCAGCAAACAGTTTTCCATATCTGCTAGGTTTCGAAGCTTTTTTATTTACATTTACAAATTGTTTCTTTGATGTAGCTGTCTTTTCTTTGTTATTAGAAAGTGCAAAGTTACCATGCTCAGAAACATAATCAGAATGAAGAACTTTAATTTCTGTCTCAAGATCAGCGAGAGAGTAGTTATCCATTTCAGAAACAAGTTTCTCATAATCTTTATTTACGAATTTTCCTTCTTCATCTTTCTGTGCAAGAATTTCATATTTCTCAGAATCAAGAATTTCTTTCTTTTTTTCACGAAGTTCATTTAATTCAATTTCTTCTTTGAACACTTTTAATTCTGCATAGTTTGAACGCATTTCTTCTAATTCTGCTTTTTCACTTGCTGTTAAAAGTTCACGGAATAATTCTGTACGTTCTCCATCAAATGAAACATTGTCACCATCTTTTACATAACCCTGACGATAAATCTTATCTGTACACCATCCTTCATATACAAAATAAGAATCATAAACATTTGAGATGTAATAGTAATCATCGTCTAGCTCCTCGTATGGAACTAATAAATTATACAATGCGTATCGAACATCTTCATGTGAAATTTCATATGTACGAACAAGTTTTTCAAATCCCTGTCCTTTGTTATTTTCACAGTCACTAGATGCCTCCCCTTTGCCAATAGAACTATCTTCGAAAACTTCTTTAAATTTAACTTCTAATTCTTCATCTGATAAATTAGAATATTCAAATGTAATGTCTTCTACAGTTTTATTGTATTTCTCTAATAACTCTTCAAATTTATTCATTTTACTTTCATTTCCTCCTTCCTTTTGTAATAGTAGAGCAGAAGTTTGCTCCTTAATACTGAAGCAAGTAGACTCTAATTTATTTAGTCGTTCTTGCAACTCATCCATTTTTGATTCATAATTTTCAAATAAACTGTTATTTTTTGCTTTAAAATCAGTAAGTTTAATATTTGATCCGGACATTCCAGGCTTTACGGTTTCTCCCTGTGGAGTTTTTCCCAAAATTGTTACTCCACTAAAGAAAAAGTCTTCGATGTTTAAATACTTTGATTTTGCATCATAGCTTAATTCTCGAATTGAAAGTTCAACCGATACAAAGCATTCACCTTCACGCTCTAAAATCTCAGCAGCTTTTGAATACTCTTCAAAGATATATCCATCAACTTCACAATAGGTTTTTTCTTTTTCTTCATCGTAAACAAGTTGTGCATTACAGCTCTCCGGAATGATTCCAATCGGATATTCGTCATAAACAAGCTCTCCATTTTCATTTTCATGCATATTGTGACTGTAAAACTCCCACTGACCATCCGGATTTTCATCTGTAACTACCTTATGGATATAACCAAGAATCGGACGATTGCTGAATGATGGCAATGCTGCTTCCATAACAGTTTTGTTAATATTTGATCCATTTACATTTAAATCTGTGTGACAAGATTGGAGATGAACTGGAAGTAGTCCATCTTTATTTTTGTCAGACTGATCAAAATTAACTTTGCCGTGCACTTGAACAACCAAAGGTTCTCCATTTTTTTCGCTACTAAAATGTGTAGATCTTTTATATTTGTTTAAATAAAAATCATATAAATCTTCTATAAAAAGAAGTCTTTTTTTTGACATGATATTTAGCGATTCCTCCTTTCCTTAAATATTAGGTATAAAAAATACCACTCAAGAAATAGAAGAGTGGCTAAAAAGTAAGTATATTGCTATACTGTATTTTTGATTTATCTATATTTGAAAACTGAAGTTTGTCAGTATTCAAAAATATATACATTCCATTCAATTCACTTACTACTTGAAATCCAAGTTTCTTTAAGTTTTCAGAGGTAGTAGTGTCTGTTGTTTTTAAAAACTTTTCTTTCATATAACCACCTCATTATTTTCTGTCTCTCGTTTTAGCTCCATCGTCACTTATTTCTGAATCAGAAACCTCTGGTCTGCCACCTTCGTCACTTGCGTTGGATACTGTATTTGCTGATACGAGTGGAACAAATTTATTCTTTAAATCTAATACATCATTGGCTAAGAAAGTCATCGAAAGGGTATCAAGTTCACTAATCCCATTTAATGCATTTATTAATATCATTTTAGAACTATCATATTGCAGATCTTTTTGCATGGCTTCTCTAAGAGTATCTTTTGTATAAGAAGACACTTCAAAAAATTTAACCTTCGCCGCATTTTTGACTTGGTATGATAGCATTCTATTTACCCATCCTTGAATCTGACCTAAAAGTGCAGAAATTGCTAATTCAGTATCTGCCTTTGTAGCAGCTCGAAATGCTTCAGCACCAGAAATACTAGAAGAATTAAGTATTTGCGCTCCACCAGAAGTATTCAACACTTCTTTTGTGGCTTTTTGTACCTTCGTCGTGTCTGTTGTTTGATCATCAGAAAAAGATATTGTATTAAGTGGCAATGGACTTATCACAGAACCAATATAAGGTGGAAGGCTATCAACCAATTTATTATAATAATCTACGGCAAAATCAATGTTTACAGCCCATTGATCTGGTTCATCAGCACCAGATAATGTCGGTATAGTAGCTGTAATTAATTTATAAATTTGTTGTTCATCCGCAACAGCTTGTACATCACCAAGATTTAAAAGACCAATTAAATCAATAAATAATCCACTGTAAATTGGAACAATAGTTTCCCATGTCTCAACTCTTGACTTTGTACACAAAGCATATTCATCAGGCATAGGTTGCCATTTATTTTGATTATTGCCACCGTATTTTTTATACATTGATAATAATGGATCACCAAGGTATTCAAGCACGTCTTCGAATTTTTTATATTTACTCATATCTACAGAGAAAGAATAATCGCCAGTAAAATATTTACCAGAAATTCTGCAATAATCTGGTGGAATTTTTAAAATAAACATTCCGGTTTCGTCCAGCCAACAGCATCCATAGAATACATCTTCTATAAAGTTATTAATTAATACCTGTAAGAAGTTCCCTTGTAAAGACATTCTATCTAGCCATACCAAAGTGTCATAATAATCTTTTAATATACTTTCCTTGTCGTTGTCACCAGTTGGATCATATGTAGGAACTACGTACCTTGCATTTAGGTCAAACATAGTTGCATTATACATAATTAATCTAAAATATATCTGACAACGATAAAATAAGTAACGAGATAAACCACGCAATTCATCTTCATAACTGTCTATATTTTGAAGATATTTAATTACATTTCCCTTGTTATATGAACTTATAGGAATTTGTCTTGTCGTTTTTGTAACATCACGAACTTGTTTAAATGCATTCTGCGTTTCTGCAAATCTCTTTTGCTGACGTTCAAGACTTTGCATATACAATTTTCGTTCTGCAGCTGTTGGTTGTTTTTTACGTGTTGGAGATGTTTCTGCCATCTCTTTTTTGGATTGTGTCATTTTTGACGAGAACACCTCCTTTTCTATTTAGTTGTGTTTTGGATTTTTATTTAGATTGTTTTGGAAAACGAAGAGATACGTTTTGGTTGATTGATTGAAAGTTTAGAGAGGAGAGATTGAGTGGACTCTTGTGGGCGTTTTTGCCTTACCTTGTCCTTACTTCTTAACTCGAAGAGACTATGAGCCATAAGAGCGAGACAGTAACTTCTATCATCATGCAAAATACTTTCAAATCCAGGAGCTAAGTCATATCTTACATTGCCATTCGAAGCTTTGTATTTATACATATGGGTAACTTCTTCTTTCATTGCATCCAATTGTTTTAATCCGACTTCCTCTTCCAATGTAAGGTTATAAACTTGCTCTTTGACTTCGCCATTTTCTTCTGATAGTATTGTAAGATTACCATGATAATCATATTCTGCGGTAAAACTTATTAAATCTTGATCAATCATCTCACATAATTGTGAATACATAATTGTTTTATATTTTGACGGTTCTCTCATTCGAATGATATCTATAGCATCAGGATATCTTTTCACATATGGAGCTGCATAATCATAATTTGCATCTATTAAACCATGATGTTCATAATCTTTTTCTCCTTTATGTCCTGATTCATAAAAATTATCAAAAAGAAGATCGCACATTTGGGTAGCTCCTCCACCAGAACCAGCGTCTATATATATACCATGTATATTTTTATAATCGGGAACGCCATATCCGTTGTATCGAACAATAATATCTTGTAACATTTTTATCTGTTCTGGAGTTGTCAATGGTTTTTTCGTTTCTTTATCAATGAGGTTTATTCCGTTTACAACATCCAATAACCATCCGCGCCGATCATCCCTATGTAATTTACCAATTAATACAAAACTATTATCGCGTTTTTTGGCTGGATCGAAGCAAATTACCATATATGAATTATCTTCATTAACCAACATAGGTGGTCTTACTACACTGTTCCTTAATACCTGTGATTTCTTGACTGCAATATCATCGCCAAGATCGGAATCGAACTTATTCATGTATTCTCTTGTTGCTTTTGTTGGATTCATTTTCATCTCAGAATCAATTTTTGCTTGAGTAAGAAGTGGTACAGGGTAAATTTTTCCATTATATGTAGCATGAAGAATAACTTCGCAATCAATATCTGCACAAAAATAATTTTTGTCTCCCGCCATGGAATGCATAGCTGCTTCTTTATATCTTTTATAAAAAACGTCATCCATCGAACCTGCAGAACTAGCACAAATAACTTGATTCGGGAAATTTGGAGGAAGTAAAGTTACGTCAACATCTCCTCCAAGGGCAAAATCACTATTTTGTGTGACAAATGGAAGAGTAGCAGCAAACATATCTTCTGACACATAGGATGCTTCATCATAAAAATTTAGTCTACTTCGACGTCCACGAGATCCATCAAAATTTGAATTTACTGTAGCCAAACTTGATCCTGAATAAAGCTTAAATGAATAAGATGCTGGATCATGCCGGAACCCTTCAGAATTTGCACTTTTAACAAGTTCATTAAGAAAAACATCTGTTAAACCCGTAAATGAAGCAATTTCTTTTTTGGCAATTGATTCAATCTTTTTCATCATACCAATACTTTGTGAACCAGTTGAACTTAAAATATATGCTTCAAATTTAGGCAATAACATTGTCTTTGCCATAAGAAATGGGCTACCTAATGTTGTTTTTCCAGCATTACGACTCATACACCATACAACGTTTGGGGTTATCCACGACATCATAAATACGTATTTTTGATAATCAAGAAATTCTATCCCAAAGAATCTTTCGCAGAATTTGACGGGATTGCGCCTCCCCCATTGAATGATTTCAGCAAATTTCTTTAATCCTTCCAATTTCAGTTCAGACATATCATAATACGTAGGTTTTGTAAAAAAAGTAAAATTCTTTGGGGTAAATTCGTTAATTTTATCCCCCATTAGGACAATATTTTTATTTTCATTCATCTTCGATTACTTGTCCCTTTTCATTAATTAATCCTTTTTCTAAAAGAAAATCTTTTAAATCTTTATTTTCTTTTTTTAATAACCTACTAAATTCAACGGCGTTATCCCGTTCTTTTTGCAAATTAAAAAGTAGTTCTTTTTGATGAACTACTTCTTTTTCCCAATCATTCTCGTCTGGATTCAATTGTCTTAATTGGTTCTGATGATTTCTAGTCATAATATCTTCGATCGCCAAATTTGTTTCATAATCAAAAGTATTAACTTCTGAACCATTTAGATTCATTTCCTGAAGTTCCTTTATAATACCTGTCAATGTTCCAGCACCTTTACTTTTTCTGTTATTATTATTCTCTGAGATCCCATTATCTTTTGCTAGAGCAAGTGCAGAATTAATCATTTTTTGTTTTGTGTCAGCAAGAGATTTAATTGTGGAAATAACGCCTGGATTGCTACCTAGCTGCTTTTTATATTGTGAAATTGCATCGTTAATTGTCTTGACATCTTTAAAACTTTGCACTATCTCTATAACTGCTTCAAGTTTTAACCCATCATCTTTTACTGATTCATCAAAATATCCTACAAGTTTGGAATATAAAAGAGGTTTTTCTTCTTCTGGTTCATTTTCAAATGGATCATAACCTAAAAAACGAAGAACTGTACGTTTGTTTATTTTGTACATTTCAACAACATCTTCAGACAATTCCTCTTTTGTATTTTGCTTTTTCTCTTCGTCAGCATAAACAATTTTTTCTTTAAACATATCAGAATCCATATAACCTTGCCCGTTATAGTTAACCATACTTATATTTTTAATATAAGCATTCCAGGCGTTGCTTTTCCCTTTTCCTGTTACTAAATTTTCAGACTCTTGTATACTTGAATTCCACAATGACTCAATAAAAGGTTTATTTAAATAATATAGTGCTTTTTGTGCGGATTCTTTAGTTGGGTCATGCTCAATTCCATTTTTATCCACACGCAATGCAATTTTCCTTGCACAGTCACGGCATATTCTACTAAAACTATCCCCGCCAAGAATTGGGTCTGTGTCCATATAAAATCCGATTTTTACATCCTTATGCTTCCTACACATCGGACATTGTGCTGTTTTGTTATAGTTATCTAATTTATTTTGTAATTCAACAACTTTTTCTCTTGCTTGAGCAGCCGTTAATTTCGGTGCAGTTGCTTTTGTAGCCAATTAACAGCCACCTCCTTTTATTTCAATAAATTAAGCACTTTCCGCAAGAACTGACAAAGTGCTTTCTAAATATTCTACATATTCATAATTTATATTTATTTTCAAATTATTTTCCGTGAACCAAGTATCAAATTCTCCAGTATCGATTCTGTATAAAAAATCCAAAAAGTCAAATGGAGAGAATTTTGTATATCCATAATTGTCATGGAATAATTTATGTACCTCTTTGTTTATACATGCTCCATACCCATATAACATATGCAAATCTTTTAATGTTAATCTTAATTCATCGAAATCTTCTTTGTTATAATCACATACTTGCTGTTTTACTTCTATTCCTGTTATTTTAAAAACTTCATCAACGATATCTCTAAATGCTGTTGTATGATGTACATTATCAAATTCACCGCCAGTTATAACACATTTATAATTACAAAATCCCATTGAATCATTGAACCAACTTTTTGTATCAGATCTTAACTCGACATAAGTAGAATTAATTCCACCTTTCCAACGACCATTTTCTTCGCCAACTAATGGATTTAAATGTCTTGGATTTTTATCTCCAGCCCATTTTCCCTTTTGCCTTTCGCTTATCATTTTGCATTGTTCTGGGCTACGTCTTTTACCTTTCCACCATCCATTATGAGTCTTAAAATATTCTCTTTTTGTTTCAGAAATTTTCTTTCTGGATTCTTCAGATAATGCTCGCCCTTTCAACTTTTCACTATTTTTTATACTTCTAGACAAATTAGCTCTAACTTGTGCATCGTAATTCTTGCCTTGCAGACCAAGAAGCGCTGCATGACATTCTATAGATCTAACGGTTCTATTTGGCAAAAATAAATTATGCAATTCTTCGCCAGTAAAATCTTTATATTTTTCTAACAATACATTATTTTCTTCATCCGTCCATTTTTCGGAAACTGTATAATTGGGATCAAGAAAACCAGATTCCTTTTTGCTGCATTCTCTACATACATTTCTTAAACCATCAATACAAGATAGATCGATAGGAAAATATAATTTATTATTTGGTAAATCTCTATTGCATTTTTTACAATGTCGTGTCCCTGAATAAAATAAATCTTTATTTTTATTTTTCTCAATAATCTTCAGGCGCTTTTCTTTACTAATTATTTTTTGACATTCTTTACATAAAGCATTTAATCGTCCAAGTTTTTTATTTGCATAAGAAAAGAATTTATTTGTATTCGGGAATTCTTTTCCACATTTTGTACAAATTCTTGTTTTTGATTCAATACTTGTTCCATGAGTATATCCCATTTTTATTTCTCGCTTTCCACTCGCATAACAATTAAAAAAGAGTAGGAGAGTAGTGCGAGTGTCTACTATGCCAAAGCTCATGACTTCTCTGGTTTCCTACTCCAAAAAATTAATCACGCTCCACTGACAGAGCAATAAGCACCAAACTGCTTATGATTACTTATTCTCCAATGAATTTAAAGAGAATAAAAATATAAAACATGAAACAAAATAAAGAAAGGTGATTTAAATGTGTAAAACTATAACCACACCAGATGGAAAAATATTGGAACCAGTAGCTCTATCTAAAAATCTCCAAAAACTACAGGAATTTTCTGAAAAACTAATATCAGATGCAAGCTATCAGCAAATGCTGAACAATAATGCCAGCATGAATATATTTGATTACATGCCAAAATTCCAATCTCCAGAAGAACGTTTAAAATTCCTTACTGACAAAATGGATTCTATGCAATCTGAGCTTGAAAGTCAGACAGAAGCTATGAGAAAAATTCAGTACGAAAACATGAAATTGAATGCACAAATTGAAATACAAAACAAAACGATTGATTCAAATTTAGAAGAATTGAATACTTTAAGAAATGTAAATGCAGAATTAAAAGCGGTGAATAAAAACCTTGAAAATAGTAATAGACACTATTGGAGAAATACCGCAATTGTTTCATTTGTAGTTGCTTTAATATTTTATTTATTAGGATTCATAACGCCTTAAAACAATAGAATCCGAAGTAGAATACCAGTGCATCCACCAAGAATTCCACCAAACAATGCAGGATTGATCCTGTAAATTCCGGTCATACCTTTCATATGTATGTCTCCTTTTTACAAAAAATAATACCGGCAGCGAGACTCGAACTCGCACTGCTCATAGCAATCTGGGCTTAAACCAGATGTGTCTACCAATTCCACCATACCGGCATACGGAGGCACTGCCTCCATTCACTAATTATATACGGAGCCTGTAGGATTCGAACCCACGCGCCGTTGTTAACGGCCTGTCAGTTTTCAGGACTGATCTCTTCATCCAACTTGAGTAAAGCTCCAAAACAAAAATGAGCAGAGTAGGAGTCGAACCTACGGTGTTTCTAATGTGGTGGGGTTACGGCCCACTGCTATCGCCACTAAGCACATCTGCCCATACAAAAATGGAGAGTAGATTGCTCCACTCTCCATAATAAAAATCATATCAAATTATTTCACAAAAAATTATAAATTATCTACGACGTTATTCCAATACTGTAGACGAGCTTTAACACCAGCAGAAGCAGTAGTACCAGATTGTACAAGTTGTTTATATGCTTCGTTAGAATCATAATTCTCAACAAACTCATTTACTGCAGCTTCGAATTTTCTAAAATCTTTTCCGTCTTTAATACATTTATAACCGCCATACAGGATCATTGGAATAGAAGTAGATTTTACCTTGATTACTTCATCTCCTGTATTGAAAGTATCTAATACATCTGTTAATATACTGATATCAGTAGCATTGATATTTTCATCATACCAAACAACAAAACTGTCGATATCTTTCGCTCTAAATGATGTAAAATCATTTTCTTCATTTGTATTAATCAGCATAAGGGTTTCGCGGATCAGATCACGCTGAACATCTTTCTTATATTGTGCATCAGTAAGGACTTTCTCAAAGAACTCATGATCTGCAAAATTAAAGATAACATCACTTACTTTTTCACTCTCGATTGCTGTACGTTTTTGAGTATTGTTCAATGGTTTACCATTGTTCTGACGAGTAAACATTTCTCGAATATCTTCTCCAGTACAATCAGTAAACACATAGATTGTCATCTCATAATCATTCAGCTTATCTTGTACGGCTTCATCGAGCTGTGCATATTTTTTACCAGCAATTTCATATACCTCGCCATCAACTGTAACTGGTTTTAAATTTTTAGCCAATCTAAAACCATCTTTCTTAAAAAAGTCTCTTACTGTGGTAGCGCGCTGAACGCCATCAAAAATTCTTCTTACATCGTCAGATCCGACTTCGCATCTAATTGGATCGATTGGATACGGACGAAGCATAGAGTCAATCAGTAAACTTTTCTGACGATTGCCCCACTGATTTTCCTGGCGTTGAAACTTGTGTTTCATACTGTATTTTTCTTTTGCGATATCTTTAGTAAAGTTCTTTGCACTCTGTCTTTTTACTACATAGTCCATACAAAATTACCTCCTGTATTTGATAATTTCACATTATCACAATAGGAAAATTTTGTAAAGGTACAGCACGTTCTTTTTATAAATATTTTTGCGATTTTTTGTATTTTTTGACGTCGCACATTTTCTCAGGTTTGTGCCAATACCGATTCCTAGACGTCTGTCGGAGATTGCAGTTTACGTGTTGCTACACGATCTATCTATAGATTGTCCATATATTATGGTTGACAGATTTTTCCTGTTGACATATAATCTACATGTAGGAATTCACCCAGGCGTTCATTTACGGCTGGATACAATGCCAAGGATTTTTTCAGAGTCGCATCGAAGCAGCGATACTTCGTTATATAGATACCCTTGCTACGAAAGGAGGGTGATGCGATATAGATACGTTTCTAAAATTTTTTAAAGATACATACACAATTGTGAATGATAGTAATTTACTATCTACGATTGTTGCCGGGACAATTCTAATGTTTTTACAGAATATTGTCCCAACGAAAAAAGACCGCTAAATAAGCGATCCTTTTCGTAAGTTGAAATCAGCCGATACCCCTTCGGCTCTGAGAAATCCACTTGGGTGAATATCCCAATTCTATATATCCGATTTATTGAAAGCCACTTGATTAGCAAGTGGTTATTTTATTAATTTGAATAATTATGTAGTTCAGTTCTTGACTCTGTTTCTATATGTCTACAAACAAAATACCATGATTCCAAACAAATGTCAAGTCAAGTCTTGACAAATGGCAAATTTGTAGTAGAATAATACAGCTTCCAATATAAGCAACATCTAATTATTCTCTTGCATTTTTACTTCTTTTTCGATTTCCTGCTGCTTGAATTTTAATAATTTTAGTTTGTCTCTAAGCTCTGATTTAGAAACTGGTTTTAAATATGCAGCTTGAGTGGTTGCGCTTGACTTGTGATTAGCCCATTGTGATGCAAGATTAAGATCTCCAGTATCTTCATATATTTTATTAATCGCTGTTTTTCTCATGCAGTGAGGATGAAAATCTTCTATTCCAATAATTTCTCCGAATTTATGCATTCGATCAGTAATCATACTTCTTGTCCATGGCTTCCATTCATCCTTATATTTATGTATAAATAAAGCGTCACATTCAAGATGATCATAATCGTCCTTTCGCATAGATAACCATGTTTCGATCATATCTCGACATGTATCATCAAATGACACTTCAACTCTATAGCCTTCTTTTTCTCTGATTCCTTCAAATACCATATTGTCAAGATCGAGAGAAGAAATTGTCAATCTTTCCAATGCTCCTAATCGGTTAGCGGAAAATAAAGAAACTTCAAATAATAATTGATCCTGTATACTCCATTTATTATTCTCCGTTTTGTATAAATCATTTCTGATCTGATTTATTTGATCATCAGAAAGAAAATAATGATTTAAAATCTGTTCCTCGTTTGCCTTTTTCATGCGATCAAGTTTACCATCAAATGGGTGATATTTAACAAAACCGCGTTTCATTGACCAAATATAGAAAGAACTTACTGCAGATACTTTCATATTGATAATTTTTTTGTGATTTTGTAATACTTCCTGGCAAAATAGCATATATCCTTCCATTATATCTACGGCGTTTTCCATAAATTCATCAGAATATAAATCAAGCTCGCCATAGTTTTCGCCAAGCCATATAAGAAAATGTCGGAATAAGGCTCCATATCTCTTGTATGTCGTATCTTTTACATCTTTATTTTTAATAATATTGGACTGTAAATATTTTTTATATTTCTTCCAATTTTCTTCATAAATATATTTCTCTTTGTCAGGAGTGAAATATTTCACTCTTGTAATTTTTTCTTTTGACAATGTTTCTCTCCTTTCTTGTCTGCGTAAAATAGAATGGGAGAGAGGTAGGTGACTCTACTCTATTGACTCATGACTTCCAATAGTCCAATTCCATTAATTCTCTCGACCAGCTATGACACCCGATCGAAAGATCTCTATATCTTATTCTCCATCACAAATTATGCTGCAGTTCTCATTTTTAAAATTTGACTCATAACCAAACCAATATTATATAAATTACTGTTTGAATCAGATAATCGGATAAAAGTACATTTTAATTCATTCTCAATATTCTTTTGACGAAGTTCTTGATTTTCATATGTATAATATTTATGATCGCCTTCATCATATTCTATTGCTAATTTTAAACTCGGTATATAATAATCTATGCGATATGATAAAATAGGATATTGTCGTATGCCTTTTATGTCCATTCCGCAAAAAACTTGTTCTAATTCATCAATAAAATATATTTCTGGTCTATTATATAAAATAATATCCACCTCTTTATCTGTATGGTCTTTAAACCATAATAGCAAGGAGGATTTATTTTCATAATTTCTTAAATTATCCATAAATAATTTAATGCCTTTTAGCGTACAAATATATAATTTGTTTTTCTTACCACTTTTATCTTTGTATGTAGAATCAATGAAATATTCTTGTTTATCTAAATTTCGTTGTTGCAGTAAATCAATAAGACTTTTTGTTTTCCTATCTTTTGTACCGTTTATTTTTTCCAAAACCTTATAGTGTTTTATACCTAGCATTTCTGCTATTTCAAGTGTTGTTAATTTGTCAGAAGTATCTATCGTTAATTTCTCCTTGTGATAATATCATAAAAAAAGGAATTAACGCTGTCTCACGACATGAACCTTTTCACCAATAGAGATGAGATAGGAGAGCATTAACCATCCTATATTACTCATTATCAAGTTATCCACCCGTCTCTAATCATTTATTCTCTGCATTCGTTTGCAGAAAATTGTAAACAGGAAGCCAGGGATTCGAACCCTGATTAACAGTTTTGGAGACTGTCGTGTTACCAATTACACTAACGACCTGTATTTGAGTGCGTAAGCTGCAGCCTTACGCACTCAACAAAATTATAAATAAAAACTTTTCAAAATCTCAGATAGACGATCCTTATCAACCTGTTCAGATGACCAATATGAAATAGAACTATATCCATTCTTATCATGCTTGCTACATGTAAATCCCTGTCCATCATCAGAGAAATCTACATCCATAGAATCGTCATGACAATTCAACTCCTGATCAGAGTCACCACTAGATTCTTCTTCCGTGATTTCAAATTCATATTTCATATCCGACTCAAAATATTTAACGCATTTAGAATTTGCATTTTCATCAAAAAATACAAATTTTGGAGATAGCATACAATATCTTCCGTCCAATTTTAGCTTCTCGCAAAATATTTCATCACACACAATACTGATAACATATTCGTCTTCATAGTTATCCCACTCAGGATCTGCTAACTCAACAAATTTTAGATCATAATCGTAAAATACCAATTCTCTCAAAATTTCTTTTGCATGATCATATTTAGCAACAAAACTTACGTTTCGATCACAATCATGTAGTAGCTCATAAGTCTCGACAACTACTTCGACTAATTCTTCGATACTTTTGCATTTTAGTGTATGCATATAATCACCACCGATCTATTAGAGAACAGCCTCTTTAAGAGCAGTAGCTGCCTTGAATTTCGGTGCTTTATGAGCAGCAACCATAATTGTTTCACCAGTCTGAGGATTACGTCTCTTAGATTCTGCCTTTTCTACAACCTCGAATTTTCCAAATCCTGCGATATTTACAGATTCTCCATCAGCCATTGCGTCTTTGATGGTAGCACAAACGGCATCTACATATTTTGCTGCATCTTTCTGGGTTACTTCTAGGTTTGCTGCTACGGTTTTAATAATATCTTGTTTGTTCATTTTAATATTCTCCTTTTGTTCAAATAAATTTTGCACTTATGAAGTGCTTGTCTAATTTTTTATAATGTGTTATTCTCTATAAGTACGGAGCATCTTCCGTATTCTTGGTCATCGGCTTTTCCCGAGTTTTGTACATTTGTTGTATAACAACGGAAAGGCAGGTGAAGTAACATGGCTATGTCATATTCGATATTAACGCCAGTTCACGTTAATGCTTATTGGCGTTTCCGTCTAAATAGATGGGAATTTGTCCGTGAGCATTGGCGTTCGCTACCTCACCCACGATAAAATACGAGGTGGCGCACCACGCAACACCCAGATGGATCAGGCTCTCTGATAAGAGTTCTTGTATTCAATTCTAGGTAGCCGATGACCTTCTTTATATGTAAGTACAGACGTATCTGTACTTATTTTTAGTTTAATTCAACAGGATAAAAAGCCTGTACCCCTTTATCTGTACAAATACATACCATCTGAGATGGTTTTCCTGTTAATCTTTTTTCCACAGTGTGCTGATCTCCACATCCAGCTAAAGATCCACCACGAATCATTTTTACTCCATTCACTTCATCAAGAGCACACGTATGTAAATGTCCATATAACACAGCGTATGGAATGTATCCAATCGCCAGACACAAATTTTGTACACCAGATTTCCCAAATGGATCAAAATCACCATGCACACCAACATATGTTTTCCCACGGATAGATATATCAACAATTCCAGAATCGAGATTTCTTGTCAAAATATGAAAATTATTGATATGCTGTAAAGATAAATCAACTGCCCAACTAATTAAATCATCTAACCGTTCGTCATGAATTGCATCTTCTTTTCTATCAATTCTTGTATGGTTTCCAGACACGTTTGTCATGAATACGACTTTAAAATATTTGGTCAACTCATAACAAAATGAAGAGATGAGTTCCGTTGCAATTTTAATCTGTTTAATTACATTTTCACGATTAGTTACTTGGATTGTTTTATGAATATTTCCTGATATGAGATCTCCTTGTAGAGATACATAACACCTTTCAGAATTATGTAGTTTTTGGATAGAAATGATGTTATCTAATAATTGTTGCATTCTGTCTTTAGCAATATCAGTATTATATTCTCCAAAGAATGAATGAAATGTCTGACCGATATGTAAATCACTTAAAATTACAAGCATATCATTATCAGATGATATAGAAACGTCATTATGTTTAGAAAAATTTACTTTTCCAAGATCGCTCAATTGTTTTTCTAATAGATCTAATTTTTGCTCAATTCTAGCATCAATATAATTTTGCTTTTGCCAAGCGTTTCTTTCGTCTCTAAATTGAATTTTTAATCGCTCTAATTCTCTTTGTGCAAACCGAATATCTTGCAGCTGTTGATCAGAAGCAACAAATTTGTCACGATTTGCATTCAGCATTCTATCAAATGTCGCTTTATCCTTCCGGAATTTGGATTCTCCGTAATTTGTACCAAGTAACTCATTAAGTACATCAGCTACATCGTTCCAGGAACCAATCAAGTCCTTATCATTTGTTACTCTATAGATGAGTTGATCATCTGTTTCGCCAGGTAATCTTTTATAGGAAGTAATAGTAAGTCACTCCCTTCTTACTCAACATCAACTGGCTCATCCAGCTCTTCTTCGTCCTTTGTCTCTACGCTTAAAGTAATTGCAGCTTGATCGTAACCAGATAGAAGAGTACGTATGGATTTTGATTCACCATCAATCTCGATTGTCATATGAGAAAGATCTAAAATACCTGTAGCTTTCATATTTTTCTTTGTTGTAAGTTTATAAGTAAAACTTGCCATATCGTATAATTCTCCTTTTAATCCTAAAAATTTGTATAAAAATAGAAGAGTATTGAACTCTTCCTTAAATGATTTCGTCTAAACTTGTAATAATTTTATCTGCAACACCATATTTAATAGCTTCTTTCGCAGATAAATACCAGTCATTTTCAAAGTTTTCATTAAATACATCTTCTGGAATCTTTGTTCTAGATAAAACAAAGTCACCAAGTTCTTCGATTTGTCGTTGATAATTTAAAATTGCTGCAACTACATCATTGTATGTCCCAGCAAATTGACCAGCTCCCTTATGGATGAGGAATTCTGCCGTTGGAAATGTAAAACGCTCATGACATGCTAAATAAAGCATCCACTTGATGCAGCCATACCAACATTGATTCCAATAACTTTTGTTTGACTTAGTTGAATTGTATCAACCAAACAGTTATTTACCTCTAAATCGCCACCAGGACTAAAGAAGATTACTTTAATTGGCTTACGTTCTTCTGCTGGAATATTATTTTTCTTATCTTCTGAATTCCACTGCATAATCATCTTTGCATATTCCAAAGTCATGGTTGTAATTTCATCATCAATCCAAATAATTCTATCATCGTAATTTTTATAAAATTGTAATAGCGTAGGATCTGGCAACTGTAAATTTTCTACATTACTTGGAATTGCAATGTCTAAATATGTTGTTTCTAATTTTTGCTTGAGTTCCTTTTTCTCCATTGGCAATATGCCTCGTGCTTTCATAATATTTCCATAAAAGGATTAATCTAATAAATCTGCCATAGCTGCAGTTTCACTTCGTTCTGTTTTCTGAAGCTGTACATAACCAAATTTTGTATGTCCTGCAAGTTTTTGTACAGTGGATAGTAAACCATTATTCATTCTAAAAAGAGTAGAATCTGTTTGTTTAAAATCTCCGTTCATCCAAAGAGCAGATCCTTCACCAACTCGTCCAATAAGAAGTTGGACATGTTCTTTTGTTAGATTTTCTGCTTCACTAACGTAGATAATCGCATTTTTAATATCTCGTCCTCGAATATAACCGAGATGTTCAACTTCAATATTTCCTGCCATAATCTGCATTTCCAGACCATTTTCTCCACCAAGATGATCTGCTAACGGCATTGCAAATGGCAAAATCTTCTCAAATTTAGTACCAGGCAAGAAACCAACCTCATTTGCATCTTTTACGCCAATTGCATTTCTGACATAAATTAATTTCTCGAATTTTCCTTCTTCGATTAATTTAATAGCATTTGCAATCATGAGATAATCTTTGCCACTACCAAATCTACCTGAGATAACTTTGATTGTCTCTTCTTTGTCCTGTAGCATATCAAATGCTAAAACCTGTTGTGGATTTCTTGGTTTGATTTTGCCCATAAAATGACTATTGATTTGTTTATAAGAAATAGGATGATATTCTTGCCCATTCCATTTTCTATAATCAACAACCTCACCATCATTCTTTCGAATTATCAGATATTCATTCAGAAGTGAATCACATTGATTTTCATTTAAATGTAAATAAAAATAACTCATTTCTTCATCAGAAAGAGTTACATCTTTGTATCCTGTGTATTCATCAATATTTTTAACAAGATTTATTTCGTTTACACCTTTAGTTGGTAGTTTAAAAATATTTTTTGAAATAAATTTACAATTGAGATCGTCTGTGCAAACAATGATAGGAGATACATTTCGATTATATAAAACTGCGGATGCAAGAATAATGTTATCAGGTGTTTCCTCCAAATAATATTCTGCAAGAATATTTTTTACATCTGTGTTAGTTGCGACAACCTCATATTCTCCATAATGCTCATCCAGCATATGAGCCGTTTGTCTGGATTTGTATTTAATTTCATTATCTTTATGACCTGAAGTCTTAATACTTTCAATCTCTTCAAGCGTCTTCTGTGAGATAATAAAGGGTTCTTTAAAAGCTTCCCTTTGTAAATTCAGAAGAGCATTGGTATCTAGGAATAATTTAAATTCCAATAATTGATACCACCTTTCTCATTAAATTTCGCATTAGCGATGATATAATTTTTTTCTATAATTTTCGAGAAGTCTCATATTATGAGGACTTTCACACAGATAGAACTTTTTGCGTTTATGACATGATTCCGAATGGGATACGCCACCTTCTGCATAAGGAACTCCATGTTTTACTAAATATTCTTTCTCTTGTTTAGTAATGAGTACTATATTAATACACACCTTTCATTTTAAATTTCTTTGCATTTACCACAAAGATAAATAGTTGGGGTGGTAGGACTCGAACCCACGACCGTTCGGATATAAGCCGAATGCTCTCACCAACTGAGCTACACCGCAATAATGCTACATAAGTAGCAAAATAAGTACGCTGAGATTAAACGTATCTTCGGAAACCTTTACCGACATTATTTTTTCTTCGGTTATCCACTATATGTTGCTTACGCACACACATAGTATCTTCCACAACCGCCTTTTGAGAAGAGGCTTATCTTCTTTACTGTATGACTACTCAAGCTTCATCGTTCCATTAACACTGCCGTGCTATAAATCTCCGCTAAGAGAACTGTGCAGAATCCGCTTAACACATCCAGATATTGCGTATCTTTCAGTGTGTGTATTACCTCAAAAGAGATTACACATTTTGGCTGCTTACACCATACAGAGGTACAGACTTGCGCTTTATAATTTGTTTGCCTTTTGAATCAAACCAATTTTTATATTCTTCCTGAACATACTAATTAATAAAAACGAAATTGAATACAGAAGACGCGCTGCACCAGATGTTTCGTTATCTTTTGGATAACAAAATCCATCACGCCTTCGTAGCTTTCGGTTATAATCCCTACTCACATCCTGCATAAGCTAATTTGGCATCTCTACCAATTCACTTACCCAAATGGACATCGCACTTGTCTAATAAGGACTCGCACTATATATCCTCCTAATTCCCCATCATATCTTCATAGGTTTGCGTGAGCTATTCTGTTGCGCAGAAAAATGATTCTCAGCGGTTGCCCCTGAATCACCTTGTTGCTCCCTATTTCCTGACACTATTTCCACACAGGACTTACTCGTTTTACCGGTATGAAACGGCACTTTTTGAGTGCCTGGGGTGTTAGTTTTGCATAGATTGACCAATTTTCATGGCGACGAGGTGTAAATTCGCCTTTAATACGCTCACACGCATCTATCTGTGCTATGCCACGAGTTGCGGGACTACGAGTCGAACGTAGTTTTAGAGAATATGAATCTCTCGTGGAACCGATCCAGCATATCCCGCGAAAATACTAGCAGACTATTATATCTGCCAGTGAAAAATAAAACATAAAAGAAAGAGGAGATAATTATGAAATTAACATAAAGAATTAACCTTTTGAAAGGGCGGCAGAGAGTAACCGCCCGTTGAATAGACTACAGGTTTTGTTTCTTCCGGTGTAGTCAGAATAAAAAATGATTATTTATTCCCTTCAAAGAAAAACAATTTTTTTTGAAAAAGAGACAAAAATCTCAACAAAATTAAGCATTTTTCATACTGTCAGCTTCGAACATTTTATGGTTTCTCAGCTTCTTCATGCGATCTTTTGCTTTTTCTCGATCAATTTCTTCTGCACACTTACTACAATAAATCCTATTTGGTGCAGTCATTTTAACTCTTTTTCCACATGATGGATTTGCACATTGCCTATATCCTTTTTTAAAGTTACCGATATATTGATTTCCCAAATTAGAAAATTCTTTTATCTTATATGCTACATTATCAGATTCAGCTAAATTAACTCTAATATTCAGGTTATCTATTTGTTTACCAAAATAAATATAACCATTTTTATATAACTCATGAAGCATTTCGTTTTTTTTATCCGACGTAAGAGTAATATTTGCCAATTTAAAAATTTCAGACAATCCTCTAAGATCCTTTTTATTAATCCATCCATCAGAATCCATATAACGAGCTACGGCATATAAAGTAAACATAAATTTCTTTTGTCTGTCATTAGGAAGTGAGTTAATAAGATCAATTTCTTCTTGATAAATTGGAACATATTTTAATTCTCTAAGTTGTTTATCCTTTTCGCTAATTTCTTCCGTTTTCTTTGACTGTTTATCTTTCTCGTTGTTATAAAAAATATCACATACTTTCTCAATTTTGTGAATCCATTTATATTCCTGATAGCCATAAATCATCATATCGGAAATCTTATTTTTAACGATTTCAACTAACTGTTTTTTTTCTATATTTTCATTGTTAATATAATAATATTTTGCTGTTAAAACAATCAAATAGCCAATAGATAGATCTTCTGGTTTCTTCTTTGAAGCCAGAACAGATCTAATATAATCCTTCTCATTCAGTATATACATTTTCATTCTCCATTTCTTCCAAACGTTTAATAAGCAAGTCACCAATACAGTCCCAACAAAACTGTCGATTCCCCTTATAACCATAGGTAATATCAAGGATAATATTCATGCGCTCTTCATCGTTTGGGCAAAGTTCAATAGCCGCTTGCCTAAATTTTTCGCATAAATATTTTCTGTTATTATTTGATTGTTCTTTGTCGGAAGACCTGTTTGCTTTATACTCCTTAATACATTCACGATACTCTTGTTCAAGATCATGTAAAGCTTTTCGATGTTCTTCTGTACATCGACGTTTAACTTTTAAACAATTGTAATCAAAAGTAGAATCATGATGTAATTGTGATTTATATCCGTCTAATTGACTTTCAACATACCAGCAGATTTTATTCATTGCACAGGCTCCAATGCCAACCGGCATTTTATACTCATACCAAAATAAAAAATCCTTTTGTTCGTCAGTTAAATTATCCTTTTTGCTATATAAATCTTGAATACTGCAATCATATAATGTAGCGCATTTTATCTCGCTTTCCTTGATATAATTCTTATACTTACGTTTAATCTCATCATAAATATAGATCATAAAATACGGTTTTCGATAAGCACAAATTGATTGTAAATAATGATTATCTTTGCAAGCACCAAGATTATACCAATATTTTGCCATTGGCTTTGCAATAATTCCTTTGATTTTATCCAATTCATCCTGTTGGTGAAGTTGTCCACATTCAATACGATATAATAAATCATTATATTCATTAGACCCCTCTTTAAATCGAGATAACACTTCAATCATAGAAGTTACACGATTTGTAATCTGACCAACCTGATTTCCCATGCCGTTTTTATTTGTTTTTTTGACTTCTTTTTCATTAATAATAATCTTATTGGCTTTTCTTTGAACACATTCAATTGCTAATAATTTTCTAAAGCAACGAAGTAAGACTTTGTTATTGGTTGAATATAAAAGATCGCCATCCCAATCGCAACCGTTTTCCGCCACACAAAAAGAATCCCATGCATTGATAATCATAATAGTATCCATATACTGATACCAATACAAACATTCTTCGTTTGAAATTACATTGCATTTTCGAATATTATTATGAGAAGTCATTGGACTTCGAAAGATAACTACAGAATCTACAGATTTGTCAATCCAGAATTTTGAGTAGCATTGATCAGCTTTTAATAAGCCAGTTATTTCTAGGCCACAAATTGATTGCATTAACGCAAACGGATCGCCACTAGCAATTTGATAATTACCATTTACAATTAATTTACCAATTTTTGCATCATTTATTTTCTTCTTAATATACCTATGAGTTGAATCGATAATATACGGATCGCCAAGCATATATTGGCTTGTATATAATGCACGTTGCCATGAATTCACGTCTGTATTTTCATTAATTCCAAGAAATTTAATGGTGGATTCGTAGTCTCCACACATCGCATCTTTTAAATGCTGAATGGTAGGATTACACAATTCTTTAATATCATCATCAGTGAATTCATAAGACTGTAAATATTGATAATTTAATTCACGTTCTTCATCTAAGATATGAGGAGAAATTTTCGTAACTGCAAATTCATATCCACACTCTCTATATGCGGCAATATATTCGTCAATACTTTCATATGCCGACCATAATTTCAATGAAGATTCCGTGAGAATCATTTCGCACTCTCGAATATCCTGCACATTACCCCAAATATCCTCGATAAAATAATTCCCACCATTATATTTTTCAATAAACTCTATAATTGGGAAAGGATAGAGCATACCTTTTAACCAGGCATTTCGCAAACATACACCTGCAGGAGTATAATCTAATCCAAGAGATTCAGCAACTCTTTGCATGTATCCAATAGTACATAAATTAAACCCATCAGACACTGTATTTTCCATTACTTTATGTTTTTTTTCACGAATTGGCTCACCGTCTCCAACTCCACTATCGAGAGAAATCACATCATCTTCGTATTGAGTAATGCAATCTTTTACAACTAAAATTCCATGTGGTTCGCAAATTGGCTGCGATGCAGAGCAAGTTAACGCTTTGTATGCTTCATATTTTGCTGGAACTAATGGCACTTCTTTGTTTCGCCTACATTCACATAATTCATTTAGTTTATCTATGTATTCCGAATTACAGAATAGAAGAGTGTTATTCTTCAAACCACCTGTTGTTCCAACAAAACGTCTATAATTTATACCATTTACAGTAACACCTTTTTTGTTTGTTGCTCTTGCAAAATCTGTTTTTTGATCAATAACGACTTGCATAAAAAGTTTCGAAAAATCACATTTCCATTTTGCTTTCTTCATGATTTTCTTTGCCATAATTCGAAATTGCTGACCCTCAAATAATGAAACAGATTCTTGGTATTTAAATGCTTCTTTTTTATCAATATTCAAATTCCATTTAGAATATTTTAATTTATCTGTTCCAATTTTAAAAATCTCATACTGAGGTACATTAATACCTGCCATATATCTTTTATTCCTCCAAAATCTTATATTCTCCATCGCCAACACAGACAATAATTCCATACTGATATAGCTCTAAATCATTAAACATACCACCAACTTGAAGATAGTCTTCAGAAATGTTTTTCAATTTAATACAATGAATTTCACCATCATATTTAATTGCACCAAGCATTTCATTCTTTTCATTGATTGCAAAAACAACACAATAATTGCAATCTTGAGTATCTACAAGCTCATAACAAAAATCATAGATGTCATCATCATCTGCCAATAAAACATTCATCTTTTCACCACATCCGCATCCACATACTGGCGCACACAACATGTTATAATCAGGATCTAATCCAAAATCCTTAAGTTTAAAATTTTTAAAATTCCATACAAAGTCTATAATATTTGTATTAATATTCATATTAAATCCTCCTGTGTTACACATTCATAAGCAAAGCCTTCATTTGTAGTATAGTAAATGTGTTTTATGCCTAAATCCTTGATGGCAGCCATACATGACGGACATGGCCTAGACATACCATAAGGTTTATCATTTCGTTTTCGATATATATATAATTTTACTTTGGAAAAATCTATATCCAGATGTCGGATGGAATTGATACAGCTAATTTCTGCATGTATTTTAGGAAGAAGCGTTTCCTGATCAACGTCAGTATTTCTATATTTGTTATAATATTTCTGTACTGGATGAGTTTTATTAGTATTACAACCAATACCAACAATATTTCCTTTGTATACTGCCACACAACCGATATGTACGTTTTTATAATCAGAAATATCTGCAGCCTGTCTCGCTTTAGATAAATATCTACGATCAGTTTTAGTAAACAAACTCATCCACTTCCTTTACTGTGGACTGCTTTGCTTTTAATTTTTGTGTTTGAATAATATTTCGATGACACTGTTCATCAAACTTTCTGTCTGCAATAATCTTTTCTGCGAAGTGCGATCCATGTGATAGGGTAGTAGAATTCGGATATGGAGAAAGTTCTGTAAAATGAATCAGTCCTCCAAATTTTGTGTTATCTCTCATACTTCTGGTACAAAATCTTGTGTTCTCTTTCATAATTAGTATCTCCTTTGATTTTCATAATTTTTAAATACATTTTTATCACTCCTTGATTTTAGGGATGATTAATAGTTCCTAATTTTATATTCTCTAAACATTCATCAACATTTCATCTTTTTAACGCTATCTCCAAGTTCATCAATAAACGGACTAGGAGTCATAAGATTATCATTGTATGATGCAGTAGAAGAGAGATATAATTCATTCTCTGCTCTTGTAATTCCGACATATAATAACCTGCGTTCATCATCGAGATTGTCACTTTTTGCATGTGGGAGCAGTCCATCATTCAATCCAACAATGAACACGATTGGATATTCCAAACCTTTTGCTCTATGAATTGTTGAGAGATGTACTTTATCATTATTCTCCATTGCAACTTGTCTATTGATGTCATCTAAGTACAACATAAACTCGTTTAAATCAAAATACTTTTCTGCAATATTCTGAAAAGCATCCATATTTTCAATCTGTTCCGAAAATCCACCATCATCAGCCTGTTTACCCTTGCTAACAAAATCATCGATTTTAAGATAGAATCTCAAATATTCAATCATCTTACCAACCGACTCGAATTTTCTGTTCTGTAGTGTATTAATAACTTCATATAATTGATCAATTCCATTTTTGAAACGCCAATTTCTGCGATCAATCGTAAACATTGCATTGTACAACGAAGTGTTTTTCCTCGTAGCATTTTCCTTGACTTCAGCGAAAAATTTCTGGTCTAACCAACGATTTGGTTTATTATACACATACGAAAATGCTGAATTATCTCCTTCGTGCAATGCCAATTTAAGATAAGAGATCAGTAACTTAATCTCTGGTAGCTCCGTAAACATAACCCCATTAACAACGTCATATGGAATCATATTTTTAGACATGACAGTTTGCAATATTGTCAACTGGGCATTTGTCCTTGCTAGAACAGCCATATCTCTATACTCATTGTTCTCTTTTTTCTCTGTGATCTTTTTACAAATCCAAGAGGCTTCGTCATATTCACTTACAAATTTTCTGTATTCAGGGAGCTGATTTGTTCCTTTAGAAGCAATACTTTCTACGTAATTCTTATCCTTACTGTCAGGAATATGCTGTGCTAACATATTCGCCATGTGTACAATATCTGTACTACATCTGTAATTCGTGTTTAAATGGACGATTTTCACATCAGAATAATCCTGATCAAACTGCATAATGTATTCACTTCGCCCACCACGAAAAGAATAGATTGCCTGTAAAGGATCACCTACAATCATAGTGTTTTTATTATTAATTCTTTTAAGAAGAAGAGACTGTGCCATAGACACATCCTGAAACTCATCTGATAACACGTAAAGATATTTATTCTGATAAAATTTTAAAATATCTGGGAATTTGTCAAAACACTGATTTGCCATATTCAGGAAATCATCAAATTCAATATATGACTTATCCTTTTTATAATCTTCGTACATTTTATAAATCTTTTTCATCCGATCATCAGGATACGGATCGTCATCTGAATAAATCAAACTATCTGTTGACCCTAACATATTTGTCTTTTGAATTCCCAAAAATCTCAGTATTCCATTATAAGGAACATCATCTTTATTCCTACATAATCCAAGTAAATCACAGCAAATTTCTTTCAGTGCTTTTTCTTTTTCCCAAGATGCAGTCCATACCTTGTATTTTCCATATCCATATGTAGAAGTAATAATTTTAAGAGCGAGAGAGTGAAAAGTTTCTACATTTACATTAGCTACTCCAAGCTTTCCCAATCTCTGCTCAATGCTTTCTTTTGCCTTTTTACTGAACGTGACAGCCAAAATAGTAGTGGGATCAATTCCATAATTCTTGACCATGTTTAAAATTCTATATGTAAGTACAGATGTCTTTCCAGATCCAGCTGCAGCAATGACAACCATATTTCCGTCTATGGTGTGAATGGCTTCCTTTTGGTTTGTATTAAACTCCATTTTTATATCTCCTTTTCTAATTAATTTGAAGCGTGTATTCATCTTCAACTTTACGTTTATTAATTCTCTTCCCAAGATATTCGGTTTCATTGTTTATTGTCATTTCGCACAATCCCTTAAAACACAGGGAATAATCATCTTTGCTTTCATAGATCGTATATTTTCGAGGTGATTTATCAAAACGTTTTTGAGCATTGCCAATAATCATCTCTGTGAAAGTATCATTAAATTTTTTGATAATATTGGATTGATGTGGAAATTGATTTAGAACAAAACTACATTTGTCAAGATCGATGTAATAAGCTTCATATGACTTATAGACAAGTTTGATTTTACGTTTATATAATTCATCTTTGATGGCTTCATTAAATCGTTGTGATTTTTTGCTGTAATATCTTTCTGATGCATTTGTGATATTTGCTTTTTCATCAGCAACCTTAATACAAGCAGCATAAAAATCCATATCCTCTTTAGACGCCTCTCTAGTTTCCAATTTAATATTTGCATGAACAACTCCATCTGAATCGATTTCGATCATCTCGTCTGATACTTCAGAAGTGATTTTGTACACATCACGCCAGATGATAAGACCTGCGGATTTAAGATAATCCAGAGCATTCATAATATAATACTCAATCATATCATCTGATTTATTATAAAATTCATTAATAGTATCCAATTCGTATTTAATAGCTCTGCTAGTTTCCTCTTTATTATATTTACAGAGATTATAATTTTGGTTGACCATATTGATTTCTCTGGCCCATTTACCAAGTGTGATATCAATCTTTCGATTTTTATCATGTCCATTAATGATTTTTTCTAGTAGCAGTGGAACAATATACTGATATAAAGATGTGTTCATTTTGCTAAAATTAGCTGGTAAAATATAAGGATATACTTCTTTGATCATATATTCCTTTTTTCCATGAGGTTCGATTTTACAATATCTACTTACTTTTTTTAAAAGAGTCTGTTTATTTTTTGTTTGCATATAACCCAATTTTTCATATGAATCCTTTTGGGATTGACTGCCATAACGAGTTACTAGATCTTGTTCAGAAATAAGTCCTACTTCAAAATTATTCTTGTCCATAAAAATGTCTCCTTTTCAAAATGGTAATTTTAGAGTCATTTTTACCTTATATATTCTGAAAAAATTTTACTGTACCATTTCTTCCTAATATATATTATATATAGGGAACTTTTGGTACAGTAATTTCACCCATAATTTATAAGGGTAAAATTGCTCTATTTTATACTTTGTTCATACTTTTAATAAATACTTTATAAATGGTTCAGTACCTGGTGGCTGCTTTAGCAGACGCCAGAGCAAGGAGAGCTACTGCATCTCCGCGCTAGTAGCGTGGCACACTATTGTCAATCCAACCGTGTAGCCAAGAAACTACCGTAGCCACTTTTAATGATCAATTCCAATAATAAGAGCGTGGTTCCTACTATATTTTCTCCATTTGTTATTGAATAGTTTTATAAGATTTCTCGCTAATCTAAAATTGCATCAACCATTTTTTCGAATAAAGTTCTGTATTCTTTGTCATAAGCTAGTGCATCCATGGTCATACAATTATTTAGATTATTATTATGACAATAGTCATCTATCATCTGATTTAAATCCTTATCTGTATATTGTTCTTCAAACTTTTCAAATAATTTTCTATATAATGTTTTGTAATCATCAATTCCATATTTCATCATAATCCGCTTGAATTTAGGCATCATAACACTTACCCAATATGGCATTTTCTTATTTGATATTGTTCCAAATGTATTCATATTATTTTCTAATGAGGTCAATCGTTCATTTAGTTGAGTAATATCAGCATTATATCTGTCATATAAAGAGCTAACTGCCTGATTTATGTCATTTTGAGTTTGAATAAGCGTTTGGAGAGTTTTAATAATTGGCTGTAAGTTTATAGATGTAAAAGTATTATTTTTATATTTTTCTACAATATCCCATACCCAATCCATAAACATGTTTGCTTTTGGTTGTCTTGACCATCTGCAAATTTCCATAATTCCTCTTTCGGTATAGTAGACACGTTCTGTCATAAGATTATTGTTTCGACATACATCACTTTGATGGTGGTCGAAAGTTTCTGTTTTGATTTTTAATGATAAATGATCAAGACGATCTTTGTGTTTCATATGAATATTTTGGATTGATTTTATTGGATCTTTATATTCCAACGCTTGCCCAATTTGTTCTCTTGTCAATAAAATGTCATCATTCATATTTCTGTAAAAGCTGCAGTCCAGTTCTCCAAATTTCTCTGTTGTAATTAGTTTTAAATTATTATTCATAGTAAATATCTCCTTTGTATTTATGTTTTCTTCTGATATTTATTTATTCTCCATACGATTTGAACTATTTTTAATTTTATGATTTTGTTAATCCTTAATTTTGAGCATAAAAAATAGCAGACAAGATTTCTCTCATCTGCTATAGGAATGTATTTTCATATATTATTTTATTCTTCTTCTCTTGCATTAATTGTATCAAAGGATAACCAGAACACATCAGGCTTAGAAATAATCCTTGCATCAATGTATGCCATCTTCATGGAAAGACATGTTCTTGCTTGGTAACACTTTCCATCTATTTCATTAAGCACCAATGCAACGTCAGGAATATTATTTTTGTTGAAATATAATGGAATCATTAGCTGAATCCTGTTATTGTAGTAATGAGGAATAGCAAGCTTATAATTCGCAGTAACCTTTTGAATTGAAGAATCGATTACTCCTTTTAGTGTTTCCAATGCAAGATCACTTGTCCGAATACGTTCTGGTAAACGCTGCGCTGTATTAAGGTCATCTAAGATGTGTTCATAATGAACATTAACGGGATAATGCCAGTTGAATATGAGTTTGCCTGGATCAGAAAAGTAATCAGCTCTTTCTGGTAAATCAATGATTTTTAAATCGCCTAGCTCATAACGATCTTTGAATCCTTTAAATATCCAACTTGAATAGCCTAATCTATTATTAGGTTCTGCATATACATAAATTGGTTCGTTATAATTATCATATAGGCCTGTATTAAAAATACAATAATATTTTGCTGTAACGATTTTCCCTTCACTCTGCAGTTTTTGGAAAGTGTGTTTCATATAATTTTTTAAAATTGAATAATCGTTTATATTTCCAAAAGACCACGGCTCTGACTGTGCTCTTTTTGCTAATTCCGCCATCTGAGCATTGTAATCTCCCCAATAGAAAAAGCTATATAAATCATTCATGCCCAACAGTCCTTTATATTTTTGATATTAATAATTTTAGCATAATTCGAACAAACATTCAAATGGTAAATTCTGTATATTATATAGGTATATATGAAATAGAAGATCGTTTTATGCTGGAGTTTAAAAGTAGCCCCCATGGTGTGTCTGGTATGAGAGGATACAGATCATTTCTTGGGTATGATCGTAGGAGAGTATGTGAGATTATTTGTTTAGAACAAATTTTAATGTGCTTAGTGGATAGTTGTTAGGGTATGGATATAAAATTGATTTAAAATCTGTAGAAGTATCTTTTTGTATAGGGTAGGTGATTTTTATGGTCATCTACCCTTATTTTATTTGAGTTATTTCCTATTTAAAATGTGATGCTGACACTAAGTTTGATTCTGTACATATAATTGTTTGCCAGTAAAGTCGATCCGAGACAACAGGGAATTGATATTTCGGTGCGTTTTTCTAATTTATTATATCCTACTACAGATATACGAATATCATCTTCTGCAGCGAGTCTTTGTAATTCTTTTAAATATTCATCATATGCAGATTGGTTTGTAATAACATAAGAGATTACGCATGATGTTTCTTGTACTTGTCCAGAAAATAATCCTCTTCTATGCATGGTTGTTCTTGTTTCACAGACTCGTCTGACATATTCTGCAGCTTCTGGTTCGCCTGAATAGGAATCCGGATAATAGCAAGAGATATATTTATGATTGCCTATAGTTGTGTACTCATTATGCTGTGCTTTGGAGCGTAAAAGATCTTTTACACCAGAATAATCAAGTCTGGCATTTGTTTGTGCTTCAGATGTTGCTTTGACCTGGATCTGCTTTTGTGTTGGGGTAAGGCTGGACAATTCATCACGAAATGACATGATTTTCCTCTTTTCTTGTATAGGTTGACAGTTTATAGGGTATAGGTATTTGAATGGATTCTAGGTCGATTATAATACTGTTTTGTCCTTAGATCAATAGTAAGGATGATTTGTGATGGTATGCGTGGATGTGAGAGTAGAAGAGAGCAATTTTTGCGTGGTGAAATACTTATCGTTAGAGTTTGGAATTTATATGGATTATTTTGGAGCGGGTGTGTGAAAGTTGGAAATGAAATATGAATGGTGGAGTGATTTTAAGGCTTGATTATTGGGGTTAACGATAAAGGGTACGATAAGGTGTTTTGTGGTGAAATGATGGGATTTTTGGCTTGATTATTGGGCAAATTGGGGATTGTTTTTGGATGGGCGGAATGGGATGGTGATGATGAGTTTTGGAGTTAGTGTGTGGATGAACCAGCTATGTGAGATTTCGGAAAATTCAGACAATTTACTGATTTTAACTACCCCCGTCTGAACATTCAGACAATGAGCAGATCACAACGCCATTTTACCCCGAAAAACAGGTATTTTACATGGCATAACACAATTTCAGTACAATTTAAAATATTTTGACAATAGATAAAATTTTTTCTATTGTTTGGTAAAATAAAAATTTTTGACCATGGCGCGCGCCGTTCCGGTGGCAAGTTGAAAAAGGTGGTAAAGTGTGACGTAACGTCATATATAAAAATTTTATATATCGAAAATTGTTTTGATATTCAAACTATTCCAATTCAAAACAATTCGACACTCAAATAGTATTACAATAAAATAATTTGATACTCAAACTATTATCACTGCTCAACACACCAAACTAAAATTCAATAATAGTAACCATTCCTAATTTTCTAAACTGACCATTAGTCACAAAAATATGACCATAAGTCATTCTAAAATGACCATTAGTCAACCTTCTATTCCGGCACGCTTTGCAGTCAATACCCCTTTTTGTCCAGATCTGCTTTTATTAATTTTTTCAAATATTCGGTCACTTTGGTATTGTTTTCTGATAAGTATTCTTGCAATCTATTGTATTCTGATATTTCTTTTTCAGTGTACTTTATTCTTACTTCTTTGCATTTTGCCTGATACTTTCTAACAGCTTTCTTTTCTGCTTCTGTACTCATACACAATAACTCCTTTTGCATATACAATAATAAATTATTTTATTTTCAGCACTTTGCACAATAAACTATTGCATCTATTGTACAATATTACTGTTCGTCAATATGCTGCATAACATTACTATTTGCACTATGTTTGTTGTTTATATTGTACAATTACATTTAACTAACTAGCAATATGCATAAAAATATATATGTAGGCACTTATAAAACCGTGATTATTTTACTAAAAAATACTTGAAAAAATGAGTGCCTACATGTTATACTTGTCTTGTCAATAAGGGATGACCTTAATTGGTACGCGAACGGTCGTTTCGTTCGCGGTGTTTCTTCTTCTGTATACCGGACACCGCCCGGGATTGTAACTGTCAACCTTAGTCTCAGTATCTATTACGCGGACGTGTAACCGCTCCGCGGATGGCGGAAAATCCATCTGCATTCTATTCTTGCATGAGTTCGGCAAACTAATTTGCCCGGTACAAAGTCCATACCGAATAGGACTATTCCCAGTTGAGCGCGCGAACGTCGTGAGATGTACGCGAACGGGTAACACGAGTAACCGTCTTCAAATATCTGCTTAAAATCAGCAGCACTTGAGTGGTAAACAAAGTGGGCGCGTGTGATGATATGCGTTTTCCCACCTGTACACGGGATATACAGACTACATTCGAACGAAACACCTTTTCGTAGTGGTGGCGCTCAAGTCGCTCCCTACAAATTGCAATAAAAAAAGTGGTGGCGCTCAAGTCGCTCCCTTTTCGGTTTACGTGTTCCATTAAAATACGTCGCGGGACGTTTCCCGTAAGTCGTGGCGCTCAAGTCGCCCGCTTGAAATATTGACGAAAACGTGAGTTTATGAGCGCCGAAATTGTTTCAATACATATCTTATCAATTTTGTTTCGCCGTGTCAAGTACACGGCATTTAAGGAGGAAAAAACCATGATGTATAACATTCTGAAAGTAACCCGCAACGAACTTGCTTCTATCAACCTTGTTTCCGGAACTCGTCTTGTAGTAGATGAAACCGCGCTTGTCTATAACCGCGTTGTTTTCGATCTCGTTTCGGACGGGATTATCTCACGGTCTTATACCGATTTTAATGAACTTTCACTTGTCGGTGTAGTTCTCACTCCGGTTCTTTACAAAAACGCCGTTTTCGCGGCTTGTATGGAACAGGAAAAAACCGCTTCAGAAAACAAGTTAGAAAGTTTTCTGAAAACGGTTGAAAAGTCTGAAGCGCGCGCAAAAGAGCTTGAAAACAAGCGTGATGTATTCGAATTGGATACGGAAGAAAGTACGGAATATTTAAAGCTCCGCGCGTTTCTTCTGACGGCAGAAGATGTGAGAATGGATCTCACTAACCGCCGTGACGCGTTGCGTGACGCGTGCGAAAAAATTTCCGGTATTATTTCTCCGGTATACGTTGCCCAGGTAAAAGGAACTGGAAAACAGCTGCTCCATTTTGAACTGTTCTGTTCGCTTGCGTCCGGCAACGTTTCGGACTGGAAAAAGGTTTTTGAAAAACCTTTACAGAGTGCCCAGCTTTACCGTCACGAATTAGGACGAACAGGAGGTGAAACAACGGAAGATACAAAAAAACTTTATCTGTCATTCCGCGCTGAGATGGAAAACCTGTTTTCGCGGTTTTCTGTCACAAAATCGGACGGGAATAAGGTACTTGCGTCTCGTTCCATCAGAATGACCCCAACGGAATTAAATAACCTGGCGACCCTTGTTTCTGGTTTCAACATTGAACAGGACGGAAACGGAAAATTCCTGTTCAAGACAGTGAACTACAAGAAATTTGAACGAGTTCTTGTAAAAGCAATCGTCCTGAAAAAACAGGGTGGAAAGTTCGAAATTAAGGGCAATCTGACTTTTGAACAGAAGAAACAGAAATAACCACGCAATCGCAATATAATCGCCCGTGACCGTCAAAAGTTACGGGCGATTTTCAACACTTATTTTTTTAAGTGCTTTTTGATACCCGAAAATGGGCGTTGTGTGTGCAACGTCTTTTTTGCGTACTTAAATTTCCAGCTTTGCAATGAAAATAAGAAAGAAAAGAGGGAAAACCATGTGTAAAATTTCAGAAGTGTTTAAAAAATGCTCAGATACGCGTTATCTCATTGCAAGAAAACAATTCAGAATGGCGGGAAAACTTTTCCCAGTAAATGCCGTATATACTCAATATGACGGCGTTCGGTACGTGTGTGACTCGTTCCCAAACTATAAAGGAAACCGCGTTTATTTGTATGTGTGGGCTTTCAATTCGGTTTATAACGAATGGGAACGAGATATAATCGCCACCTATAGCAAGAATGAGTTCGAACGGAAACTTGCGTGCAGCATCTGGAAAGCTCATAAAGAAAGTAAAGCGAAATCAGTTCACCCAATCAGAGAATGCAAACCGGAAAATTTCGATAAAATGATGAAAAGCGCGGTTACAAGAAAGAAAGGCGGTGGATCTGGGCAGCGATTAATTCCTGGAATGGAAGCACGAGATTTTGGACGGTCAGAACCGGAATGGAAAGAACACACAACTTATGCTCATTGGGAATTTTCTGGTAATGCATCAATGATTTCATTATCTTGTGGTTATGACTATTAAGCAGAGAATGTAAAAAGGTAAAACAGGAGGTAGAATAACATGAACGCAATCCAGGCAGAAAACGCAATGATGGTTACAATTAAAAGCAATCATTTAGAAAATGACAAGGCAACCATGGGTATTTTCAATGCTATCTGTAATATGTTATATACTACAGAATTAGTAGAAGAATTAGCACCTGCTTTATTATCTGTGTTTATCAAAACTGGAAATTTCAAGGCAAACAATGCGCTGAAAGCATCAAGAATGATCTTAGGAGGAAGCACAAATGAAAAGAAATGATATTACTTGTATTCCGATGACAAAATTTTCACGGCGTCACAGAGAAATTGCGGAACAGTTCATACCGGAAAACGTAGAAGATACTTTGCGGAAACTGACAGGAATGTATGATTCCAGAATCCAACAACGGAAATATCTGGAAGATAACACAATGGAAACTCGTGTATGTAATGTAATTGCATTCGGGATTCCTACACAAGTAGAAGTTACATTCTATTTGTAAAACAAAATAACAGAACCGAAAAAGGCGTTTTTGCAATGCAAAGCAAGAATGTCTTTTTTTGATGCAAAAGTTTTCAATTTCACAAGGCAAACTCAAAATAAGGAGGAACTACTATGTTCAAAAAAATAACAGTAACACTTCTCACCCTTACCACCATCTTTTCCGGAATCTCTGCTTACAAAACCACCAAAACAGCATCAGAATCACGGCAGAACTCCGCAACGGAAATCACAAGCGAAACTCAGAAGCTCGATTACAGCCAGGAACAGGACTACAGCTACGCCGATGCGTTCGTCTGTGACATTGTAGACTGGAATACAAACGGAGAAGAACTGTCTCTTATGACTTCCGACGGTTATGAGTTCTACTCTTATAAATCAGCCGACGAGTACGATTTTAACAAGGCATACGTTGCGTTGGACGACATCACCGACGTAGAAAAGGCAGAAGGCAAAATTCGGATTTACACCAAAGATGGAACAATCTATCAGGTGTTCGGAGAATAAAGAAAAAAGAAACTACACAGAAAGGAAACCAAAAAATGAAACCAGAAAAGTTTATGCCACTTGTAAAGGAAATTTGTAACATAGAAGCAACTGATTGCAGATCCTTAAATAAATCGAAACTTGCAAGGGAACTTATGAATCTCGTAAACATTCCACAGAATGCAGAAATCTATGAAATCCCGCTTGACTGGGATGATGAAGTAGTCATTCTGTTCATGCTTCCGAATGATAAGAACTATTATAGCCTGGGTGCAGGTCATTGGCTTGACGGAACGGAAAGACTGATTCTTTCTATCACCGGAAGATGGAAAGGAAGAGAATTTAAATTCTTTCAAGAAGAAGGTAAAGAAGATATTCCGCTTCCGCTTGATTATTTCCAGAGAAAAAAACAAAAAGGCAAAGGAGAAAAAGGAATGAGAGACAAATTATTAAAAGTAAGTTATATCCTGGCATGGATCGGAGCAATCTGGTTCTTGCTCAGTTCAGAAAGCAGTCTTTGGTATCTAGTTCCGGGAGCTTTATGTCTTACTTATGTCGTAGCTTTTGGCGAAGCGAACAACGGAAACTGGATCATTTCGCCGCACTAAGAACTATGAATTATAAGTTATGCACTTATAATTATGCATAATATATACATAATCAAATTAATTAAGAAAGGAAATTAAAAATCATGAGAAAAGTATTTGAAATCAAAGTGGCAAATAGTGCAAGCTTTTATTCTTATCTTGCATTGTCAGGAATCGACTTTGAAGCAAAAGAGAAACCGGAAGTTATCATCTTTACCTGTGATATGACAGACGCAGAGTTCGCGGCAGCAGTCCAGTATTGCAACAAGCTGGCGGAAGAACGGAAATTCAACGAGTCTGTACGAAAATACAAAAAACTGCATGAAGAATATATTACTCTTCAGAAGGTAAAGGAAATATTAGACGATCTGTTTCATGACATCAGCCGTCATGCATTTTATGAACAGAAAGAAGCAGGAAGGGAACTTGCGGAAATCTGTGTAAGAACTATTAAAAAGACAACGCCAGAATTTATCCTTACTAAAAAAGAAATTGTTGATATTGTAACAAAAATCGGATTCGATGCGATGATGAACAATAATCGGCTGACAGAATTTCTTCTTCCTGGTTGGGATGAAATTCTTTACAAAATTCGGTAAGGCAAAACCACAGAAAGAAGGTGATTACATTCCGCAACGCAAAATAGAATCATGGTCACTAAACCGTCGTATAGAATCTTTAAGGCAAATGGATCGTAGATTAGCAGAACTAAACATTGCAAGCTGTGATACGATCTGGAAAGAATATGGTGGAGGACTAAGAGAAAATGAAAAGGCAACGCTTGAAAATTGGAAGCGAATTGCCGAAAATGATATACTATATGATAATGCTATATATTGTTATATGGTATGTACGCTAGAACCATATACATTATGTGGTTTCGAAAACTAAACGTAGAGCATAGAAAAACAGGTTGAAATATACCTGTTATTTTTATGCTCAAAATCAAAAGGGAAAGCCAAAATAATAAAACATAGAAAAAGGAGATTAAAATTATGTGTAAAATCAATGGAGTAAAATTAACAGAGATGAGAGAGAAAGCTGGTATGTCACAGAATGCACTTGCAAAGAAACTTGGAGTTGCTGAAAGCACAATTTCAAATTATGAAACAGGTCGAAGTAATCCGTCGGAAGAGAAAGTAGACAAAATCTGCTTTATTCTGAAGATCAATAAAGACGACATCGAAATTCATGATGTAGGATACAGCTTTTCAGATTCGATGGGAAAGACATATGAAAAATATAGAAGAGCAAAAGGATTCCGGCATTATATGACATCAGTCGATTTCGAAAATTGGATTAATGAACAGAGAGATTTTGATGCAGAAATGGAAACATCGGAAGTAAGCAATGCATTACGGTATCCTTTGACAGTAGGAAATAAAAAATATATAACAATCAACCCACTGTTTGTACATATTCCAGACTGGCAGAGAAGTACGGACATGGTAAAGGCAAAAGAGATTGAAGAAAATTTCAATGAATCGAAATTCGATCCGATCAAAGTGTTCCTTATTGATGGAAAATTATATGTAGCCGATGGCGCACATAGATTAGCTGCATTCATTATGAAAAACAATCTGTTAGGAAAAGCAGAAAAATTAAAAATTCTGGTTGAGATTATTGATTGTAAAACAATGTGTGAGGCCGTATTAGTTTTCTTAGGACAGCAGGCAGGAAGGAAACCTATGTCGGTTAGTGATATGTATAGAGCTGGTATTGAAGCGAACGAAGAAGATTATATTAATTTCAAAATGATTTTCGATGCATACAACATCCAGATCTCGGCTGACCTGAATCGGAAAGAAAATCCTATTGGGAAAGTTACACCAACCATGAATCTGTTAAGAATGGCAAAGCGCAGACCTGAATCGCTTAAACATGCAATCGTTATGATTAAAGAATTGAATTGGTGCGGATCTACAGAAAAGAATGCATTCACACAGCGAAATATCAATGTTCTTCTGAAGATGGAAAGCATTCACGGAACGGAAACATTAAATCTTTTGAAGAAACATTGTAGCGGAGCAGCTTTCTACGAAAGTAAGGTATTTCCTGTTAAGAGTAATGCACAGTTGTTTGACATTCTGGAAAGCGAAGTCAATAAATAATACATATCTTACATAATACATAGCAAGCAATACATATACATATTTTACATAGGGAGTTCGGAATAAGAAAGCACCACCTTATCCCTCCACATATATATATAGGAAGAAACACCGTCAGCCTAGCTAACTGATGGTGTTTTCTTTCACTCAAAAACGCAAACGAGAAAGGAGAATAACGATTATGTCAATGGATGATTTACGGAATCTGCTTTCGGATGATGAATATGCAGGATTAGAAGAATATCTGTTCGAAAGCGAAAGTGAAAATTAAGTAGTTAGACAGAGCGGATAAGGAAACTTGTCCGTTCCAATGTGATTACTTAAATCACAAGAAAGAGAGGAAAATAAAATGGAGACACGACATAATCCAGCTGGCTTTGATTATGAAATCATTGCCCAAAAGAAAGAGTACGCACTCATCAAAATGGAAAGTACAGAAGAGTACAAGATCGTATCTGACATCTGTGCTGATGGAAGTTGGGCTTACACTGTCTGCTCATGGATGTATGGAAAATATGGTAGAGAAGAATATTTGGTTATGCAGAATGCGATTGATTCATTTCGTTACAAAACGGAAAATGATTATATTCCACGTTCACGCCTGGAAGAACTTGCAACGCAATGGAAAGATACTCTTCTGGAAGAATGTAATATGACAGACGAAGAACAGTACGAATATTTCATGAATGAATGTGCTATGGATGATGCAGAATTAGAATTTTTCGGATTATTAAAAGGAGATGACGAGTAATGTCAAGACGACGAAAGCCAAAGGAAGTTCTGGATTTTGAAAGGGAATATTTATTTCCTAATGGATTCAGAGAAACAAGAGTAAACGGAAGAGATGGTACTGGATCACACTTACATTATTTAAACCGTGTAACTCACAAGAGAATTGAAGTAAATACACGGCTGAATAGAGAAGTAAAAGCAAGATTGATAAAAGAGAATAATCTTGTGTCAAATAAAAAAGTGAAAGGAGCGAAAAGAATTGAGAACGCAACAATGTGCTGTATTTGATCCAGATCATTACAACATAATTGACATAACCAATTATGAAAAATACCGTCAACACATCGAGCAACAGCGCGAAATGGAAATCCAGAAAGCGAAAGCTAAACGCAAAAGAGAACGACAGCGTAAAAAACTTATAGCACAAAGAATCTTTTGCGTGATGCTTATGGGCGTTGGGTATCTACTTATTAGATATGCAAGCGATACCTGGCCGTTAGGGGTAACGTTCATTTTATTTGGGCTGTTATTAATCACAGAAAGGAAAGCGATTTTATGGTGATTTGGATAAAAATCTTTGATCGGTACGAACCCGTACTATATGTACAGAAAGACGCTTTGCGGCATATGACCGTCTTGTATGTAAGAACAAAAAATACAATGGTTGATGTATATATGAGTCTTGACGGTCGATTATTTGCAACAAGAAAATCTGTAAGAGAAGGAGGCAAGGGAATGTGTACATTGTAGCAAGTAATGGTGTAGAAACACAAGCCAGAAAATTAAAATCAACTGTTTCTCTTCCGAAAGCGAAAATGCTGGTAGAAAATTTGCGTGATACAGATTATCTTGGGCTTGAGTATTGGCTGGAAGATGATGATGGGAACGAAATTGAAATGGAGGTAATAAAACATGGTTGATATTCGCACAGTAACTATTCATAAAACAGAAAAAGTTTTTGGTTGCCTCTATGGATTCATCGGATAAAAGAGAAATTTCAGAAGGGAGAATAATGGTTAAGTTTGATTTTTATGCAATATATGTTGAAACAAGCGAAAGAAGCGGTGAAGTTGTAGATATATTTTCTTCTTTTGAAGAATGTATGGAGCATCGGATGGAACATGCTAATTGGTTTTGTCCGAAGGGTGACATATGGATTTTGCATATCAACAACGGAAAGAACTTTAGACCATCTGAAAAATGGTATGTAAACGCAGATGGTTCAATTAAAAGTTACTAAAATTGTAGCTTAGTGTAAGAAAGCAACATTTCATAGGAAGATCATAAAGACAAATGGTGATTATATGGGATATGGTATTATCTTTAAAACAAAAATTGTGAACTTATCAGATGGGAGAATTTTACATCTGAGTTTACAAGGTTGTAACAATGACAATGAAGGCAGAAAAAACGATGATTGGCAAGGGAAAATTTATACAAAAGAAGATTTTATCAAGTTTGCAGAAGGATTCAAAAATGATAGTAAACCATCCAAAGAATCAGAGGGCTTTGACTTGAAAATCGGAAGTAGATATTGTACTTATTATGATTATGGAATGCACTTGTTGAGAATGCTGAAAAAGTCAGTTACTTACGATGAGTTAATTCATTCTGGAAAATATGTGTCATTCAATAGAATTGATGGTGTGACAGTATTTGAAAATGACAAGCCAACGGAAATGACAATGAAGGAGTTTGACGATTATTTCTACAAGAAACTTTATAGTAATGCAAGAATTAGATACAGAATCAATTATACATTCTTAGAAACGGAAGATGATGTCATAAAGGCATTTGATGACGAAAACTCAGTAAGAATTTATATTAGCAAGTAGTTAGAAATACGTGTTTCATTTGGTTGAGAAAGGAATGATAACAATATGAGAGAAATAACAGAAGAAATGATTTTAGACGCTATTGAAGATGGATGAAAAAGGGAAGATGCAGAAAAAGGTTATGCAATTTTTACATCAGATTATGGGAATGATGCAGAACACATTCAGAAAATTGACTTTATGAATGTATTTTAGGACGATGACGAAGCTGCTGAACAGGCAGAACGTGATGGAATTAAAATCATTCATGATATGGAATTTAATGATGAAAATTCAGCAGCTTATATTGATACACCAGAAAATAGAGAATTGCTGAAAGATTTGGCATTGTAGGAGGATATTATGAATCTATATGATGGATGCGAATCAAATAAGGAAATCATTTATGGTTTTACTTCACTTGATTTTTACGATAAATTAGAAAAGCGACAAAATGAAATTTTATCACAAGGAAAGAAGGTTGTGTTTGTAGAATCAAATACAAGTATTCATGCAGGTGCAAGAGTTGTTATATATTCCGATAAAATTCCAGAAATAATGCAGAACTATAAATATAGATACGTCAAAATTAATGGTAAGTGGACAAGAAACAGTCTTCTTGGATATTGTGATTGCTGCGGAATGTATACAGAACTTGTATGCTTAAGTAACAAAGGAAGAACATGTGAAAATTGTTCAGACTGGGATTTCTAATGAAATTAAGATTTCAAGAAAAGGAGTGAAGGCAAATGTTTAAAGTTGGTGATTTAGTATATGTATCTAACCCAGATACGAAGTATGAAGAAGAATATGGTGTACGGTATCATAAAAGTTTCTTTGGAACTGTAACAGAAGTTACGGATTATGGAAATGGAATTTGTGTAGAAGTGAAATTCCCTGCGACACCAAATGGATACGAAATGGAATGGACTTACGATGCAAATGAATTATCTCTTGCAAAGAAACTCAAAGATATGACCATTGAAAAGTTAAGCAACAAATTTAACCTTCAGATTTTTGCAGAGTGTCTGTAAGCTCTAGCAACTAAACAAAACAACGCAAAACAAAGGTAGTCAGGAGAATAAAAACCTAACTATCTGTTTTATTACAAGAAAGTAATGAGGAAAATATCATGAATGACTGGATTAAGAAAATGAATGAGATGTTCGAAGCGAATGAGTATACGGATGATAAGAGAGTGACCGTAGATTATTGTGAAAACGCAAAATGCATTTTTATTAATGTATGTGGTAGTACAGCTGTTATTAAAGATATTGACAGATTTAATGATTTCGGTTTGATGATGGAATGTTTGAAAGAAGTGAATGCTCGCTATTCGATTCATAGTAATTAAACGCAGCAAGGCAGGTAGAGAATAGTAATCTATCTGCCTTATTTAATTGGAGGGAAAGAAGATGACAAAACGCCAGGAAGAAATTATTAAAGATAATTTACGGGCTTATAAGGCAAACTTCGACTTTATTAAAATTGAAGATGCTGATTATGGGGGTGGATTTTATGTTTTTACCAGTGAAGAAAGGGCAAAAAACGGAGATTGGACGCAGTATTGCTACAACATTGATTACCTGAATGGTTGGTTATACGGATGTGTACAGGCAGCAAATGGAATTATGAAGAGAAAACAGGAGGAGTAAAAATGGAGAAGGCAAGAAGATTCAGAGGTGAAATGAAAGAAGCATGGGAGGCAGCTGGATGGCGTGAAAGATTTGCCATTGATAATGGAAATAAGACCATTGTTTATACAAACGGTCATAAATGTTTACGGTTTACATATTCCAGGTACAAAGAATATCAGGATGCAAACGGAGCGATTTATGATACGGCAACAAAACAGTGGATCGGATAGAAAGGCAGGTTGATATATATATGGGTAATTTGAAAAAATTCGTAGGAGATTATGCATATTCTTATATTAAAAACATTGCAGTAGACCAAGAGAAACTTCACAAAGCATTAGTAACGCCGCAGAATGCAAGGAATGTGTTTTCTGAATTAGACGAGTTCCAAATAAAGTCCATATGTGCTGAAATAAGTGCAAATAATACCTTTGGAACAATAAGGAAAACTACGCAGGAAGAAATCATTGAAGATTTTAAGAAGGCTGGATATGACACTGTAATTTTTGATGATGAAGAGAAAATCGCAGAATGCAAAAAGTATTATGCAGCAGGAGAAATAATTTGCACTTATAATAATCTTCTTGGTCGTATGAGTCAGTATCATATGTTGGTTGCAATTAAGAAAGATATTGACAAAATACAGAGAAGTAAAACACCAAAAAGGGAAGATGAATATGGTACATCCATTCTTAATATTCAGATAGCAAAAAACGGAAGCCATATGTCTATTAAAAATCGCTATAATCACACCGTAATCGAATGCGATAGTACACTTAATAATAATCTGGATTTGTTAGTTCCTGGATTACAGGCAAAGGTTCTTGGATATTATAACATAGCTTCTCTTAATAAGAATAAAACCTATTATAGAAACATTGCTAAAATAAACGGAGTTTATCTAAAATATGTCACAGAAGTTGAAAACGTGTATTTTGGCAACTTTGTTCTTGATAGTAAAAACGGAGTAAGATTTGCAGATAACGGAAGATATTATGTGAATACAGATCGTGATGATCTTTGTGTTCTTGATTTTCATGATAAAAAAGTAATCAAACTTTTTAATGAGAGAAACCAAATTAGTAAGGGAACTTTACTGACAAAGGCAATGAAAGAGAATTTGCTACATAGTGGTAACAAAGAGCATATAGATGAACTTAATATTGTTTTTGACAATGCTCTGGAAGAGTTATTACAGTGTAGAAGAAAGGCATTACAATTCCTTGCTTGTTGTTATGGTTACGATTTTCAAAAGCCATTCACAGTAACCGGTCTACTTGGAAAGTTTACAGCAAACAGTATTAAAAAGATAACAGGAAGTAATAGCGGAATATTATTAGTCTGCAAAGGAACGGAGGTTTGTTGTGTTGAATTAAATACAGGGAAATTTGAAGTAAAAGTACCAAGAGACAAATATAAATATTCAATTGATGCTTATTATGCAAAATATAATTTTGAAGAAGATAGAAAAAGTGGAGAACTTGGAGTGTTTATCATTCAGCAAGATGCAAAATATAAAAGGGGAGTAAAAAGAACTTATAGTTCTTCTTATTATTATAGCAATAGCATCTCAGATGAATTTGATAAAAGTGGTTATAATATCACAGAAGCAAGACAAGCGTTAAAATATCGTCTCAATAACTATAAGGCAGATAAACGAAAAAGAGAGGTTGATTCAATTAGTTACGAAGCAGATCTGAAAGAGATTAAAGAAATGTTTCAGATATTAAAGAAAAAACTTGTTCTTAGATTAAGTGAAGCAAAAACCAGTGGAGATTATAAAAATATTGAAAGTGTATTTAATTATAGTTTTACTTGGATGGTAAGAGATATGGAGGATTTTGAAACAAAAGTTATGCAAAATAATTTCAGCACTGTAAAAGAGGCAACTAATAGTATTACAGACTTGAAAGAGAAAATTAAAGAGAAAATAAAAATTATAAGGGAGTAAAAGATATGCAGACTATTGATAGAGCAGTAATGGCAGATGGAACAAAGATACAGCTTGAAGATTGGCATAGTGAAAATTCAGAAAAATATCCAGATTTACATGGATATACAATTGGTGCTTATCCGATAGCTAAAAATACAAGTAGATCTGATTGGATAAGAAAAGGTGAAACGTTCAGACTTACTATTGCCAGAAATGAATATGCAAATTACACAGATGATATGGTACTTGCAGATTATGAGGCGTTGAAAAATGGAACTAAATCGTTTGCTGATTTGCGAGAACATTTTTGGAACAGAGAAAAGGATGCGTTTTACTTGGGTTTGACAGATAAAGAACCTGAGTGGCAGTAAATAAAATATTAGTTTCAATTTAAGAAAGGATGGTAATTTTTATGAAAAAATATGTAGTGATTTGTTATTCTGTACACGAAAAGGAAATTGCAAGCCATGATTCATTTGATAATGAGGATGATGCGTATGCATTTCTTGAAAAAGATGCACAAAATACTTATGAGGAAGAAATGAATAATGCAAGTAAAAAAGATAGAGATAAAATTGATTTTACAATAAATGATGATGGAACAGCAGATCTTTCATCTTATGATGGAGAATACGAATGGACATGGGAAATAATTGAATGCTAATAAATAATATGTTTTACAGAGAATAATAAGGCAGATGCAGAAATGTATCTGTCTTATTTATTAGGAAGGAGAAAAATGCAAAATGTAAAATTTGTAACAAAAGAAAAAGATAAAACAATCGCCTGGTGTACTACAAATAGGTTGATTATGTTTAGAGACTTTATGCAATATGTATTAGATAGCACAGATGATCCTCATAAGTTCATGGTCATTGACATTGAAAAAAATGTAGTTTACGACATGTATAGAATTGCAACGGAAATGTATGAGATGCGAAAGAGAACTTTTACAGAACGGATGAATAATATCCAAACTGGCAAGTGGCTTAAGTATTCAGATGAAGAATTAAAAAATATGTAAAGGAGATAAAAAGCAATGAAACACAATCAGGTTTGTTATTATCTTGAAAGAGGATTTAACGGGAAATTATATGTTTCGTATGGAATGTACGAATATGAAAAAACGTATGGTGGACATAAGGTATCACGGTTAAGACCACCAGAAATTAGATTAATAAATGGAATTCCGTTCGAAGAATTTCAGTCAGAAACGGAATTTAAAAAAGTTCCTAAAGGATGGACATATAACACCGATCTATATACCGTAACAGAAAATATTGAGAAAAAAGAAAAAATCAATGCAGCAATGAAAGGTAGATATGTTACATGTCCATCGGATCTTCAGTGGCTATTTGATAATGGTTATCTTGTCAAAATGGAAAATGTAGAACCAATTATTGAACCAGAATTTGATCACGGTACATATAGATTGAGAAAGAAATATCCTGCATGGACGCAGTGCTATGGAAGTCATAATGACAGATATCCAGATGAAGTTTTTGAGACATATGAAGCTGCTGAAAAAAGAATGTATGAGATTATGGAAGAGAATTATAAACGATCAGTTGAATGTGCATTGTTAGATTTCTATGAGGGTTTAGAATGGGTACTGGAAAAATATGAAGCTGAACACGGCGGAAGAGAAATTGCGAAAATTAAACAGAGTATTTTGGAAAGACCGCATTTAGAAGATATTATGTTTAGATATTATAAAGGAGAAATTCTTATTGTATCAAGAGAAGCACATAGAAAAAATACACACATTGAATGGGAAAAGATAGCATAAGAAAGGTGAAGAAAAATGAGTATTGATGAATATAAAATGGAATTAGAAGAGGCGAAACTTTATATTTCTCAATTAGAAAATGAAAATACTAGAATCAAAATTTCAAACAAATCGCTGCGCAATAACAATCGAGCGTTATTAGAAGGAAATAAGAAATTATCAAGACATGTTGAGAGATTGAGAAAAGAAAGAAATGAATTAAGATATCTCGTAGAAAAATATAATACAGTGGAGGTAAAATAATATGATCAAATTTACGATGAACGCAAAAGAACTCAAAACCATGATGGATAAAGCAACTACGGTAGTAAATAAAAAAGCATATGTACCGAGCCTTAAAAGATTATATTTCTCGATTGACGATAAGGGAATTTTAAAAATTCTTGCTACGGATATTGAACAGTATGTCGAAGTAAGAACAAAAAACGTATACCATACAGAATCTGGTATGTTCGGAATCGACATTGAAGATATTAAAATTATTTCAAAAATGTCAGGAGAAATTACCATAGAAGATATCACATCAGATAAAGAAGAGAAAATCAATATCAAGTGTGGCAAGAAAAATGTTTCTATTCCACGATTTGAAAATACAGATGTTTCTCTTCCGGTATTAGATAACGGAGAAAACATTCTGGATGTAAAAGAAAACTGGTTATCTGAAACAATTTCTAATTTGTCAGTATTTGTGTCAAATAGAGAAGAAGTCAATCAGATGATGAGCGTGTTCAATTTCAATACAAAAGAGAAACGTGTAGAAGCATTATGGAAATATATGATCGGAATGCGACAGTTAGAAGACGATATGATTCTTAAAGAAACAGAAAATCCGTTTGAAACAGTAAAGCTGCATTGCAGATGTGTTCCAGTGTTTAAGAAATTATTGGACAAAAAATCAGAAAGGAAAGTCATTATTTCTCAGAACGATAAGTATGTAAAAGTAGAAAGTGAAAACTTTACATATATTACAAAAAGAATTGATGGTGAATACTTCAAAATAAATCAGATGTTGTCGGATGAATGGGATTATAAATTTACTGCAAATGCAAAAGAGCTATTAGAGGCAATGAAGTACGATGCAGACCTTTTGAAAGAATCGAAATTGCCAGTTACATTTCATGCAGAAAATGGAAATTTATACTCGTATGCAAGCACAACGAGATATGAAGCTTTTGATGGAATCGAAGTCAAAGAGAAACCAGAAAAAGATTTTTATATTGGTTTTAATCCGAGTTTTCTTGTTGATATAATGAGCATTGTAGATTCTGAATATCCAGTTTTCTATGGGACAAAAGAGGTTTGCCCGTGGATTATTAAGGGAGATACATATAGCTTCTTGATTCTACCAGTCAACATTAAAGATGTTAAAGTTAAAGCTGAAAAGAGAATTGCAAAATATATTGAGATGAGTAAGACAGCATAATGGAGGAATAATTATGATTTGTATGTTAATTAAACGAGTAGAAGAAGGATATGAAGTAGACGGAGAGTTTATGGGATATGGGAACAGGAACATTATAGAAGCATTTGCGATGGAAGGAATTGACCTTAAAAAAGAAATGAATGATATGAAAATCGGAGAAGTGAAAGTTTGGAATATTGGCTGGTATCCAAATGATCGGATTCATAGAAGATATTTACCGGGAGAATTAGTAACCTGTTAAAAGAATTGCGTGTTTCATTGGAAAGGAAAGGTAAGATATGAGTAGAAAGTATGATATTAGAATTTGTAAATGTGGACGGATTCATGCTATCCCAAATGAGAGGATTGAAAAGGCATTAGATGCTGATAAAAACTTCCTTCTTATTTGTGCAGCATGTGGAAATGCAACTCTGATTGGTGCAGATATTTCGCCTGATTGGGACGATCCATCAAAAGATTGTTATGAAATGTATTCGGCAGATTTTTCTTCATACGAAGATAAAGTAATCAATACAGATACATTTAAGGAAAATGAGAAAGAAAAGGCAGTAGAAGAAATTTTTTACAGTCACGGGATTAAAGTTCCTATGAAAACAGGTCAGTATGCAACAGACTACTTTAACGGCAGATTTTCTGATAGATGGTATCCTGATTTTTATAAAATTCAGAGAACGGATATTACAGTAAAGGAAATCATGGACTTTATTGATGAATATACACACGACAGAACTACAGTAAATATGAATAGATTCATCAATAAAACACCCGACGATGTACTTGACGAGTTATCCAATTATCTGATTGATGGGTTAGATTGGAAGGGAACTAAATTTGAAAAAGAGTGACACAAGTAAGAAATTCGCATTTCAAAAGTAGATTGGAGGAAATTTTATGGTACAAACAATAAAAATATCAAGCGAGGAAATGAATTTAATTAATGATTTACTCAATCTTACAGGAGATGAAATTTATCAGAAATATGGATATAAGAGAGATGAAACAATTACGCACACCGCAAAATTTCCAAACGGAATTGAAGCAGATATTAAGTTAGTACTTTGTGAAGAAGAAGCTCCATATACAGAAGGTGTATTATTCCATAATGGATTTGAACTGACATGCACAGAACCAGATTGTACATATGACGGTGAATGGAACTTTGAACATAATGGAATTGAATACACTGTTCTCGTGGAAGTAGAAAATTGAAGAAACTAAGATTTTAAAAGGAGTAAAGAAAATGAGAGATTTAAGACCAGGTGATGTAGTTCATTGCCAAGGAATTGTATGTACAATTAAAGAGATTGTATGGCAGGAGCCGTGGGAATGGAGAGAAGCGTATTACTTAGAGTTTCGTGATACAAACGGAGTTTATAGGTCATGGAAACAGAATTACGATGGCGGATTTGCGGATCTGATGGAAATAGAAGCAGAATGATTGTGTGAGAGAAGGAAAATAATATGAGATATCTAACATTTTATTCAGAATATCCGATTTATGAACCAGCAGAAGGTGGTTATTATTATGCTGGAAATGAGGTTACTAAGTCAAATCGAATGTCTAAGCGGAAATGTAGAACTGAATTTGAAAAGATCTGGAAGGAATGCTTGAAAGAAAACAGAGAAAATGGATTTAAAGATGATCTATCAAATTATAAAGAGATCACGCAATTTTATATTTATCCATGGATTCGTTTAGGAGATACAGAAATTTGCAGAGAAGGATATTTAATAGGTGAAGGTGAAAGTATTGTAATTGAACGGAAACTTGGAAGTCAAAGAAAAGGATGGGAGCTTTATTGTTAAGAAATAGCAATTTCAAATGGAGGTAATACATGAAAAAATATTATTCGATAGAAGAAGCAGTCAACAATGTTTCTGAAAAATTTAAGCTTGGCTTAAAAAATGCAAACGAAATGGATGATAAGAATTAGATAATGCGAGTGAATACATATTAAAATATGTGAGGTTCGTAAGCCATCCGGATTATATTCAGTTTGTACCGCAATCACTCAAGACTGATGAATACATTTTATGACGTAGAACGGAGAATAACATAACGAGATAGATAAAAGCATAGAACGCCATCTCTGCTTTTTCTATAAATACATACAAGGAGGTGTGTAGCTATGCCGTACATGAAATACGGAAACTGGTATATCCCAGGATGCAGCATTGCTTTTCCAACAGAACAAGAAGCCTTGGAATATATTGAAGACTAACAACAATGGGGCAATGGAAATTCCATGTAAGTCCCCAATTCCTTGAATAGTTATTATAACAGAAAGTGAGAGAGATGTAAATGAATAAAATAGAATGTGAAAAATGTAAAAGAGTTATGGAAGAAGGAATTCGAAATGCAAATCAGGCGATTAAAGAATTTACAGAAGCAAATGAAACCGATAACAGAGTGCATTTTGAAACTTTACGGATGAAAGCTGAAAATCATAGAGGATATGCAGAAGGTATTCTTCAGGCACTTGTATGTATTGGTTTTAAGCATGATCGGATGAGAGAATTAGAAGATTTACTCGGAATTTAGGAGGAACGGAAATGGAACATTGGGAAAATAACTATGAAGACAAAATCTTATCATATCAGGAAAGTGAAACAGATGAATGTGGCAGCTGTGAGTATAAGCAGAATTGTAGAAGTCAATGTATGGAAATTGCTGCAACATACAATCCTAATTTAAAAGCGAGGTAACTGAACGTGGCAAGATTTGATATGGTAGAACCCATAAATTAATATTAGATGAAACAAGATTTTCATTTGAAGATTGGAGGGGAAAAATATTATGAGGAAATATGAAGTTATTGAGGATAATGGCGGTGGATTAACTTTAGTTGTTTTTAATAAAAATGGTAAAGTCGATTATTTACATAGCGGATATGAATATGGGAAACATGGAAGGTTAATATGTGATTTAGAAGCATTAAAAAATGGAGATAATCCAGTTGCGGATTGGGATGGTAATGAAGATAATCCACAAGCAGTATATGATAACATAGTATCTTTTGAATATGGATGGGAAATTGTGGCTGACAATGATGGCATGTACCCTGATAAAATGGGATGTGCTGCTTGTTTTGAATTTGGAATAAAAAAGGAATAGAGGTGTTGTATGTGGAGAATAAAAAACAAGTAGCAATATATATACGTGTAAGCACACTCGATCAAGCCCGTGAAGGATATTCTTTAGATGCACAAGAAAAAACGCTTAGGAAATGGTGTGAGGAACGGAAATATAATGTTTATGATTTGTATGCAGACAAAGGAATTTCAGGGAAGGATATTGAACATAGACCAGATATAAATAGATTATTATATGATGCAAAAAATGGGAAATTTGATTTAGTTTTATTTTGGGCACTTAGTAGATTTACAAGAAGTGTATCGGATTTATATTCGACAATGGAAAAATTCCAACAATGGAATATATCTATGGTTTCATATACTGAAGCTTTTGATACATCTACTCCAATGGGTAGAGCAATGATTGGCATTGTTGGTGTATTCGCACAGCTAGAAAGAGAATTAACAAGTGAAAGAGTTAGTGCAGCTATGGCAGAGAGAGCCGCACAAGGAAAACGTACTTGTTCTGAAATATTAGGATATGATTTAGATGGAAAGGATTCATTTAAAATCAATAAAAAAGAAGCAGAATATGTGCGTTTTTGTTTTTCTGAGTATTCGTTAAGAAAAAATTTATCAGAAGTTGCGAAAGAAGCAAGAGAAAGAGGATTTAAAGGTAAGAGAGGCAAAGTTCCAACAGCTTATAGTGTTCAAAAAATTCTTACACGAACACAATATTGTGGGTACAATATTTTTTGTGGAGAAACTTATAAAGGAAATTTTGAGCCAATTATAGATGTTGAAACATATAATAAAACTTTATCGTTACTTAAACGACAAGGGAAAAATGTTGGTAGGAGAAGAATAAAACCATTAATAAAAATTGAGACAATGAAATGAGGATTTACTGTAAAAATTGGAGGAAACTATTATGAAATATGAATGGAAATATGGAGAAAATGACAATCAAAAATACTATGATGTAACAGTTGGAAAAGATTATCTTTGCGTATTTGCAAATAAATGGAATCCTAATACTTGGCTTGGTTCATACAATAGTATTTGCATCCATAACAAGACGAAAAATGATAGAGTAAGGAAAAAACGAGGTCTTGCAAAAGGTTGTCATCCATCAGAATTAAGAGAAGATTTTATATTGTGTAGTGCAAATCCAGAATACATGATGAAAAAGGTTGAATATTGCTATGCACATAATCTTATGGAAGTAAGTCAATAAAAAGAATTGGAGAAATTTATATGACATTTAATAATGCAAAAGGATTACATAACGAAGATGAAGTGACTATTAAAGAAACAGGTGAAGTCGTAACTGTATTACAAACTTACTAATCGGAGAATGGAAAACATATTATTTTAGAATGTGACGATGGTAATAACTACTATAATGACGAAGTAAAATGAAACGATAATTTCAGAAACGAAAACGGAAAGAGAAAAGAGAGGAAACAATTATGGAAGATAATGTTGTCTGCGTGATTGCAACAGAAAAGCATACTGGATTTATAAAAACATGTACAAGCTGTGATAGAGAGAATGCAAATCATTATACCAAATATTATAGAAGTATAGGTTATAATTCTCGAACTGTAACTTATGAAGAGCTTGAACAGATCCACGAAAAAGAGAAACAAGAAATTGATGATCGGAGGATACAAGAATGGTTGTTGGCGATTTAGTTTATAATGATGATTTTGATTGTAATTGTAATTATGATATTTATGATTGCTCAGACGGAAAGCAATATGGTGATGGAGCAGAATTGATTTTTTGCACACAAAGAGACGGTTTTAATAAACCATTGGATCGTATTCTTGATATGAAAATAAAGTCTATCACAACACAAGATTCTACCATTGTAATAGAAGCAGCTAAATGAAACGTAGATTTCAAAATTAGGAGTGATAGAAATGAAATATATAGAAACCGAAAATCTCCTTTATGAAATAGATTGGGGAAATGGAAGAAAATTCAAATGCAATTCATATTGGAATGATGATACTTCTTTTGCATTGGACATTGGTGATGGAGAGTTGATTGATAAAGATGGAAATTCATATTTTATCCACTGTGAATACAATTGTGATAATGGAATATGGTATTATATTTTTGAAATATGGTTTGAAAATGATAGTTGTAATATTTATGACATTCCGGAGACTAACAGAAGCGAATATCTTTCGGAAACAGAAATTGAAGATCTACGAGGAATTATTTATAACTTATGCAAGGATAAAATAAATCTATGAAAACAAATTTATGTGGAGGAAAGCAATATGAAAGTATTTTATTTAGCACAAGAGAATTTCGGATGTGTTGTCTATGCAGATAATGAAAACGATGCATTTGAAAAAATGAAATGTCAAAGAAAAGAATTATTAGAAACTTTAGGATTGCCATTAGATATTACACGATGGGGAATTGAGGAATTTACACCGGACTTATATGATGGTGTCTTATGTTTTTATTAGAATGAAATAGAAAATTCAAAATTAGGAGTGATGATAATGAAAAGAGAAACGGCAGAAAAAATTGTAAAAAATTTTTTTAATCAGATGAACCCTGAAATGTGGAGCGGAAATGGAAATAGACCAATATCATTTGATGACAGAGCTTGGCAATATCCATTAACAAACGAAGTGAATCTTGAGATTACATTTGTTAATAACGAAGAAGATGGATGGTGTCATTATTGTGATTTAGTATACGCATCTGACAATGTTTCGTTCGATATGTTAAGCGGGTATGGAATTGATTCCGTACAGAATATTATTGATACAGTGTTGGATTTATGCAGAGATTATGAGTTGTAATGAAACGGAAAGTATCAGGAGGAAAACATTTGAATAAGGAAGAAAGTTTGGCTTTTTTACAAAATTGTATAGAGAAAGCAAAAAGAGCAACAGCACAGGATATTCAATTCTATAAAGAAGTTTATGACAGAGAATATGCTTATAAAGAGAAAGGTTTTGAGAACAAAGGAGATAAAAAATGAGAGGAATTACATGTGCATTAATTAGTTTGACATGTTGGTATATGGGAAGTCATATGTCAAGAGTTAACTTGACAATTAAAGGAGCTTTAGCGATTACAGCATTTGGTATGTTGCTGTGTGCGATTGTATTTATGGCGTTTGGAATATAATTGAAACGGAAATTTCATTAAAAAAAGAGAGAATAAATATTTAACGGAACGATTTTCTTTATTGATTGTTGACATGAATTGGAGGTTGACTACTATGAATGAACTTGATAAATTATTAGTAGAAGTCGATAAAATTGAAGACGATGATAAGTGGTTAGAAGCAGAGCATGATACAGTCCAACAATATTGTGAAGATAAAAATTATGAAATGACAGAAGACGAAATGGAAACCATTCGATCGAGAGGATTGGAAGAGTCTTTTGAAAGTTGGATAGAATTTAAAGAAATGATGGAGGAATGATTATGAAGAAGTATAGTGTGACATTTACAACATATGAAGAATATGAAGTAGAGGCAGAAAATGAAACTGAAGCACTTAGAATAGCGGAAGAAAAATTGGAATCTGATAGATGTATTCCAATAGCAGATACTCATTATGATGAAAGTGATGTTGAAGAAATTGAGGAGTAAAATATGGAAGGATATATCTTAGATGAATGCAGAAAACATATTCTAAAATTTCATAATATGTCTGATACAGAGATTTATAATTGGATGTGTGATAATTATAAAGGATGTAGAGATTATGAAATGATACGGAGATGCAGTTTCGTAATATTTAAGGAAAGCAGGTGACGAAAAAGTTATCTGCTTTTTTAGTACAACAAGACAGAGAATAATAAGATAGGGTTTGATAAACTAATAAATTAAAAGATTGGAGGAATTGAAATGTTTACAGAAGAATATTTTTCAAAATGGTTTGATATTATTTCAGAACATGATGCAAGAACATTATGGAATGATGGAGATAGAAGTTTTCTCGTATTGAACATAGAAGATGGCACAGATAGATATGCAGATTGCTTTGAAAATTTTGAAGAAATAAAGAGAAGTTTTCCTGATGCTTTATTTGGATTGGACAAAGTAAAATAGCAATGAAAACTTCTCATAAAAAAAGGAGTATGAATATGTTTTATGACGATGATTTGATAATTGGTAGAGTTCCTAAAAAGGTAAAAGAAAGAACAAAAGAAAATATGGAAGTATATAACATGACGTTATATGACGCATTTCAAGAAGCCACTAGGGAATTTGCAAAGACCGGAACAGAATTATGGAAAGCATGGTACTATGATGATTTTAGAAAATTTATTCCTAGTGTATATAATTCTGAATATTTGGATTTTTCGAAATATCCATTAAAATATGCGAGAATAACACAATGAAAAGCACATTTCAATGAGGAAAAAATCATGGATATTATAAAGAATTGGTTCAAAGATAACGGTTATGAAGTCGATGAATACGAAGCCATACTACAAGCGAAAACAGATACAATTTTATTCCTGGTTGTAGAACCACATAGCGGAACAAATGGAAAATGGATGTTAAGAGTAGCTGCGTTGGTATCTTTTGACAGATGGGCGAATTCGACAGCAGTTGAGGAATTCTTTGATACGGAAACAGGATTGCGTAACTATTTAGAAAATAATCAACTTTACATCTATAAAGATGTATTGAGAAGTTTGTCGGAAGAATATGAGGAAATGTATAGAGTTTATGAAGATTAATTATTTTGGTGAGGTGATAATATGTTGAAATGTTTAATTGATGTTTCTGTTCCAGAAGATAGTAAATGCTCTAAATGTTGCTTTTACTGTGATGAAAAAGATAGTTGTGAATGCAGATGCGTTGGACTTGAAGAATGGAAAACAGAAGAAGAAATTGAAAATAATTGTATAGAATGTGAATAACAATATATTTGATCGGAGGTAGATGGTATGAATAAATTACAAGCCATGAGAGATAGAATTGTAGAAATTGCAGAAGAAAACGGATGGAAAGTTGATGTTGAATCAAATGACGGAGATAATTTTTCTTATGAATTTTCTAAATATAGTCCGGCAGGTCAAGATTTCAATTTTGAGGCAGAGATGGAAGATAATAATGTATACGCACTATTAAATAACATTAAAGATTATTATGATAATTATGATTGCAGCTATGAGGCTTATTTGTGGCTAGACAATACAGGGCATGGAACAAATGGCGCACCATATGATATGAAAGATGTTTATGAGGATATGGAAGCGTGCGAGGAAATGAGTCTTGAATTATGGAAATCGTTAAGTGAAGAAGATTGGGAGGAATATTATGAAGATTAAATATTACGAATTAAATTGCGGAGTAAAGGCAACAGAAGAAGAAATTAAAAATGGAGCAGAAAATGGATGTGAAATCAATAGAGGTCTTATTGATACGGAGTATAGTATAGCAATCAAAGCAGATCATTATCCAACTTTTGAAGAAGCAGAAGAGTTTATAAAAGATGATTTGAAAAAATTTGGATATGATGGTGTTTATGGAATTACACCATTATCAGAAGAGGAATTACATTCGTTTTTTGATACTGAAAATATTGATAAATGGAAAGTATTGAGTAAATGAAAACCGCATTTCAAGGAGGTTCTATTTTATCCAATGCGTCGTAAAACTTCTTGCTTTAGCTATGGGGAGTGTCAACCGATTGAGTATGATGAGAATGATGAACCTACTAATTTATAAAATATTGCAAGAATAAAATCATTGACAAATGGATATACTTTGTATATACTATTATTAAGGTATATCCGTTGTATATACTTGACAAGGAGGTTGAGGGAATGGCAATCGCAAACAGAAAGGAAAGCATATTCATTTCACAAACAGCCATAAAAAAATGGGGGAATAGCCAAGGTATTCGCTTATCAAAAGAAATTATTAGTAGTGCGGGATTAAAAGAAAACGATAGTGTAGAAATTAGCGTAAACAATGGCGTTATTACCATCAAAAAGGTAAAACCCAAATATTTAACTTTGAAAGAAAGGCTTGAAGCATTTTACAACAAACCGATTGATGATATTTATGTAGAAAGCAGTCAAGAGGTTGATGTAGGTACTCATGTAGGGGACGAGGTTTGGTAAATTATACTCAAGGTGATATTATTACAATGGATTTCAATCCGCAGCAAGGACATGAACAGTCAGGAAGAAGACCAGCGCTTGTAATAAGCAATGATATTTTAAATTATCATAGTTCCATGGCAATGGTGTGTCCAATCACAAATACAAATAAACATCATCCGTTTCATATCGAGCTGGACGACAGAACGCAGACAACGGGCGTGATATTATGCGACCAGGCAAAAATGCTTGATATTGGAGCACGTAATGGAAAATTCAAAGAAAAATGCCCAGAAGACATATGGAAAGAAGCCAGAGATTTAGTAACAAGCTTTATGTGAAAGTGTAAATGAATATGCGAAACGAAGGAATCATACAGAATAGTGTATGGTTCCTTTTTTGTTGGAGAATAATAAAAAATGAAACAGAGATTTCAGAAGGGAGAATCAAAATATGAAAACAAATGAAAGAAAATATCTGGAGATCAGCACAGCACATTTAAAACAGAAAACACTTGAAGGACTCAATGCCATGGAACCACCATATACCTATGAATGTGAAGAAGGTATTTTTATGAGTGTTCCAGATAAAAACGAAACCAATATCAGTGATATGCCAAAAGATTTACGGATCTTACTTCAGTATGCATGGATAAATGGAATTGACTTGATCCGAATGGATAGAGACGCAGATGTTATTGATGACATTCCGGTGTATGACTGGGAAAAAGAAGCGAATGACGAAAAAGTTAGCAAAAAGAATTTGCTCATGTTTGTCAGATGTATATGATGATGAAGAATATAGAAATAAAACACTTCAAGGTCTTATATTGGCATTCGAATATAATGATATGGAAAAATTGAAATTGGTATTGAACTTACTATGTGGACGGATTGAAAATATGGAGAACGTATATATAAAACAAAGATAATACATAAAAACGGAGATTTAAATAGTATTATAACACAGATAAAACCAAATATGAAAAAGTGGAGGTTATTATATGCTATATACAAAAAGCGAAATTAAAGAGCAAGTATACGAGGATTATATACAAGGAACATTAGAACTAGATGCATATTATTTTGATTTTGATGTTTGTGGTAAGAAAGGCATGTTACTTAAAGCATATGCCGATATTCAAAATACAATTAACAGTGATGAAGTTGTATTGTTACATAATGTGTCTTACAAAGAGAAAGGCGGTTATGTTGAGGTAACTGGAGATGTGGATAATCATGATTTTGATGAAATTTATAATGAGATGTATGAAGGTAATTATAAAGATTTTCTAGAAAGCTACAATGGAAAAGAAAAAGAAACAGGATTATATAGATTACTTGATTCATCATATAAAAATGGAAAAATTACTGGAACAAAATTGCACTTTATATTATAGAATTATTTTTATAACGGAGGACTAAATGTATGTATACATATCAATTTTGTTATGATGAAAATGTAGATGGCTATGGGTCGATTCAGTTTTGTGCAACAAGTGAAAATGAAGCACGAAAACTATTCACAGAATGGAAACATGATAATAAATATAACATTCCAAAATGTGATGTAAGCATTATCTACAATAAAGAAGATCAAGAAGAATATGGCGATGATTATATTGACACAAGAAACAGAGATAAAAAATTATGGCAAATTTAACACATTTATTCAAGGCAAAACAAAAAGTTAGGTATCATGATCCAGACACAGGTGGGTGGCATAATGGAGAAATAAAAGAAATACACCCAGATCATGTGATTGTAGATATTCCGGATATTTCAGATCATTGTTGGTTCGAGGAAGATTTGAATTTGGAATATCTTTATCCAGAATATAATTTTGATGTGTAGAAACAGATGACTATATGTTGTCTGTTTTTTAATTGCAGAAAAGGAGAATAGATTATGAGACAGTCAGATTATACAAAACATAGAGCGTTATCACGACATGAAAGTTATGTAAAACAAAAAGCAAAATGGAGAGATAAAGCAATCGAATGGCAAGCAGATATGTACAATCAGAATTATTCGATCGAAGAATTATCTAATTGGAACGATTTCTTTGAAAAGAAAGGACGGATGTATGGGCTGCTTGTAGAATTTAGAGAAAACGGAATTTGTTAGGTGGTGAATAATATGAAAAGAATGTGGAATCTTCCAGACGGTTCACGGATTGAAATTGCTATGAAAAAAGTTGAAAAATAATTATCAGAAAGGCGGTATAAATATGGTTGATTGGTTTGGACGATGGACAGAGGAAAAGGATTACTCACAATATCCGAAAGAGAAATGGTGTGATTATGATCGAATGGCAGTATGGATCAGAAAACAGGGATATGAACCTAGAACTGAAATGGAAAATTTAATTTTCGTTCTATGAATCTGAAATTGAAAATCATGTTAGTGATTACGATACTGAAAATGGAAATTTTGATGGAACGTATACAGAAGCAGCACAAGCTTACGTAATGGATAGTGGCGGTCTAAGCGAGTTTGATTATGAAGTATAAGACAGAAGAGGTTCAATATATAAAAGTGGAGGTAAAGAATATGAGAACAGATAAGAAGTACATGATGATTGTAACAGAAGAAGATGACAGATACGATGCAGAAGATGGTTATGATTGTGACTTTTATGCAGATCATCCATGGGAAGGGAATTTAATTGATATTGTATATGGCAACAACATTGATGAGTTACGGGGTAATGGCGAAAATGAAGGAATGTTTTATATGTTATATTTAGCTGAAAACGGAGAGAGAATTGGTTATGGATGTATTGATTTTGACGCCATCGAAGAAACAATTTCGATATCTGAACTAGAAAAATGCAAAGATATGAACACTACCTGGACAAAAGATGATATTATAAATGCATTGGTCGAAGGTGATATAGAACCAACCAATGTAAATATTGCAAAAGTTATTACAGCGGATTTTGTTCAAAATTTCAATGATAGAGTTATTGAGCTTGGAAATGAGATGATTTCGTGGCAGGTTAGTGATGTTTTTAAAAAGAAGGGAGAATAATTATGGTAAATAAATATGATAACATACAGGACACAACAGATAAAATCTATGAATTTTGCAAAGACTACATTTTTGAGCATGGTTATGCTCCGTCTTATGACGAGATTGGAAAAGGTGTTGGAATTAAAAGCAAAGGCACTATCCATTGTAATATGCATAAATTATTGAAAGAAGGTAGAATTGCAACAGATTTAAACGAACTTGCGTCCAGAGGGTTCCGTATTTCTGGTTATATTATCATGCCGATAGGAGTGGATAAAAGATGAGTAAGACAAGAGAAACACCATGCTTATACTATATTTGTGCAGGACAATGTAGTAAAGGAAGAGAAGCAGATCACAATCACTATTGTCAACATTGTGATAAATATAGGCCACGAGCAAAAGTACGACACATCAATCAAAAGAAAGAAAAATTGAATAAAATCAGAAAAGAGGAACGTTATTAACCGGTACAGCAATGTGCCGGTTTTTTGTTGCAAAGAAAGGAGAGTATATGGAAAGAAAAACGTTCAAGGAATATTGTCAAACAGATGTGCGTAAGTTCGAGAATTTAGAAAAGGAATGGAACCCAACACAAACAAGTATAAAAAAGAAGTTGATGAGGTATGTAGAACTATATGGATATGATTTGTCGGAATCAGATATGGAGTTCATCAGGGAGTGGGTGATTGAAAGTGCTTACAATGTTTTGAAATTAAATCATCAGTTCTATGAAGAATTTAAAAGCCAAAACAAAAATATGGAAATTTCAGAAGAGGAGTTAGAACTGATATTTCCGTCATACATTTTTGAATAGTTGAATTCTAGGAGGAAGATATTATGTCACTTGAATATGCCGTTGGATACTATGGAACCTTTGTCGCAATTGGAGTCATTATTATTATAATTATTGCTACAATTGCCGATTTATGATTGGAGGAATAAAATGAATGAAAGAATCCAGACAGGCTTAGAGGAAGAAAAACTTAAATATAAACGAAAAATCGAAAACATTATGAAAGGGAAGTCTAAGAATCTACAAGACTTCCTTTTATATATGCATGATTTATCAGAAAAGACAAAATATGTTTACATGTGTGATGTATTAAAATTTCTAAAGTTTACAGGAAAAGAAAAAGAAGAAGATCTTGAACTGAGAGATTTTGTATCCTATATGGCAAAAATACAAGATAAAGACAATGGATTAGAAACAGTTTCTTCTTATCAAATTGCAGTTTATTCTGCACTAAAACTTTTTTCAAAATGTATGTTTGCATATAAAATTTTTTCGAAAAATTATATGGAAGAAATTGCGAAGCCAAAAAAGAGAGAGCAACAGAGAACAATAGAAAGAAGAGAAAAAAGTTATTTGACACCAGAAGAAACACAAACGTATCTTTATAATGTTGATCATAAGCTAACAGGAAAAACAAGAAAGCCATCAGCCATTTGGTCACAAAGGGATATTGCAGTTATAAAACTTTTTCTTTCTACAGGCGTGCGTTGTGCAGCGTTATCTAATATGGATATAGAAAACTTAAATATGGATAAAGGAACTTTGATTGTAACAGACAAGGGGAAAAAAGTTCATACATTCATTTTAATTCCGAAAGTTTTGGATGAATTGCAGAAATGGTTAGCATACAGAGATCAACTTGTAACAGTATGCGATACACCGGCTCTATTTCTTGGGAAAACCGGGAAGAGATTGTCAACAAGTGCAATTTCAGATATTACAAAAAAATATGCTTGTAATATAAAAGGAAAAACAATTAGTCCACATAAACTAAGGGCAACATATGGTACTACATTGTACAACGCAACGGGTGATATTGTGCTTGTACAGAAAAATTTACATCATGCATCAATTAATACAACGCTGTTATATGTAAGAGGAATGGAAGAAAAAGCACAAAAAGAATCTGTAGAAATCATGAAAAATATTATCTAAACATCAACGAGGCGGTATACTTCCTGTTTACCGTCTCATATAAGAAAGGAAATTATTATGGTACAAATTTTAGAATTATTCGGTGGAATTGGAAGTCCACGGTGTGCATTACGGAATATCGGTATTCCTGTTAAATCAATTGATTATGTTGAAATTGACGAAGCAGCAGTCAGATCATATAATGCAATGTTCGCAAAAGATCTTTCGTATAAAACGCAAACAGTGGTCGGATACAATCTTCGTCCAGATATTCTGATACATGGAAGTCCATGTTTTACAGGAGATACATTAGTATTGACTAAAAATGGTTTTAGAGAAATAAAAGATGTTTCCGTTAATGAAGAAGTTGTTTCTCATGATGGTTTATTTCACAAAGTAATTAATGTATTCAACAATGGCGAAAAAAATATTATAAAACTAAAAGCATCTAATTGTCATGAAATAAAAACTACTAGTACAAAAGTTTTTAAATAAATGGACTATATTTCTTTTCTGTAGTATACTGTTCTCATCAAATCAAAAGGAGCATTAAACTATGGGAAGAAAAGC